GCCTGGCTTTGCGTATCGGGCGAAAAACTCATCCATCAGCTTACTAGCAACGCCTTGACCGCTAGCATCACCTCGCGTTTTCATGTAGTCGATGTACCATCCGTTCTCTCCATATTCGTGAAAGTCTAAAAATCCGATAATACAAACATTCGAGACACCTGGTATCAGCTCACCCTTACGAGCTTTCTTTAGTCTGCGCCCACTCTTACCGAAAGTTTGCATCTCTTGATACTCTTTAAAATATGCGTCTCGTGATGCGGGGGGTTCTGAAACGCTTGAATCGCAATAAGCAAGTCTCTTAACATTCCCTGACTTATTATAGCGGAGCGGCGAGTCAAGCTCATGAAAATCAATTCCTTCGGTTAGAAGGCTCTCCCTTATATACTCACGTAATGACTCAGTTTGAAAATTAACCCTATTATCCGACTTGTTGTCTGCGATATCGACTTCTTCTTCAGCTTTTTTAAGCGCAGCGATAACCTTCTTAAGTTTTTCAGGATCGACCTTATCTGGTACACCATCCTGAAACGAGGAGCGTAATGTTTTTTGCAGTGCATTAACACTTTTTCCCATCTCAACGCGGTCCTTTGTCGTGCCATCGCTAGCGTTCGTTACAAAGGAACCAAGATTCGTCGCGAGGTCGCCACTTACCTTTTTGTAGGCTCCAGAAACAGTTTTTAACTGGTCACCTTCAAGTGGATCCTCACCTTTCATCATTTTCTTGACGAATGTAGAGTATGGGTTTGAGTCTTTCGTGAATTGTGATAACTTCGTAAGTTCAGTATTGATATCGTCAGCAGACGGAACTTTTATTGAGCCGGCTGTCGTAGCAATTTCAGCCTTATTCAGCATTTTGATGCCCCACTTGGCTTGAGACACTTTACTCCAGTTTTCAGCTTCTTCTTCGCTTTTGCTATCCTTCTTACTGAGGATGCTCGCTTGTTCATAAGGTACTTCTGCTTTATTAGATGCCATTCTTAGCCATGTCGTGCTAGCTTCAGGACCGTAGGTCTTAAAATCAATAGAGTCGCTGTCCTTGCTTGGTGTTGCAGCAAAAATACCAAAGGATCTGCTGCGCGGTGACTCCATTTCACGACTCTCAAGTTCGCCAAGGAGCGTAGCTATTTTGCTGTAGGTTATTTTCTGGTCGCGAAGGGAGTCCTTAAAATACTTTACACTATAATAATTACCTCCAGACTCTATATCTGCAAATGCCATATTTCCAGCGACACCCCATTGGTTAATATTCTGCGCATCGGAAAATAGGGTAGTAGTTAGAGCTTCCGTCATGTCACCAAGACGAGCTGCTTTACCCCCTTCTAACGAGTCTATTATTACCCTGATAAGCATAATATTCGAAAGCTTTTGAGCCTGTGCGGGGTTAATTATTTTTTCGGTACCATCGTCAATTACGACGTCAGACAAATCAAGGACTACAGCGCTGGTTCTAGCACTCTGAAGTTCAGGTAAGATATTGACAGTGTAGGTACCAAAATTCACCTGCGATTCTGCTAAGAGACTTTCTTTCGTTAGTATTTCTCTTATACATTCGCGGAGATGTCGGATATCGACGCTCATAAACTAAACCCTCTTGCAACAGCCATGATTTGATCTTGCATCGCCAGCATATTTTGCATATCTTCCTGTGAGGGTTTGAGGGCATCACCGACAGGTAACACATCCACTGCAGCATCTAGTGCTTCTAGATACCTTACACCGTCTTTGACCTTAGCAATGCTTGGTTCACCTGGGAACGGTCCTATTTTAATTCCGTCACCGTCAGGTAGTACCATATAAAAGTTTTTTAGCTTTTTCACGGCGCCATAGCCTCTTTTGGGAAGTCTTTCTGCATCCGTTTTTGTCATAAAGAAATTACCGACTTTTTTAAGTGGGATCTCACTTGACTTTGGTTCTGTCGCGTCGGACCAGACAGGAGGATCAAAATCTTCGGGGGCAAGGGTCTTCACCCGAATCGGGTCCATAGCTTCCCTAATCATCTCTACTAGTCTTCTTCTTGTGATTTTCATTTGTACAGCTCTGCCAGACCCTCGTTTAATAGCCAGTCATTAACACATTCTTCTTCTAGCCAAATCTCGCCTAACCAGCGACCCCATTTGCCTTTTTTGTCTTTTTGAGTTTTGATCTTTATCCACTTGTTCCCAATCTTAGTACGTAGAGCGTCACGAGACTTGAGACCCGCTTCCCTTTGGTCACCACGGATTTCTGGAGCGTTTATCTTAGTGAGACGTATTTTTTGAGCTTTAAGTATAGTGTCGAAACCAAGATCGATATCTACTGTAACAGTATCACCGTCGTATACTTTTCTTACAAACGCTCTGTATTCATACATAGCTAAATCCTCATTAATGATTGACTAACTACCAGGCCTTACAAGACCAATAGCGAGCCTTTGTTTTAGGTCCTGGGTTATCACAGTTATGCCTAGAGCGGAAGTTCTTTTTTGCTGCTGGGTTATCTCTTCTAATTTCAGAATCGGGGTCACCAAAACGGACAACTTTTACGTCATCTTCCTCTGGACCGTCCTTAACATAAACTTTGTCTTGCTTCTTTCCGTAGCCAGTCTGTCCCTTTCGGATAGCTGTAGGCTTATTAACCTTTACTTTCCTGCCGTCGTACTCTGCTTCGTTAAGATCGTCATCATCTGTATCATCTGATTCTTGAGCTGCTTTCCAAGATTTTTCATCAGGATAATCAGGATCGCCCTTCTTCGCCGGCTTTTCGCCACGGGCTTTCTTAGCAGCGATATTTCCCCAAAGCGTGTTCTTTTTCTCGCCGATGATCGCTTGGCGAATAATACTTCTAAGCAAGTCTTCCGTTATATTTGCGGTGTGAGACTGGCCATATATATAACACACTTCCTCTATAGAGGGCTTGTACGCACCTCTAGCTATTAACGTTTTCGACTCAGCTATAAGTCGGTTAAACGCTAGACCACTTTTATCTAGAGTACACTCAGTGATTGGAATGTTACTTTCTATAAGATCCGCAAAGTGTGTTGAGACAGCAGGTACAAGCTGGTCAAGCGTTTTTGTTAACAACTCTCCCGCACCCCAGCTCTCTCCAGAATTTAAGCATCTGTATGTTGCTGTTTTACCTGCATCGCTGGGTAGAGGCTGGACAGACAATACTTCACCCACCGATCCCCTATGCTTGCAATTTGGATTATCATTAGCGACAATATCACCGATAACCGGTTCAAAGGTATGACTTTGAAAACTTTCCGATAATATAAAAGATATAAGCTCTTTTAGTTCTTTCATAAAACTTTACTCCGATATACAACTAAGTATTTCGCGCAAGCGCTCTTTTAATCCCTTTTTGTGATCGCAGCCCTGGCGATCTGTTGGCATGCCGTTTGCTACCTTATATGCAGAGATTTTAGTGTGTGGTGATGAGCCCTTACAAAGTTGTGCTACGCGTCTAACATTCCTGTCACTATCATCATAAAAGATGAGCTCTTCAGGTAAATATTCTGTGAGGTATGACGATAAAACGTCTGCTTTACCCTGCGCTGTATCACCTCCGGTATCACCTACTGTATGGAGATTTGAAGCGGAAATCCCTAAACCTTGATCACTTAAAAACTTCATTATTTGTTCACGATTCTGAGATTTTACTTCTTTACCTAACGAAGGGCTAAACGTTACAGCATCTCCGGCTCGGGCTGTTATGACCAGCGTAAGTGTTTCTGGATCTTGTAATGACTCTCTCATTTTTGCTAACATAGGAGATATGACTCTTAGCGTTGACATGTCAATGTGCATAGTCTGGCCGTAATCTACTTCAAGGCTTGTGCCCTTAGGTAAGGTAGAGTCTTCGACTAAGGCATAATTGGCAGAGTCTAACCACCAAAATCTTTCAGAAAACTCTACGAATTGGATATTTCGATCAAACAGAAACTTCTCAAAATCGTCGCCACTATCCTTAAAACGAACACCAATCGATGAATTCGTTTCTGCTAGTGTATCGTCGAAATCAAAAGCTACTATTTTTTTAATTTTTTTAATTTTCATCCAATCTAATTGTAGTACGCTAGTAGACGTTGTACTACCTTTTTAATCTTCGTTAACTCTTACTACTCTGATGTTAACCCTGGGCTCGTAGTCATCAGGTGTCCTATCTTCTATCCCCGTGAAATCACATTCATTAGGAAAGTAATAAAATACCATTTCCCTATTGGGCAAATGCATCGCTACCTGGCTGGTCGTTACCATACCCGCGTCATCTGGTACTCTGCGTAGCATGTTATCGTTAGAGTCATGGCTAAAATTTTGTTTTGCTAAAGAAGGAGCCACGTCGTCAAATGATTCTATATCAGCGAGCTCTACTTCTGCTTGAGCCTTCCTGATCTTTGATGATAAATAGTCTGTTGGCCGTCTTTCGGGAGTGTATCCTGCGCCTGAGTGCTCGGCACCATGGTTGGTACGCACATCAAACCCTGTGGTTGGATCCAGTTTATTAATCACAGGTGTATGTTCAGAGGACATTTCTATGCTGTACACAGCATCTGGAGTGCCTATAAAGGTGTGTCCTTTAATACCACCCTTAAATCCGATAAGCGATCTCACCGCATCGTCGATAGACGAATACTTCAGGGCTTGAATCATTCTGGGACCATCGTCAGATGTGACTTTATCTTTAGTTTTATCCTTAGCTTTTTCATCGTCAGATATTGAAAGAGCGGAATTCACGATACCTAGCCCGTGACTATTCATTCCTTCGGCATAACCTGTATCGATGTCTTCGAAATAAACGAGCTCGGTATCATTATGTAGATCCCGAACAATTTTCACTCTTGCATGGTAATTTCTATCTCTAGACTTCGCAAGAATATTCTTACCAGCAGTCTCGCCGGCGACGATGATACACTCATCTATATGATTAGGCAACAACCTGCTGACTACATTCTGTAATAAAACATCGCTCTTATTGCTTGACATATAATATCACTCCCTCTTTGGATTTAAATATGCTGTAAACCTTAATATATATTCTATATAATATGTATAAATTGAACACGGGGGCGAAACGGTTTCGACAGGGTAGAAAAAGAGAAGAGTGCAAGTAGCCAGCGGTAACACTTGGCTTGACAGCGTTACAAAAATTTAATTGCCAATAATAACAATTACGAACTAGCCTTAGCTGCTTAATCGGGTGGTCTCCTAAAGCCACCTCATCAATTTAGGATAAGTGGTTGATCCCACCGAAATAAACAAGATCAAAATGGTTACCCTGTTTTTTGATTATGTCAAACTATAACAGGTGGATTTCCAAGGCCACATAGGAAACGGGAAAATTTGTGGATACCTTGCTAGTATGGGAATAAACTAGATAAACTTGTGAATGACTTAACTGGGACTTTATTCTGGACGCGGGTTCGACTCCCGCCGCCTCCACCATTTATATCACGCATACTTCGTATAGTATTTTCTTATGAATAAAACTAAAACAAAATATGTCTGTAGCATCTACAAGAAAAGACCTGAACCTTGTATAGGCTACCCATGGAATCACGCGAACTCACATTTCGTAAAATGTATCTTTGTAGATGTAGAAAACAAAAAGCTGAGAACGATAGAAGAACAGCTTAAGATAAACACTGAAAAAGAAATAAGCGACTATTGTGTCGAGTGCGGATTGTGCTGCTTTTTTGGTCCTGCGAAGTGCTCTATGTTGACAGTTATTGAAGAGCCAACATAGTTATCAATATGCAGTTTACACAAGACGATTTTAAGGATGTATACGCTACAGCAAGAATGGCTCATATGGGACAGAAGCGTAGGTCAGGCGAAGAGTATTTCACACACCCTTCAGAGGTAAGAAATATTGTAAGAAGACTCTACCCAGAGGATCATGCGGCTCAAATGGCAGCGCTACTCCATGATAGCTTAGAAGACGCTCCTGGTTCGACTGTAGACACTGTCGAAGAGATGGAGGAGTTCATAAGGGGTTCTATCCAAAGCCCAGAAGCAGGGCGTACCGTCGTGGATGCAGTGAAAGCCTTAACTCACGAAAAAAACGCTCCGTACTCAGGATATGTCTTAGGACTACTAGATAATGAACTCGCTCTAAGAGTTAAGTTGGCTGACATGATCCATAATCTATCTTCTAGTCCGACACCAAGACAAAAGCAGAAATATTCCACTGCTCTCGATGTGCTATCTGACGCGGCTGGCGGAATACCCGCGGGAATATCCAATAAGCATTGGGATCAGCTAATGTCGTTAACAGAGTCTAAATCTAGAAATTCGATAAGATTGTTAATCAGAGAAACCTTACTGTTCTAGTCCACCGAGCATTGTTAGAGCAATTAGCCCAGGTATTCTCTCTTTAATATAGACGCCAGAGAACAGTACATCTGCTCGTCCCCCTACATAAGAAAATGCAGATTCGAGTCTGCGGCTAACGTCTGGATCTGCTGCCATATCTCCATCGACGATAAGTAATAGGGTTCCTGTCGCTGCGTTACCCGCTGGGGCAGGGCAGGGCGAAGAGCGAAGACAGCCTTGATATACAAGCGAACCTAAGTCGTTTCTATTTACATCTTTTATGATTGTAGATCCAATAACAATACGACCAGGAGCAGATAGACATCGCTCCAAATCTTTGCTATCAAAAGTTTGGATCTCTGTATGCTCATCGGCCAGCTTTAAGATTTGCCCAAACAACTTTGCAAAGTTTTTATTTGCGGATGGAAACATATTCAACATTCCCACCTTACCTCGTAGCAGCTGCAGTTGCTTCTCATTATCGATAACGATATGAGGCAAGTCTTTGATATCCCCCATCAAAGATTTGTAGTTATTAGATATCGCGGGATTTAATAGCTCTTGAGCAGTTGGCTTAGAAACGATATATACAACCTGTCCGGATGCCTCAACGGACTCTAGATACCTGCTTAAAGAACCATGCAGCTCATGACATGCTGAGCCGGTGCCACCACCGCCGCCAGCTAAAACAAACAACCAATCCACCTTACCTATACGAGTCCTGATCGCGTCTTCAACTAGAGCGCTGTTCTCACTAAGAACTTGCTTTCCTAAATTAACATCTTTACCGACACCATCGGCGCCTGGAACTAGAATAAAATGACTCTGCTGTAAACCACCCGGCTGGTCTTTTTCAGTTGTATTTACTAAAAGTGTCTTGTTATAACCGATGCTTAAAAATGCATTTGCTAATTTACCACCGCCGCCTCCGACTCCTACAAATCCGCAGCTTAATGCAGTACGAGCTGTATTATCAGGTAAAAGTCTTTCATCACCTTCGACAGGATCGTCATCGTATGCAATTACGAAATCGAAATCATCGTCATCGGCAACCGGAGTGTTTATGTATTGATCGTCTTTATTATTACCTGGCATTTTGTTATTTTCTCCAATAAGTCTTTTTTGTATTGTTGGGTGTTCTTTAACGACCGAGACGTTTCCGTGATAGGTCGACAATGTTGTAGAAGCCAATTTCTCTTACCCATTCATTATATTAAATATAACCTTGCGTTAAAATCAGCTCTACATGTACAGTTGGATCATTAGAATTACGAATGAAAGACATATACATAACATCGTTTTAACAGTAAAAATTGACTCGCCTAAAAGCCACCACGTCAATAAAGGTAGCACAAAGTATGATATTGCAAATGCAAAAAATCTTATACTCCACGCAGAACCTCCAAAAGCGGCAGATCCGAATCTTGTGCCATAGTACGCCAGCATTGCTGTTGGAATAGCTAGTGTAAGCATTATGGGAAAGCTTTTAGCGGCGAGTGAGTCGTTAACTAACTGTAGGTTCGTGCTGAACCATACACCAATGTAGAAGAGTAGGAAGCATAGGAAACAATAGAGCAAATTTGCGTTAATAATCATTTCAGTCTCGGTGGGTTGTCGCTATTTGCGATTCGTCAATAATGGTGATGTTGCCTTCTATTAATATGCTGTACATTGTTCCAAGGTAATCGTCTTTATGATAACTTATAATCAAAGCTTTTTCACCAGAGCTTGTTATTACGACGTCGCCAGGCTTTAGAAGTTTTTTACGCACTCTCTAAATGTCCGCAGTGTATGTTGTGTAGACGGCCTGTACTAAATACGTACGCGCATACGCAACCAATAATATATTCACCAGGCGAAGATACCACAAGGGCAAGAGAGCCTTCTATGCTTAAGTCGTAAAATAATGGAAGCTGATCGTCTATAATATGATAATCAATCTTACAAATTTCTCCGATCATTTTTCTTTACCTCTCTAAACACACTTAACTCACAGTCATAGTAGACTTTACCTTCGTATAAAACATCCACAGCAGAATAGAGGGATATTACATTAGGGGCGACGCGTTGCTGGCTGGACAGATTACGCTTTCGTGGACCTGTCAACACAACGCATAATGCATTTTCAGGAGGATATGAATCTATAGCTTCGCTAGTGCAGCGACGCAGATAACCTTCTTCTCCATTACCAGCTCTGCCACCAGTGCCTGATATTCTCTCGACTAGAGATCCTCTAGTGACCACCAAATTACCCGGCTGACAAATAAGAGCGATCGATGATTAAGTCGTCGACAGTCTGTACAGAATCAGGAATGATATACTCAATAATCGTCTTTGCATCGCGATATTCATCTGTTTGAAAATCGAAGGAGTGGCGTAACCAGTATGTATAGACTGAACGCTTGTATGTAACTACAGGGCTCTTCCACCTCGTTAGCTGCACGGCCCAGTCTGTGACTGTTTCTTCGCTAGCGTCTTCCATAGTAAAAGGACATCTGCCGGCTGGAACAGACACCGTTGCAGGAATGCCTACAGATACACCTTTATGACCCCAGTTTGCGGTCGAACCCTTTTTAACTCTGCTTACTCTCTTCTTTTTCTTCATAAGAATTTCCTTCTTTAATTTAACTTCTCTTTTTAGACTTGCTAAGGCGCTTTTTTCTGGGCTTCGGCTTTCTTTTCTTTGAATGACCAGTGACTTTCTTTTTTGCAGAAACGCCCATTATCTCTTTGTGTTCTTGCTCAAATGAGTCCTTCGCTAATTTTTCTTCTGCTTTATGACGCTTCTCTATTTTATTAATCTTTTTCATTAACATAGACCGCCATACGTTACCAACTCTGTTAAGAAAAGTTAAGCCGTCTAGATGATCTATCTCATGCTGTAGGCACACAGCTGGAAATCCTTCTAGAGGTAGAGCGCATAGTTCACCAGACTCAGAAGTATATCTTACTGTTGCGGTCGTGTATCTGCTGACATTCGCAGAAATGTGGGGTACCGAAAAGCACGACTCCTCAAATCTAGAAGTGTCGCCGGACGTTTCAATTTCAGGATTAATCATTACAACGTTACCTAGCTCAGGATTAAGACCTAACGCGGGGAAACTTACCACAACTGCTCTTTTAGAAATGCCAATCTGCGGTAGCGCTAAACCATATCCTTGTACGATATCAAACGTATCCTTCAAGTCTTTAATTGATAGCTTATGATCTTCTGTGAAGTTTTTATTATCTGGGAACGGTACGCACTTTCGGCGAAGAGCTATGGGGTTTGACAAAACTGTAATAATTTTTTTGCGCATGTAGTTATTCTCCAGATTTTTTGTCTATTGCTTCTGTCATCCAAACTGCCAGACAAAGAAGTGATGTGATGCCGCTGATTACCGCTTGATCAATAAAGTTGGTTGCGGCAAAATAAGACGCGAGTCCAAGATTGATAAACGTTAGTATAACGAAAACTTTACCCTTAATTGACCTTGGAATCATTTTAAATCCTACTTCTTATTATGAGAAGATACCTTAGCAGTCTTTACCTTTGTGCTGGGTTTCTTAAGTGGCCTTTTTGCTGCCGGTGTGTGCCAGGTCTTTGTAGCATCAGTGGATTTTGCTAAAGGACCTTCTTGAGCTTGTTCGACTTTAGCTGGTTGAGTCTGTGAATCTTCGATGACAGTGTCAGGTAATTCAGATTTTTCGCCATCGTTGAACATATTGATGTATTGCTCGACGTCAATATACAGGTCTCTTTCTTTACAGAACAAAGAAAGCTCATCAATGCTCGTAATTCCAGATGCCTTGGCCCAAGCTTTTACATTCATGATTTTTCTTCTGTTTAAATAACGCTTAAGGTTTCTCATTTTTAGTTCCACTCATCGTAGTCTTGACCCCATCTGGGTTTAGACCCCAGCTTACTGGCTGGTCTGTTAATTTTTTTAGCCATACTAATCCTACCCTTCATTTTAAGTTCCCACATTCTTATATTCTTCTCAAGCAGAACGTAGACGTTAGGCGGGATATGCTCCCTATCGAACGTTTCCCAAGGCGTATTCTTCATCCAGAACAACGCTTTTTCAACGTTCGGAGGAGCAGATATCAACATGAGCTCTAGCTCATTCATAAATGATGAAAATTTATCATCATCCCAGTCTAATGCTTCTAATATCTCAGTAGACGACCGTAAGTTCTGCAGGTCATCATAAAGAGTAGTGATCATAGTACGACGCCTTCTTCATCAATGATATCAGCAATAGACTCTTGAAACCTGGGATCTAGAGCAATTCTGTCAACTTGATCTTTTGATAGCCCATATTGTTCCAATACAGGGCCAGCCAGCTTCCTCATTCCTTGAAGGAAATAGTTCCTAGCCGCCGAATGCTTCATTGGGTGACCTTTATCAGACATTATTTCAGCAATCTCACGATAGCCTAAGCCACCACGATCACCTACTGTTGCATATCCATTCTTTGCTTTAAAACCTTTTGGCATACTCATCGTGAACTCCTTGCGATAATTTCATTTTTCATAGTGTTGGTAACAGGAAACTTTACGTGGTCTTCTGGATCTTCAGACAATCCAAATCTAAGCCTAATAATGTTTTCTTCTCGAGGCGTTAGCTTTTTAAGCGCAGTAATAAGGATATTTCTGATAGCAGTCTTATCCATTTCCTCACCAGGATCAGTATCATCAACCCCACCTACAACTTCGGCAAAAGTACGACCGCCAGAATCATCTGGAGACATCGAACGATCCAAAGACATCGCGGTGGAGCCTGACTTATAGATAGACCGTAATGTATCAACGGGGATGCCAACCGACGCTGCAACTTCCGCTGGCGAAGGATCACATCCGAACTCTTCAGAGTATTCTTCCTTGAACTTAGACGCCTTGTACATAATGGCTCGTGCCGATGTAGGCATTTTAATCGCGCCAGATTGTCCGGCGACATGAGATTGCACAGCCTGTCTAATCCACCAAACAGCGTATGTAGAAAACTTAAATCCCTTACGCCAATCGAACCTATCAACAGCTCTAATCAGTCCAAGATTTGACTCTTGGATCAGGTCTTCAAAAGAACACCCCTTGTCTCGAAAGTTCTTTGCAATCGAGATGGCAAGACGAAGATTTGACTCAATCATCTTGTTGCGGGCGCGCTGATCGCCTGCCTCTATAGCTTTTGCTAGCTCAACTTCTTCCTCCCTTGAAAGAAGAGAATGTTTTCCAACGTTTTCGAAATATGTATCTAAGATCATAGATCCTCCATTAAGTACATCAATAAAAGTTAACCAGTATCATTACCAACCAACCATAATACTATTATACCACACTCTGAGGTCATCTTGCACGATTATCTCTATAAGTTGCTCTTTTTTGCTTTTTTTGCAAATCATAAGATCCTCCGTTTGGTACATTAATAAAAGTTAGCTAACGTTATTACCAACCAACCATAATACTATTATACCACATTACGGGGTCGTCTTGCACGATTATCTCTATGAGGTGCTCTTTTTTGCTTTTTTTGTAAAAATGCCGTGTGGGCAAGCTTTCTTGATTCTCTAATTTCAAGCTCTCTTTGTAAATAGCAAACTTCAAGCTCAAGGCGCGCAATAGTCCGTGAATCATCTTTCGATCTTGACTTTTCGCTATTTCGTAAAATAGCGCTCTTTTTATTTTCAAGACTGTACACTTCTCTGCGTAGCTTATCTTCTCTTAGATAGGGAATGCTTTGTGGCTCAATAACAATCAATGCTTTCGTCATAACTTTTATTTATACTCCTAAGTATCTTTTTCAGTATTATCTTCAATCATAGAACAACCAATAGACAACAAATTGACCGAAACGCTTGTAGCGTTTTGTAGCGCTAACCTAGTAACACGAACTGGGTCGATTACTCCCTCAGCCAACAAATCGCAAATTTCTCCAGTGATTCCATTATAGCCAAATCCATCAGGTTTTTCACTTATTTTTTCTAAAATAATATCAGGAACGGATCCACAATTAGACACAATTTGTCGAAGTGGTTCACATGCTGCCTTATATACAACTACTCTTCCCGGAGATAAATTCGTGTCGGAATCCAACTTTTTCTTTGCAAGCTTTGCCAGTAGCGAGCCGCCACCAGCTACGACACCTTCCTGCATAGCAGCTTTTGTTGCATATAGCGCATCTTCTACTCTGTCTTTTCTTTCTCCAATTTCAGCTTCTGTTGATCCTCCAACACGCAAGATTCCAATTCCGCTATTTAAGCGACGTAGTCGTCTGTTTAGGATCTGGTTCATCTCGTCGTCAGCTGATCTCATAGCAGACTTAATCTCGTCCGAACGTTGCTTACATTTCTTTTTGCTTCCTTTTGCGCCCACGAATATAGTACGAAAACGAAATGCATTTAACTTTTTACATCCACCAAGATCAGACAGCTTTTTATCACGCCATGATGAAGGATCACCAGTTAGCATCTCTGTATTGAGAAGTACACAAAGGTCTCTTAACGCTTCTAAGCGAGCGCCACCAAATTCTGGTGCGGCCAGAACACAAGACTTTATGTTCCCCTTTGTGGTATTCATTATCAAGGCCTGCATAGCCTCCCCTGCTGTTTCTGAACCAATTATCACAAAAGGCCTATCAATTCTTGCAGACTCTTCCATAAAGTGCATGATGTGAGATACTGAGGAGATCTTTTGATCAGTGATCAATATAGCGGGGTTTGTAAGCTCACACGCCATTCTGGCAGGCTTGTTGACGAAATAAGGTGAAGTATATCCTCTGTCAAGTTCACAACCATCTACGACCTCTAGAGAGCTATCAAAGCCCTTAGCTTCATCAACGGTCACTGTACCATGGTCACCGACGGCTTTGATAGCCTTTACTATTAAATTAGCTAATTCAGACTCATGATTTACAGAAATATTCGCGACTTTTTGTAAGTCTTCATCAGAGCTTACTGGTGTAGATGCGGCTTGAATTTCATCACATAGCTCTCTAGATGCTACTAGCATTTCCTCTTTTATCTCTCTCAAACCATGACCAGCAGACAGTGCCTTAAGTCCTTCTTGATACAACGCATTTGCCAATACCGTTGCTGTTGTCGTACCATCGCCGGCTTCTTCTGCTGTTCTTTGAGCAGCTTCACGGACAAGTTGGACGCCGAGGTTCGCGAACCTATCTTTTAGATGAATTGCTCTAGCAACTGTAACTCCGTCTTTTGTCAAAATGGGGGCGCTATTAGGTTGTTCAATTAATACGTTATTTCCGCTAGGCCCCATAGTGACTTTTACTGCATCCGTAAGCTGCTCAACACCGACTTTTATTTTTTCTCGTGCATCTGCGCCGAATGTTATAACCTTGTATGTTTGCTCGATCATCCTTTCAACAACCTCTTCACAGAAGAGCCCTCTGCTAAGTTCTCAACAGTGATAACTCTTCTAATATGAGTCACAACGTCGATCGCAATAATCAAGTCACCGCTTTTAGCGGCGATCTCACTTTCGCTTAATATACCTGTTGCGCGAAGGTGTTGAATTTTATCGTTTGGTAAAGTAGTTTCTTCCATCTTTTAATCCTCCAAATGGCTTTGAATAGTTTGTCCATGCCTTGTCTGTAATCATACTTTTAAGCTTCATTTGCGTAAAGGTATCACGTAAAGTATCTAGTGTTTTCGTGCTCCAAGACATTTCAACCTGATCAAACTCTTCGTTAGACATTTTTCGTAACTCAATCATTTCTACGTTATGAAGATATTTGTCTTTTACCTCAGGTTTTCCCTTAAAAAACTCGCTTAGTGCATTCGGTTGAGTCAGTAGCATTGTGGCTCGTTTATCACCTATACCTTTAATTCCACCGATGTTATCTGCTGAATCTCCTCTTAGCGCCTTCCATAAAGCGTATGGGTACTCAGGAGGTAAACGATAATCTTTCTTTATAGGATTATACAGCTTAACGTCGTTATTCTCAATTTGACATAACTGTATAAAATCTGTATCGCTCGAGACTATAATCTTTTCGTCACCCTTTGGTAACGTGTGGATTGCAAGGTCAGCGATTACATCATCAGCTTCCATTTCATGATGTCTCATAACCAGAAAAGGAACACTTTCCTTGATCATATCAATCGACTTTCTCCTCTGCGCTCTAAAGCCGTCTTTATCATGATACTCTCTAGTACCCTTATAATCGGGTTGCATAGTCATTCTTTTCTTGGGGTACCCATCTAGAACAAAATACACACAGTCTGGCTGGAACTTCTCTATAATTGGCTTGATCGTTCTAAAAAATGTATGGACAATTACATGATCATAGTCTCGGCGGTAACAAGCATGTCGAGCTCTAAAGAGTAAATTATTTGCGTCTAAAATTAAGTGTTTCATTGTTCCTCACGCCTTAAGTCTTGCTTTTGTACCATCACCAAGATCTACCTCTGTGTATCCACCACTATCAGCTGAAAGCTTTGCCATCTTATTTGCGTCTTCAAGGCCGGCCATGATTTCGTTAAACTCGTTAGATGTGGTTTCTGGACTTTCTAAAGGTTCTGTTACGTTTTGAAATATTTCAGAACTTTTTACTGCAGCTTGCACGAGATTGGATATTGCAGACGTGGCTCTTGAGACCATAAAAGACTTCATTTCGTCCGGAGTTTGAAACACTGATACATCTCTTGGATCAATTTCTATATTCTTTAGCGAGTCTTTTGACTTTACAGCTATGATATAGGTCGCACGAGACCCATCCACCGAAGTGCGAACAATTTTCTCGGTCACCTGTGCAGGAAGCACACGCTCAGTTTTGTTATGAAGAAAATATACTATACTCCCTACAGGAAAATCAGATAAGTCCATTTATACTCTCCAGTTTAATGTTGTATGAATCAGGTTTATTGTACCACATATTCATCTTTTGTTCAGCTTTTTGTTTTTCTAATGCTGTCTTTGCTTTGACAACATCATGTGAATACTTCTCAATCCATCCTTCACGTAAGTTTGTAAAGTTGCCGATTAGAGCTGTGCACTTCTTAAATGCGGTGGATTTCTTAAGGCGTGACTTTCCCCTTGAGCCGGGGGATGGATCTGCGAAGTCTGCTGGCGTTAATTCATCAAATAACAGAAGCGCAACATTATCGTGGGTTCTGTCAAATAGTAGATAAAGAAAATCGCAGCTTCCTTTTCTTTGAAGCGTGGCTCTATCAGTTTGTAGCGACCATGAGCCTTTTTTACCTTGACATACTACCTTACATTCAACCTCACGGTCATCAAGACTGCCGATGACAATATCTGCCATCCCAGTACGACCGTCATTAGAACATTCGCCGACCACACTCGCGATGGCTTCAGCAAAAAAGTGCTCCTGCGCAGCAGAGATCAAGATATTTTTCCTGCCTACATCTCGACCTATATCAATACCATATTTTGCATAAACACTATCTAGATCACCAAATAATGATTTAATACTTTTAATAGCTTTTACCGAAGATGACCTGTCTAGATACTCGTGCATAATCTCTCCCTATTGTTACTAACAGGTTTATTATACCACAATAGTCTTAGATTTACACGAATGTAGGGTTAAGTTAGCTACCCTCTATGTTCGTTCTTATGTTGTCTGTCAGCTTCTTACCTTTTATGGTAGCTTCCGCTAGCGACTCTAGGCCTAGACATGTACGAACACAGTCATACATCTCTATAGTGAGGTTATCTCTGAGAGTGTTCATATTCGCATACTGGTGTAGATCTAGATCAACGATTGGTAAAGGTTCACCAGCAGGGCCTATTTCTTCTTCGCCCGTCTCTATAGAGCCGAACATAAAGAGGATATTTGGCATTTTTTCACCGATTGGTACAGATATAAAGGGGATGTGAGAAGTTTGGCCATCAGAGTCTTCTTCGTAATATATCTCTGGTATCCACTGCTTGTTGTTTATGTTCATTTAAGAGCTCCTATGTATGTCATGATTATATGGACATACTGACAGAAATAAAAGCCATTTAAATGCTTAGTAGCTCATCACGAAAAGAGAATATTAGATCAGAGTACTCTTTCCCCTCTGGACCTTGCGCGGCAATTTGAGCAAGATCATCTTTACTTACTTCTGCAACTAGTCCCAATAGCTCGCCAACGCCCGCTGTCTTTGCGTCATTGACTGCTTCTCCGAATGCAGTTGCTAAAAGACCTCTTTCGATGAGAGGATAATACTGTTCTACTGGAGCGTCTTCTGCGATTGATGCAGCATCTGGGTGTTTCTTAAGACTTTTCATAATTTTTTCAGCTTCTGGGCCGCCGTCTTTTATCATGGCAACTTGTGACTCAATTTCTTTTATTACTTTTCCGAATACTTCAGACAAGTCAACGTCTACAGCTTTGAGTGAAGCTATTATTTTCTCAGCACTCTGGACAGATTCAGATACGGATAGCTCGCCAAGAAGTGTAGTTTGCTCGCCTTTTTCTTTTAGAATATTTTCAATCTCAGCTTTTTTATCACTGATGATTTCATTCCACATGGCACTAAACTCTTCCTGCTTGCCACTCCTTACCAGGAAGTCATTAATTTCTTCTTGTATTTCCGCAGTGGATGGTGCAGGTCCGGCATCAGCTTCTTTTTCTTGCTCTAGTAATATAAACTCTATATCATCAATCTCATCAAGGCCCTCACCAAAGAAAGCTCTTTTTAGATCGGCAAATAGTGCTGGAGATTTATCTCTATCAGTCGTTGACGCGATGTCGCGGTCGCCGATGCCTAACATTCCACCAAACTGTTCTTCTACCTGGTCTCTTATTGGCTCAGAACCGGACCATACCATCTCCGCCGCTTTTTTTGTAAAAACAGCTCCAGGGTTTGCGAGTAGTGCAAGCATCTGGACATCTTCGTTATTAAAAATATCTTCTGTGGATTTAAAAGCTTTACCCATCTTCTCTTTGTATTTTTTTCTACGTTGTCTATACCGCTCTTTTATATTTTTACGCTTTTCATCGTCGAATGTAAAAGCATATTTGGTGACATCCATTGTTATAGAAGCTATATCTTGTAACGCAACAGTTGCGACGTTAAAAACATCTACAAACGGTTGAAATATCGTGTTAAATACCTGAAGCTCTGGACCACCGCCATAAGAAGAATCATCATCACCCCATGACAGCTCGTTTAGGATCTTTTTTTCTTCACTAAGAATTTTCTTGACTTCTTCTCTAATAAAATTTTCGTTATCTCTATTCATTCTGATATCCTAAGTTTAATCCCTGTTCTTTCTTCATAGCTGCTAATGATGGCATGCTCTAGCTGATTCAGACTTTGTTCTTTTGTTTTTGGATCCCTTGTAGAAAATAAAGACCGATCTTTTGACGGTATGCTGATTAAAACGATCTTCTTTAAGTCTATCCATGACTCAATGTCACATTTAGTCCCTAAATCTATAGCAGCATTAATTATCTCATCTACGTTCACTTCAGCACTCCAGCAATTGGTAAAGGAGGCAACGCAATTTTACCTGTTGTTACCTCTTTACCCTCTGTGCTGCGTCCATATCTATTACTAACAATCTTATATTCTTTTCCTTCGAAAGATATATACATCCCAGGGTTTATTGATGTATCGTGGCTAAAGTTCACAGATAATATTTCTGTAGTAATATCTTCGGCAACTTCGTAGTCATTTTTTAAGCCATCCTCTATATTCATTCTTCCTTCAGATATTACGCCGGAACCAGCAATGTTCTTTAGCTTGATTAGCGGTGAGAATGAAGTGCTAAACTTTCCGATATGACTCGGGAGATCATGTTCAAGCCTAGAAAAGATATTCTCTATAAGAGGTGTTGAAGAGATTGATAGCTTTTTGTTTAGTCTATTGAGTCTTACAGCTCTACGAAAAACAACTGTAGACTTATTAATCGGACCGCTAAATCTAATCATAGGATCTAATATTTCGAGTTGTAACCAGCTAGCTGAACCTGGCTGGAAAGGCCAGGACTCCAATAGAGCTTCCTCAACAGCTTGTAGGGCCTCTAGAACTACTTCAGACCTATCTTTATTGCGAAACCTACCAACTATAATGGGTGCAGTTATTTTTCCTAATCCGAGGTCATCCGGGTGCCTAGCATACGTAAAATCTCCATCTGGCGTGAGCTTCATGAAGACTTTTATACATTCGTAAATCGGAGCTGCGTTAGGCGAGTTGTAACATAAATATTCAGATACAGCCAGAAGCTCATGTGCGGGTAACGATTGTAGCGTAGGGCATTTTTGACTGAACATACATCACTCTCTTACTTAATGGCCGATATCTTATTCGCACGGCGAAGTTTTTGCCTAAGATATTTCAAGGTGCCATTCAAGCTTGATCTATCAGCCGATCCTTGAGAGCATTTGTCTCTATTAAATACTGCATCTTCTATTCGCGATGTAATGTCGGAGACACATTTTTCGGATCCAAAGTTTGTTAATTTGCCGTTTAAGCACCGGTGCTTATCATCGCTAGTTATGCTCTCTAGTAAGCGTAGTTTGTAGCTTATGGTGTCTGCTGATTCGCCAACGACTATTGGAGCTTGAGCGCCATCTTTATCTACACCACGGATACCAGACATATTATCTTTTGTTTTTTCTTTCTTCTTTCTTATGCTTATGTCAACACCCATACCTTCTGGTCTTGGGGCTTCTTCGCCTAGCGTACCGCCAGTAAGAATAGCACCTAAAGAACTCAAGAAGACGTATAATGATCGTTCTTCAGCCATCCCTAGTTTATCGTAGTAGTCTTCAAGCTGTGAAGATATCGCTTCATCTTTTAGACTCTTACCAGCCCTTAAATTATTGATCTGCTTCTTAATTTCATCGAAACTTATATTTTCAGGAACTTTTTCTACAGCTTCAACTTCAAAATCATCACCAGAATCTTTGTCTTCAGTATCATCTGGCTTGGCTTTTGGCTCTATCTCAACATCTTCTTCCTCTTCATCCTCACCTTCATCTGTGAGTTTCTCTTTATCTTCTTCATCTTTTTGCGGGGCTTCGAGACCGGAACTGGCGATTTGTTTCGATACCATTTGCTGTCTATCTTTTTCTGTAGAAAACTCTTCAGAGAGTATTTGACTAGCGATACGTTGCGAGATAAGCTCTAGGTCTATTTTTTTCATTTCTTTTCTCCAGAATATTTTATAGAGTTCTGCCATTTTTCGGCGTAAAAATGAACCCTTTGTCTGGTAGAGCAAGGAATATCCTGTTGCTTAATCTGGTTTCTGGCTATTTTTTCTTTTTGCCTTTTTTCAAGGTCTTTTATGAATTTATCAAAAGATGGCATCTTCGCTCCTGAAACTAATACTAAGATGGTAGCTATACGGCATAGACCTGTTTAAAGACCATGTAAGACTAGTAGTTTGCACTTCTGTCTCGTACATCCCAGACAGAAGCAGTGTTAGAGAGTTGGTAACAGTAGACTTTTCAAGACATGTCAGAAACTCTTTTCTTACGTTTGCTGTCTCTATAACAATATCGTAATTACTATTACTTGATGATATTTTTATAAGGTCACCTCTTACAGTGAATGGTATACCAGATGTGTCCAACACAGTTACCATAAATTGTTCGGCGCTCAAAGAGTCGACCGTGTCTACGGTATCGTGAGGTGGCATAGGCAAATCAATTAAGTCTTGTAATGCGTCTGACATTATGACATTTTCTGGGTTTGAGAGTACGCGGTCATACTCTTTATTTATAACTTTTATGTTACCGCTTGTTTCATCATCGTTAATATTCATAATCAAAACCTATCAGTGATACATCGTTATACAACTCGTCACAGACTGAGGCGTACTCTTGATCAAGCTCCGTTACCGTATTTATACTATGGGTCCATACCTCTACTAGAACTTCGTTCGCTGTGATCGTTATCTTTGCGTTATGACCGTGTTGCTCTTCTGCGTTCATCAACTCTTCTATGAACAAAGACCTCTGCCGGCTATTATCGAATTTGTAAGATCTTAAAAGTCTTTCGGGATCAGTAACATATACCCATTTATTTTCAACCGGTTGAAGAGGCAAGTCGCTTTGGGTGACGAAAGACTTAGGTAGGAAACCACGAGAAACAGTTTGTTCCTTGAGCAATCCCTTATCCAGGTAGTCTTTCATCAAAGTGCTTACTTTCATTTTCTATTCCGCGGCTCCGAGCGAAGAAACTAATACTTTCATTTTCTTCGTATCAGGTAATCCATTGAAGTAACTTGTTGCCCTATCAAGAAGGCCGGGTTGTAAGTCAGCAAGATTATCTTCAGATATGCCTTGAGCGTCGGCATCACGCAACATCTTTTTATACACGTTGTTTAGGAAGCTATCCCACATGAACTGCCTAAACGAATGAAGCTCATATGCATGTGTAGCAGACATTAGGTCAGCGGCCTCTTCAGCGTCTATTAGCTCCAGCTCGTAGAGTCCTTTAGCGTAATATCTCATTGCTAATTCTTTTACGCCGTCAGCATCATCTGGAAAGTGTACTGCAAACAGCCTCATTTTTTTGACAGCTTCAGCCTCTAGTCTCTTAACACCTGACGTGCTTAGCCCCATGTCTTTCGCTAAATCAGCCAGTGTAGACTCATCTTTTGTAGGCTCTGCTTTTTTCGGCGATGGAGTTTCCATTGCTTCAAGCTCTTCCGGTGATGGACCGTCTAGATCTCCAAGCGGATCTTCGTCGTCATAACGGTTACCGTATGCATCACGGTCTTGCATCTGCTCTTTCATGATGTTTATTAACAGTTGATTCTTAATAAGCTTTCTTGCTTCTTCTACTTTTGATTCTTGGTTGTCCACGTCAATACTCTCCTCTTGGGAATCGTCCACAAACTTTTTAAATTTTTCGTATGTTTTTTGAACTATGCTTGTTTTGTCTGGTATATCTACGGCTAGCGCAGCTAGCGCCTTAGATAACTCTTTGCTGTTAGCTGGTATGTATTCAGGATCTTCTACGGGAGGAACATCATGTGATAATTGTGATGCAGCTTGAGGACCCGGTTCTATGGGCAAATCTATATCAGGATCTTCATCATCTAGTGATATATCTATGTTACCAGCCCTTAGATTATCTATTGTACCATGAGTGACGTACGAGTCTTCGAATAACAGCGAATCGATCTCTCGTTGGAATTTCTTAAAGTTTCTAGACATAATAAAACACCTCACATATTAAGTATGGAGTTAGTAGTTAGTTTGCTAATGAGAAGCCGCTTCATGCATTGCATATCCAGCGCCAATCGCTATACCCGCACCAGCTACTATCCCGATTATAAATACCCACTCCTGTGGTATTCTAGGACCCATCGCTTTTTTTTCTAAAAAATCTATATAATCACGATTAGCAACTAGTTGTGACGTATACATCTCTTCCATAACTGCCTTTGAAGAAATACAGTTGTTTAAACGAAGATCTATAACGTTTACAGCTGCAGCAACCTCTGTGTCTACCCTACCTTGGCACACCTGCCCTTGTTGCTCTAGTCTAGCGACCATATCTGCAGCTTGAATAGTAGGTATTAGTACTCCGCTAAATGGTGCCGGATCGTTAACTTTGATCGGTGTAGGCTCAGGTGCTGCTTCTTGAGCGTAAGAAATGGTAGGAGCCACCACAAGCCAACAACAAATCCACGCACAGAGCAAACTAGTAAGTACTTTATTCATATAGTATTCTACGCGTGAAAAGTATAAGGTAAAAGCAGTTTTATCTTATGAAGTTTTAGTCTTGTTACCCAGAGCGTTACCGAGTGCTGTTAAGTGTTTTAGAGCCTGCTCGGTTCCACCCATAGCCTTTAAATCAATCGCTGCGAAACCGCCTATAGAAGCACCTGGGTTGTTCAGCATCGTGGCAGCCCAGCGGTGGTGACCGTCGAGGATCTCATCGTCTGTGGAGAAATAAGCGCCCATGTCGCCACCTTCTACAGGAGGGTTTCCCCCACTTCCGACTGCCATTCCTAGTGCCTTCGGTATTAATATATTCGATTGTGTTGGAATCGCGTCGGCGGCAGCGACTTGGGCTGGCTGGTTGATATTTGCGTCATCGTCATCTGCCTTGCCATCATTTTCTTCGTTACCAGATGTGAGGTATTCTTCAGTTTCAGGAGTACCGGGTGCTAGAGAGTCTTTACTTGGTGGTGCGATCTCGCTTAGTGGAAGTATACCTGCTATTTTTCCCCATCTCTCTGTTATAAGATCATTAGACTTAGATTTTTTAGATTCTTTAAAGTCAATGTTTATTTTACCGCCCGGTGAAAGAGCATCTACAACGTCAGCAACTTCGCCTGCAGCGTCTGGAGGGCCTGGCAGAAACGGCATTTCAGACTTAGGCAGTCCTGTAGCTGGAATCTTTGCGGCGACGGCCTTAATTCTTTCGCGTACTGCGTCTTCACCTTTGCTCGCGAGCCAGTCAGCAGTCTTATCAGGATCCGCTTCCCACATTGCTCCGAATATCGGCTGACTCATATCTCGAGTCTTAATTTGGGCAAAAAGCTCATCTATCATAGCATCGTCAAAATCTTTGAAGTTTGACTGTTCTGTAAATTTAGTACCCCCAGTAACACCGGGTGTGTCTTGCTCTTTAAGAAAAGAAACTTGCTCGAGAATTAACTTCCTAAAATCTCGGCCAGATATTTTTTTTGCTTCTACTTCTCCGAGTAGCGCGCTTTTTAACGATAATTTTTTACTCACGGTTATTCTCCAATTTTAATCTAAAGTAGCTTCTTTAAAGCTTTTGCAATCTCATTTTCAGGGTTAGACGAACTTAATAGCTCTTTCACCCTGTCTTTCTTTTCATCATCTAAACTTTTTAACTTTTGTCGCGTTTCTTCTTCTATCTGTTCATTCTTATCAAGAAACGCTTCTAGGTTTTTTTGATATTCTGTGTCTAGCTTTTCGCGTGCTGTAGACTCAGAGTCAGAGACTTTATCCTGTAGCTCAGATTTTTTTTCGAACATCTTCTTGCTGGGACCTCTTTTAATTATCAATGCTATAGCGAAGACGCCAGTGATAAAACCAACTATCAGCTTCCATTGCCTTTTACAGCACAACAAAAATTTTGTCCAAAAAATGCTCATTTATTTAGATCCATGTTTCCATGCGATGGCGGCGTCTATGACTGTTTGACCGCCAATGTATATCATTGCAATCATGCCCCACGTATCGCTGTCTAGATTAGACCACGTGAGCAGTCCTGTTGCTGTTAAAAATACAAAGAACTTTCTAGATATCACCCGGCCAACAATCAGGTCGATAGCGCCGAGCGATTCTTTGGGGATTATCACTGGTGTAGTGTCCTGCTGGTTATCATTAGATGGGTTGGGTGTCATCTCTATTTTCTCCGCAAGTGATTTTACTCTAATTATTATGAACGCTAGTGCTCATACCCATCGCCTGGGTCAAAACCATGTAACGTTGACGCTTGTTCAGCTTGTTGCAGTATGGAATTTATCAAGTCTTGTATCTCTCTAACGTCGCCGGCGACAGCTTGTTGTAGATTAGAGGCACTCAGTAATGCAGCTTGAATGTTCTGCATGCTTAAAACAAAAATCGCGTTTTGTTTCTCAAGCTGATCTACTTTATCTTCTAGTGATTTAAGTCTTCTCGAGTTATTTGACCAAAACATTAATTGTCCTTTATAGAATCTAGACCTTCAAGAATGTCGTATACACTACTAGCATCAGTACCAACGACTTTCCGAAGTTCAACTTTATATTTTTCTTCCGCCATCTGATTTACCATTTTACTCAAAGTAGGGTCACCGTTAACTAATCTTGAAACCAAACCCTCGACTATCGATTGCATAGAGAGCTTTTTTCTAAAAGCCAGAACTCTGAGCTCTGCGTGGGTTTCTTTCATAAGGTTAATATGGACAGATTTCCTTACTACGAATAAATCACTCACACACCCGCCCCTGGAGTAGCGCCTACAGCTATAGGAACCTGCTCTTCTATATCATCTGCTTCTTCGACTTCTTCTCTGCGCTTAAGATCATGACGGTCGGATAATAATTTCTCAACTTCGTCAGCAGCTTCTTCGCCATGCTTGTCTACCAGAAAGCTTCTAACTTTAGATAATAGCATCGTTTCAAGATCAAGGAAAGCGTCAAAATTTAATATTAGCCTGGCAACCTCAGATGCAAACTTATCTGTATCGATAGGTACATCGCCAGACTCATTTATATACATTTGCTTTAGGCTATAGCTTTCTTGCTGTACTACTGCAGACTTGATAGAGTCAGCCTCAATGTCTATTAGGAGTGCCTGGAGTTGATCATCTATAGACTTTTGAAAACGCTGTTCATCATCCTCATCAACCTCTACTTCATCTTCATCTTCGCCTTCGCCTTCGTCTTCGTCTTCGCCTTCTTCACCAGTATCGTCGGCTGGCTCTTCGTCGGCTGCAGCATCATCTGGCTCTTCGTCGGCTGCAGCATCATCTGTCGCGAATGGATCTTCTTCATCTTGCTCTGCTAGCAAGCTGTATTGCTTCCTAAAATAATTCTTTAGTTGTTCTCTTTTCATGAGTTATCTCCTAATGGCCTAGACATGATTTTTGAAAGCTTGTCGGCGCGCTTAAATCTTTCCTCAATTAAAGACCACCTTAACTCTTTCATCATTGCGAAGATGTAGGCTTTACGGTCATTTAAGTAATCACGGAAATAAAAGCTATCTTTAACACACAGGCATATTACGGGAATACAGTTCATCATAGGACCAGAAGAATTTTCATCGACCATGACATTCATATAGCGGTTCAGCGATCCGTTGAACACAGTCGCAACATATCCATTACGAGCCCCCATTGCACAAGCAATAAAATCTTTCTGCCAATCTTCAAACGTTCCGAAGTCTCTTGACAATCTCATGTATGACAATGAATCCATCATAACTTTTGAGGTAGGGTCTGCGATATTATCAAAATGAAGAGACGTTAGAAAAACATAGTTTAGATTGTAGGCTTCTGCTGATTTTAGCTCCCGGAATGCAGCGTCTTTTGGATTAGAATTGCTTCTATCAACAGAATCAAGCTTCGCAGATATTTCATTTACTATATCAACAGCAGACTTAAAGTCTTCGATATTTGCACTTATTGCTTTTTGGCTTAAGATATCGGTTTGAATGTCATACTTCTTAGGCTCAAGTACGTATGCCTCATTTAAAGGCTTGCTCTTACGAGAAGACATGTCATCGACACCTAACGTTTCGCTAATAACTTTCATAATCTCTTTATCACTGATTGTTGACATTAATCTACCTCATACTCTTTTTCAAATTCTTGTTGGTTGATGACAAAGATCACATCTTCTTGATCTTCGCTTGGTAACTCTTCCTCTATATTTGCTGCGGGATCTTGCTCACCTAGTATATCTTCCTGTCGCGGTTCGCCTAACAGCGACTTTTCTTCAGGGGCCGGGTGAACTCTCGGTGACTCAGGTGACCTAAGATAAATTTGTATCTCATTGTCGGTATCACCTTCAACATGATCTATAGTATACTCATAACCAGAGTCACGGTGTTTCACTTTTAAGTCAGGTGACAATATCATATTGCCTTCATCATCGAATACATCAGCTTCTTTTATAACTTCGTTAAGACGACCGACATATTGGTTTCGTAGCATTTCGGATAGAAACCTTGTATTAGTAGAAGACATTTATTTTCTCCCCATACCTGCTAGAGACTGCCATCTTTTTGACTCAAATAAGATACCTTCATTCGCAAATTGCTTATCGAGGTAATTAAAGACAGACTTACGTACCATGCCTTTCGTCATTTTTATCTTAGTCTCAGATGTTTTCTTTAACATAACTGACGCAATTTGAGGAATGACTTTTTCAAGCGCATCAAAATTCTTCTTGGCGAACCTTTTACTCTTCATTAGCGTTTCTTCGTTTTCTGCTCGCCAAGCCTGTACAGCACCAGCAACCTCAGATTCAACCGCAGCAGCTGCTTTCTCTAGAGAGGCAGCAACACCTGTCTTAAGACTGTCTAACCTCTTCTTTGCTGCTAATGCAGACTGTGAAGACTTAGATAACGAGGAAGCCCAAGTATCAAGAGCGTTTGCGATAGCTACGCCTGGTGACTCAGGCTCTGCGACAACTTCTTCAGCGGCGGCAGTTAATTCTTCTTCAGCGGCAGCTTGCTCTTCTTCTGCTTCTTCTTCTGTAGCAACAGTAACGCCGTCTTCGGTTTCGTTGCCGCCGGCGTCGTCTTCACCACCCTCGCTACCTTCAGCACCACCAGCGCCGGCGGCAGCCAGTTCTGTTGACTCGGTACCAGCAGTTTCAGCGCCTTGAGTTAAGGCTGCTACTTCACCTTGCACATCCAGATCCATTAACGCGGTGAAAGACGTTGCCTTAACAGCATCAGCTAACACTTTCGCATCAACTAAGCGGCCAGTCTTATCGGCTTTAAACATACCACCAACAAATGCCATTGCTTTCTTAAAAAAGCCCCCCTCTGTTTCGCTCTCGGCTGCCTTCGAGCCGTCAGCCCAAGCGGAATCAAACCACTTTGGTATCTGATACACGCTGCTTATACCTTTATCTAGCTTAGAGATATCTGGGAACTTCTCGATTGAGTCCGATAACGCTGCGATGGTCTCACCACCTTTATCACCAACATCTTTCTCAAAATTCGATAAGTTCTTTTTTATGCCATCTACGGCTGCAAGGACTGCAGCCGTTTCTGCCGCTACGCTTTGCAAAGACTTTGTGAACTCAGTGGACGCCTTAGCTAATTTTTTGGTTTCGCCGCTAAGAGCCATTTGAGCGATTGCTTTACTATCTAAATTGCCAGCTGCTGACTTTAAAGAGTCTATAACCGGTGCCCAGCCTTCGCCGGCATCAGCAAGACGATTTTCTAAAGAACCAATTACCGCAGACATTTCTTTCGTGGCAGCCTCTAACTCGTTCGCGTCCTCGCTTGTAAACGCTTCCTGTAAAAGAATTCCATCTGTCATTCCTTCGCTAAGTGCTGCTGTAGTGAGATCATTTAATCTAGATCTATAAACGAGCTTTATACACTGCTTAGATATGCTTTCTATTAAGGCTTTTTTCATTCTATTAAACTCCACATAAAGTTAGTATCATCATTAAATATACACGCGCAAGGAGTCTTACTCCATACAGTGCTGACGAACTTTTATTCCGGCTGACTGTAGTAGCTCTATACCAGAGGTATCTCTATATTGTTTATGATAAACCACTTCAGATATTCCCCCGTTTATAATTGCCTTTGCGCAGCCTCTACACGGACTAAGCGTAAGGTACATAATTTTCTTATTAGGGTTATTATAATCAAGTTTTATCAATGCGTTAATTTCTGCATGTATCATTCCTGATTGACCTGGTAACGTAGACTCTACCTCATTAGGGCCACCAGAGTAATTGCCGTTATATCCTACTGCCAAGACCTGTGTATTAGTATCGGTAACAATAACAGATCCGACCTGATATCTTGGGTCATAGGAGCGCTTAGCTATTAGATAAGCGAAGTCCATCCAGACGTCATCCCATGATGCCCTCATTCATTTTCCTCGCTAGGTGCTTCGTTACCCAAGCAATCCCAGCCGGGTCGGCTGTTTCTGGCAAACAGTTCAAGATAGCTTCCTCTGCTTCTAGATTCTACTAAGTCGTATATTTCTTGCGGCTTTGTGCTGTGCTTGGTCGGTTTGATCATACTACCACCGATGAGTGTAGAAACATTATTAGCTTCAGATCGAACAGAAAACCCTCTACCTCTTGTGGCAAATAAACATATCTCGTGCTGTCCGCGAAAATATCTCCCTAGTCCAAAGCTTGGCTTTGCCCATACTAAGTTGGTTATATACCTGAACTCTAGATGTTCTAGAATTCGTAAACCTTCAGCAAGGTGATTATTTGCAACCCACATATACATATGAGCGTTTTCAGCAACTTTGCCTTGTAACATTTTAGACATCACTGCTTTAATTTCATGCTCTTTTAAAATGTCATAATGCCTATCCGCGCCGCGCTTTGATTTTCCGCCTCCGCGTTGGTACCACGGTGGATCGGCCATAATTGTTGAATAAATCTTACTCATTCGAATCCTTACTTTTCGTAGAAGCGCGTCTTGACCTAGACGCCTTTTTTGGTTGGTCAAAAATATCCTCGATATGCTTATCTGCGGACAGCTGAAAACCAGCTGCCTTCCTGTGGCCGCCGCCGCCGAACCTTTTGGAGATCTCAGAAACGTCTGCGGCGTCATGGAACGCCCTTAAACTTACCTTAGTGTTTTTAGACTCATGATCCCAATACCAAATCAAGGCAAAGTCACAATCAGGAGCAAGACGAGCGCCGATTTCAGACATCCAATGAGAAGCATTTACGACTAGCACGTCTTTTCCGTCCATTTTTCGAGGCTGGGCTTTTTCGCAAACTTTCTTTACCACAGTCTTACTATACGCAAGAATGTACGAGCCGCGCTTACAGGCATCATCAAATACAGAGTCATCTTCGAACTTTTCAAATTCCTCGAACTCAAATTGAATCATATCAAATGCGGCGGAAAACTCTTTAGAATACTCTAGTTCCCACTTCCACAGGTCCCTATCTTGAATATATCGAATGAACTTCGGAGGCTCTTTACCCGGATGGAACCATTCCCATGAAAGAATTGCTCCAGACTTTGTCATATCAAATAACGTGTTTGGTATGTCATGTAGTTCAACGACTGCAGACTTATGATGGTCAATTACTATTAAGGCGGCAGCATCCTCAATCATTTTCTTTGTAGTTTTATTATCAAAAGAAAAATCTAGTATAACGACATTCTTTCCTTTAACATCAGGAGGCGTTGTTCCGTGCTTACACGGGTAATACTCTGCTCGATTTCCTAAACACTTCCATGCAGAATATGCGGCGCCAAAACCGTCAGTACAGTCAGCGTGGTATATCACGGCGTTAACCGAATTTGGATCCATTACAGTCATACTATCTCCATTATAGACATTGATTGTGTTTTTTTCATTGCCCTATTAGAGGCTTAAATATTAGTTTCTCTTGGCTCGAGTCCTTAGATTCTCTACCGTAATCATCTTCAATTATAACTCTGCGGAAAGCTCCGCGGTCAGATATTTCGAAAACAATACTGTTATCCAGCGCAGATAGACGATAGGGACAGCCGGCTTGGACATTTAGTATATCCCCCGGAAGCAGTTCTCTTGCACTAGCTGGACATTTATTTGAGTCTTTAAAGTGACCTTCATCTGCATATTCGGCGATAACTCTTCCTGACTGGACGTATAGTAATTCATTTTTTTGTACGTTAAACTTTAGACTTGTCCTAAACCCAGATTTAATAAAAATTTCTTTCCCGTGAAATAAACCGGTCCATGATATTTCATGTCCCCAAGGCTTTTCTTCTTTAGAAGAAGTACCTGGCCAGCTGCATCTGTTCATAGAAGCTTCCACCAAGCTAGCGTTCTATTTAGGCCATCCCAAAACTGTACTTCTGGACTCCAGCCGATGGCGTCATGAATTTTAGAGATTGAGGCCAGAGTATGCTTTACATCGCCTGGTCTCTCGGGAGCATAGTCAATCTGTGCTTTTGGAAATTTATCCACAAGGTAGCTTAATATCTGCTTATTTTTAAAAGACTCTCCATTTCCAACGTTGAATACATCGAACCCAATACGCTCTGGATGATTAGCGACCGACAACATAGCACTTGCTAAATCTTCAACATAGACCATGTCTCTAGTTTGTTGGCCGTCGCCGTCGCTACGCAAAGGCTCACCATTGTTAAGACGAGTGCACCACGCGGAGATCGCTGTAGAATACGGGCTTGTGCCATCTTGGCCTGGTCCATACGCATTAAAGAACCTAAGAGCCACGAAATCCATATCATATAAACTATCGTATAGCTTACCGAATTGCTCTATTACTAGCTTTTGAAGACCATACGGTGACGTAGGATTATCAGTAACACTTCCCTCAACAGTTGGTAAGACTTCAACATTCCCATAGCATGCGGACGAAGATGCAAAGACAAATCTATCTATCTTATCTCTTGCAGAAGTCATAAGTTCGACAGTCTTCTGAATATTATGATGAGTTGTCAAGGCAGGATGCTTGACAGAAAACTCAACTCTTGGATTTGCCGCTAGATGAAAAATAACATCGTATCTACCCTCTTCGACCCTTTGTAACATAGCTGGAGAAGCAAAATCTCCGGTGACGACCATAAGCCCGCCAGCTTCGGCCTTTAAGTCTGTTTTCTCAAGCATACCAAGCAATCCTTCATGGACTGCGCGGAACTTAAGATCTGAGATGGCAGCGAGATCTCCATTTGATAAGTCATCTACTCCCTCTACATACCATCCTTCGTTTACCAACAAGCGGGTAACGTGCGCGCCAATAAACCCGCAACACCCAGTGACTAATGCTCTACGAAACGTCATAATAAATACTCTCCTTATTTTTCTAAAAACTTAATAATATCTGAAACCTGTCTGTCTAAATCAAAGTCATCAGTTTCCAAAACAAGATATTCACATTCTGTGGTATCACAAAATGTACGATATAGTTCATCTAGTTTCTCCAGCATAGATGTTGGCAGTTGGTCAGGATACTGATCATCGACCAAACCGCTGTAGTCTTTCCTTAAGCAGACGATAAACTTTCCACCAGCTTTTGTAAATTCTCTATCCATCCATGCTATTGCAGACATATCTGTTTCCCTATTAAACGCGTCGGCGTATACTAGCTCACAAGGATAAAATCTATCAAGTATAACACTGATGTTTGTTTGGGTTATAAAATCCATGAGAAACGGACCGCCGAACTTAAGCAAGTTCAAGAAGTAGTCAGCGCTATCCAGCTGTGTTTTCCATTCTCCAGAGTTCTTAAAAACCGGGAGCTCTAATCGGTTTGAAAGCTCTTTTGCAATGTTAGACTTACCTGTCATGTCAGGACCTATGAACGCAATCTTCATGCTCTGTAGTCCCCTAGAATGTGTTCTAGCAGATCGGTCCTATATTCAGGTGAAGGATTAATCACTGTCCTCAGAGCCTCTTCCTGGGCATCGACTAAAGCTTTACGTGATGACGCGTCCAGTGTAGTTAACCATTTAACTTTTCTAACAACATCTTCGGTACTCTCTACCAGCAGTGACTTATCTGCTAGTCCCACTGGAACAGCGTGTTGAAACTCTACTGGTACCAGCGCCGGGACGTTACTCTTGATTGCTTCAAAAAATCTGCCTGTAATATTTCCGTAAGGAGTATACGAAGGTTTTGTAATATGAGTAACAGCGATCGACTCATTTAGAGCCTTGAAAATGTCTTTGTACGCTAGCCGAGGGCCAAAAGCTACGCTAGGTGTTTGAGCTAGCAAGACGGCTGGATCAATTCTCTCAGGAGATTTGCTAAGCCAGTTTCCGTAAATCATAGTCTGGATGCCTTGGGAGCGTAAAGCAGCGCTTGGACCTGTGTAGTATTTCGCGAAAGGGTCTTCACGCTCGTAATTATTACCGACGTAAGTGTAGTTGTATGAATACTCAACAGGGTCAAAATAACGCTTCATGTAATTGCACCATGGGATCGTAATCCTCTTACGCGTCTGGTGCTGAGGGTTTACACACGCATCAGCTAAGATAGCGTTTGGCCACCTAAGTTCTTCTTCAGGTGTCATCTTAAGATCACCGTCTACAATTACAATCGGAATGCCTTGGTCATGATAATAATCTAGCACTGCGCATTGTCTATTATAATCAGGTTCTACAGCATGCTCACCAGAATTCTTATATGTGGGCCAACGCCACTCAACATATAACACATCACCATCCGGGTACCCAGAGGCATCATACTCAACACCCGGATACTGTTCATCATCCCTCATTTTTTGAAGCTGAATAGGTGTATGTCCGCGCTTAAGAAGTTCATTGACCCAGTCAACTCGATTGCCTCTCTCTCCATCAGGCGTATCGACAATGCTATTTTTTTCAAGAGGAGTAATAAACCCCCAAAAACTATAAAGTACTTTCATATTGCTCTCCTTAATCAGTAAGACTATTATAACCTATTTCTGCCTGGTTTTCAAGCTCTCTTTTAGCTTTTACGAGCGCAGATCCAATAACTTGACGCATATCATAATACTTGTATTCAGATAATCGACCACCAAAAATTACGCCACCTTCATTCTTAGCAAGGTGCTCATACTTTTTGTACATCTTGGTATTCTTGTCGTCATTAATCGGATAATAGGGCGTCTTACCCCTCTTATACTCATCAGAATATTCTCTGGTGATTATAGTGTTATTAATCTTACCGGCTGTTTGAGGCTGGAAATGCTTATGCTCCAGAATACGAGTAAACGGTGTGTCAGGATGTGTATAGTTTATAACAGCGTTGCCCTGAAAATCACCTTCTAGTTCTTCGTGTTCAAAACGTAGTGTTCTATACTCGAGTTCACCAAAGCGAAAGTCAAAATACTCGTCAATCTTTCCAGAAAATATAATCTTGTTTGCAAGACCATTCCAGTGTTCTTTATCAGCAAAGTAATCTATTCCCGTTTTTACCGTAATACCGTCAAGCATGTTATCAACCATCGCTGTATAGCCTTCTACAGGAATACCTTGGTACTTATCAAAAAAGTAGTTCTCTTCAAACACCATTCTAATGGGTAATCGCTTAATAATAGATGCAGGCAGCTCCTTAGGATCACGCTGCCATTGCTTCATCGTATAACCCTTAATGAAAGTTTCATAAACTTCCCTACCGACCTGTGACAGAATCCAGTCTTCAAGATTGTCTGGATTTTCACAAGGAATACGGACTTCCTTAAGCTTTGCCTCTGCTTCTGCGGGCGAAGTAACACCCCACAGCTGGTGAAGTGTCATTAAGTTAATCGGAAACGAAAAAATCTTGTCCCCAAATCTCACCTTTGGTTTATTAATGTAGTTATTAAAAGTTGCAAATCGATTTACGTAGTTCCAGATCCCGTCATTATTCGTATGAAAGATGTGGGCGCCATAGACATGAACATCGATACCATTACGCTTTTCTGAATATACATTTCCACCAATGTGTTCGCGTTTGTCTATAACAAGACATTTATATCCAGCATCTGTCATTTCTCTTGCAAATGTAGCGCCAAATAAGCCGGCGCCAACGATTAAATAGTCATATTCTTGCTGCATCAATTTTTCCTCTTAGCGTTAAACGAGTATCCCGTGAATTTTGTTGTTGTAAGTGTTTTATTCGCGTCTGCTTTTAGTCCAAGCTTTCTTAGTCTTGAGGAAGCTAAGACCTTTGCCCAATCGTAAAAGTATGAAGAGCCATAATCATGGTACCAGCGCTGCAAAGTATTTAATACAGCTTCAAATGACTCATCAGTCTGTAGATCTCCCTCAAACGCAAAGACTCTATCTACGTCAGTAGCCGTTTGATCGATAGATCCAGGAAGTGATGGCATCGGGCCGTGTGTCTGATGTAAATTTATCGACTTGTCGATATTATCAGGCTCCAGTATTTTATTGACCATATCAAAATGAGTCTCATAAATGTGTAAGGAATTGCTAACATGTGTGTAACTTCCTAGCCCTACATTTAACTCATTCGCGATCATTTCCTGGAATACTGTGAATGCAGGAACGTCATATGCAATTCCGAAAACTAAATCAGAGCTTCTCATATTAACTACCTGATGTAGCTCACCGTCTCTTATGAAGTATTGTAGCGCCAGTGTACATGGGACATCAAGCTTTGCGTCAATAGAATCGTCAGGTACTCTAAGATGCATTATGGCACGCCGAGAATCTGGATCACTCTTTAATTCATTAACCACATATTCTAGCTGTGTGAATCTTCCTTGAGCAATTGAAGAATGTCTTTTGAATAGACGCGCGCCGTATGCCGAGTTTGCGGTGATACCATCATCACTAATATTCTTCCAAAACGCAGAGTACTTAGATATCCAGTCAGTCCTGTTGTTTCCGGACAGATACCAAACCAGCTCAGCAACCATATAGCTCATTCCAAACTTTCTTGCCACTACATATGGAATTCGATCTCGAGGGTTATCAATCGTAAATGATGCGCCTAAGATCTCCTTGATATTCTGACCCCTGGGTGCGGACTCGTATTGGGGCTCATTCATAACTTTGTCTAGAAGGCCTAAATAGCATTCTGTAAAGTTTTTGTATCGACCTAAGTGCATGTTACTTTTTTACTCCATCTGTTAATAAGTGTAGACTTTTTGTACCAAGCTAATCATATACGAAGAAGCTTGACTTTACTCATAGAAGTTTGGAATCCAAAGTCTGTTTTCTTAATCTCTGCCAAGCATAAGCTGTATAGCGGAAGTTCAGTTTGTCCATCCCATCCCCAACAAAACATTCTAAAGTTTTTACCTCCCAGTCCTGTTGCTGTAACCAGAAGATATGGCTTTTTGTTTTTCGTAAGCTTTGCCTTGACATCAGATACCAAGAACCAGTATACATCATGTCCGTCAATTTCATCAATACAACGTACATCTTTTGCTGCTAGTCTTTCTTGTATTTCTTCGCTTACAAGAGTCGATGCGTTAAACGATCCAAAATGCTTTACGCTATTTTCAACCATCTCGCGGCGAGACCATGGTCCGATACCTTGCGACTCTAACAGCAGCTCATTGTAGTTGTTCTTTCCACGTTGCGGATCTCTCTTGGTCCACTTCTTAATATCATTTTGCTTATTAATAATAACTTCATGCATGTGCTTGTAGCTCTCGAAAGTCTTATCTTTACCAACTAAATCCATTGACTCAAACGCCCTGATGTTGATTAATGCTTCCATAGCGCGCTTATTGAATTTTGAATGCCTCCACTTACCTTCGTCTGTCCACAACAAGTCATTAACACTTTCATACGGTCTATTCGCAACAAGCTCATCGACCGCTGACTCACCGATACCCTTACATGATAAGAGCGACGGCATGAACTTCTTACCTTCAAGAATAGTCCAGTTCTTCGTGGCATAATTAATATCAAGTGGTACAACCCTATAATCAAGAGCCTTTACTTCAGCGAAAGCCTTAGCTCGCTTCTTATCGTTACCTGACATTGCTTCAAGATATGCGCATAACCACTCTTCCTCGAAGTAAGTTAACAACCAAGCGCAGTAATATGAATCAATCGCGTAACACACGGCATGAGACTTATTAAACCCATACCCTGCAAAGAATAGAATCTTTTCATATAGGTCATCGGCTAACTGAGCGTCAACACCGTTCTTTACAGAGCCAGCTACGAACTTCTCTTTGATTGCCCTAGCCTTAGCTAGCGACTCTGCTGCTTCGGAAGCTTTACGCTTCATAATACTACGTCTAACCGTATCTGTTTCCTCCTCAGGGAAGCCAGCCACCACAGAGCATAGCTTCATGATCTGCTCTTGGAATACAATCAAGCCGTATGTTTCTTCTAGCACCTCTTTAATTAACGGGTGACCATAATCAATGTCATCAGGGTTATTCTTCGCATCGATGTAGAGCTTATCAACCTTCGCAGTAAGTGGGCCCGGACGATAAATTGACGTTAGCGTTGCAATATCGATGATGCTCTTTGGCTTGGCTCTCTTGAATAAGTTTTGTGCACCTCGACCAGCAAGCTGAAAGATTCCAGCCCAGCGACCCTTAGCGTAGACGTGCTCGTATACATGCTGATCATCCATATCAAGTACTTTTGGATCCATGTTGTTATTAAACCAGTCATAGACTTGCTCAAACGATGGATTTTCAATACCTTCTTTTCTTTGTAGGATTAACTCAATAGTACGCTGGATCACCCTTAGTGTTTCCAAGCCGAGGAGGTCAAACTTAATCCATCCGAATGTCTCAAGATGCTTATAGTTCATACCCTCCGCCCAAGGTGTTTGTAACTCGCCTCGAGCCTTGATCAGCGGCATCCTTTCAGCTATATCTTCCGCGACAACTACACCTCCAGCGTGACGACCAAGAGCCTTATTCTGCTTAAACAGAACCTGAATCGGGGCGGCTACTTCTGGATGAGACTCGATAAATTCTCTAAACACCTTTGAGTGTGACATAGCATCCTCGTATAACAGTACGAACAAGTTCTTATCTGTCCCCTGCTTAAAGACCGCGCGCTTTACGTCATCCTCGACAGACGCTAATGCCTTATTCACTTCGGTATATGGGATGCCGTAGAAGCGAGAAATATCTTTAACAAGTGACTTGAGTTTGAATGTATTGTAGTTAGAGATTGGAATGATGTTCTCATCGCCCCACTTGTCTTTCATCATATTAATAAGCATGTCTCGATCACCTACATCGGTGTCGATATCCGGAGCACCTTCTCGAGACGGATTTAGAAAGCGACCGAACATGAGGTCATACTCGAACGGGTCAACATCGGTAAGCCTGAGGACATACGCAACGAGACTACCAGCGGCAGACCCACGGCCTGGACCGACAAGCATAGCTTTCTTGGCGATTTTAATGATTGCCTCCATTGTTAGGAAGTATCTGGAGAACTTCTTATCCTTGATGATCTTGAGCTCATGCTTTATTCTTTCGACGTACTTCGGGTCATCGGCAAGACCACGATAAACTAGTCCTTTCTTACATGCTTCAAGCAAGGCCTTATCATCCGTCATTCCCTCAGGAACAACGTACGAAGGTAGTTTCATCGTACGGTCAGGAACAATCGCAGAAATCTTTTCATGGACAATCTGATGTGGCAATTCCATGGCTGCTTTCACAACCTCGTCATTATAGAATGACATATCCTCAGTGGTCTCAAGATATGTATCCCAAAGCTGGTGAGCATTCTTCGGATACAGCTCGCACTTAAGATCCTCTCTTGATTGTGGCAGCTTGGAGGGGTCAAATTCTTTATAGTTCAACCAGCCTAACTTCTTGTATAGCTCACGCTCACGCCAATGCTCTGGGCGAGCATAATGTGAGTCGGTAGTTACAACTATCTTGTCATTTAAACCGTTGCTATTTGCAAATTCAATAATTGCACGGTTCACAAGGTGCTGAGCGGGAAGCTTATTAAATTGTATCTCTAGATGTACATCATCAATCCCAACAGCATCTACGAGACCTTGATATGCATTACCTACACCAGTCATAACCTTAGACCGAAACGACTCATCATCCATTAGATTATGCTTTAGCTCATCAAATTCCACTTGTTGAGCGTGCTTAAACACCTCGTATGCTATTGGGCCACCGATACAAGCTGTTGATACCATCAGATGGCCACCCTCAGCTGCTTCCCTTAACATCTTATAGTCAATACGGGGAAAGCGATAGAAGCCCTCTCTGTACCCTCTACTGACAAGATGAAATAGCCGCTGTAAACCAATAGACGTTTTTGGAAGAACAACCAAGTGGTGGCGGCGCTTAATCGGGTCATAAAATTTTCCAGACTTAGTCTCTTCCTCATTCTCCACCGTGAGACCTACTTCAGACTTTCCGATATCTACAATCTCATCATCTCCGTCGGTGATAGCCGTTAAGGGAGTTGCAATTGCTTCACGTTGGGCACGAAGAATTCTAAGAGACTCTTTATCACCTTTCTTGGCAGCCTGATTAATCTCCATGTCGAGCTTCCACGCATCAAGATCAGGATGGACATACATTTCACATCCTGGAACGAACTTAAACAAGCCACCTCTTTTCTGGATCTTCTCAGCATGTAGAAATGCATGACCAAACGAGTTCATATGACCGTGGTTTGTGAGACACCAGCCGTCCATACCATTCTCAATGACATAATCGATATGCTCTTGTGGATATCCAAGTCCATCAAAAGTGCTGAATCCGTCATGCGAATGTAGGGAAATGAACTTATTCGGTGGGGTGATAAGTGATTTGCTCATATGAGAAAGCTCCTGTTGTGATTAATACTATTATACCATAAACAAGAGCTTTTTTCAACGATTTAGTAAGGATTTTTGTGTAATCTTAAATAATTTTGTGAACCCCAAGATTCACGTTTGTTGTCCTGAGTTTTTTAATGTTTCGTTCATTAGATACTGAGGTATACAAAACCTCTCCACAAACCAGTAGTGTGATGTCATATTCATTATATCCCAGTACTAATGCAGAGTTCCCGGGATAGATGTAAAACGGTTCACCCTTATTATCAAAAGCATCGACTGGGGCTTGAAACATTACTAGATTTCCTAATATCATTTGCTATTCCTCTATTTGGAGGATTATATCCAGTATATCGTCTCTTTTCAAGTTATAGCCTTTACTGGTAAGAAATAGGTTGGCTAGCGGGAACCTTATTTCAGGTGTTCCTAATCCTTCTCCCCAGAGCCACTCGGGAGTTGATTCAGTCCCAGATAGTTCTTGCTTTAAAGCGGAGACTCTGCTTGACAAAAGAGGCAACATATCTACGTCGTTGTCACTAGCTATATCAATGTCTATCTCTAAAGCGAGACCAAGAAGCTTTGAAAAGTCGCCGGAATCCATTGCTGCTGCAGACTGTAGAAAGATTTCTTTTAGTTTTTTGTGCTGGAGATCTTTCGACGTTCGGTCAGGATGCGAAGCTAAAGCAATTTTTTTGTATATTTTTTTTGCCCAATGAGGAACGTCTCTAGCTTGCTTGTCTGGCTCGTGATATTCGTCTTCATCAATCAAGTCTTCAGAGTCTTCAAGAACCCAGCCATCAGCTGTCTTACGCCAAGTTTGTGACGATTTAGTTGGGTCTATGTTAATAGTCTCCCCATCATGGTTGTCTTGATCGGTTGGGCGCTCAGGATCTTCTGGTCTCGGTGCTATATTCGCGGCAGACTCTAACAGGGTTGACATATCTTTAGTATATTCTACAGAATACTCACTATAAAGAGCGTCTACTTGCATACTATATTTTTGCAACATTCGTAATTCTGCTTCTAGAAAACGAACCTTTCTTGTCGCGATGCGAGACTTTTTCTTCATAAATCTAAGTATGGAAGAAAAAATATAGTTGTCTTATTCAAGCCTTGAACAGATTACGTCATGCTTCTTCTTGTAAGCGTTAAAAAACTCTTCGCTATCAACACCAGTAAGAACTAAAATCGCTGTAAAGTACTTGTAGGCATCGATCATCTCTTCCAGGAACTCAGCCCTGTCAAACTCACCTGTACCGGTGCGATGATCTTTCCAATTCTTAAGATGAAGAAGCGCTTCAAAGAGCTCTTCGATCCCGCGAAAAGCGAGTTCCCTAACATCTTTTTGGTTCGATTTAACTGTTAGATCAATTGGCCATTCTTCTGGATACGCGCCAGGGATGCTCTTATTGATTCTACGCATGAATTCTTCACGTAATGCAAAGATTTCACCAAGACGGTCTTTCATTTTTATGCCTCTTCTTCAGCCGGTGTTGCTGCAAGCTCTTCGGCGTCGGATAGCATCTTTTGGATATTACTGTTAAAATTTTCGTAATAGTCAGGTGAGATATCAATTTGTCCATTCTTATCTACAAACTGAGCTGCACGGAGGTTATCTACGATGTCAGTACCTGTTAGAATAGCAACCTGTACTAGTTGCGCGATGTGGGAAATTGCGTTGTCTGTTAACGTTGTATTTTTCATTTTTTCTCCTCTAAAGAAAGATAATCATTGATTGATTATAAAGGATACTTTATGAATTGTACATAAAATGAATCGTTAATTCATAAATTTCGTTGCCCAGGCCCAAAAAGCCATACCGAACTGTACAACGGTGAAGACGGTAACTGCTTTAGTTCGAAAAGCTTTGAGCTCTTGAACTTCATCCACCAATTCTTTTATTTATGAAGGTGAGGCAACTTCATCAATTTTTTCTTTCCACGTTTTAAGCTCATCGACTTTGTCTTCACGGACTTGCATTTTTGCCAGCTCTTGCTTTACGTCTTGTAGTTCCGAGCGTAAAGCTTCAATTCCAGTCGCTAAAGTTTCTAACTCCTTTAATACCAGTCTGGAGTATTCGGCCCATCCGTTCTCAGACATTTGTAACCTCCAGATCACTAGACTTCGAGTCTTTTAGGATGCTTAATATTTTAAAAATCTTCTCAGTATATTCTATTGAGACACTTTCATCTATACACATATCTGTATGAAGGCTAGCAAGCTCTCTTAAGACGCGCTCTTTGCATCCGCTAGTGACCTGGCCTGCTGGCTTTTTTTGGCATATTTGGTCTCTTAGCTCTCTTAGCTTCTCAAGGCTTGACATAAGGTAACTCCAAGAAATGACGTAACGTAACATTCTTTAAATATGCATAAAAGCGCAACTATTCTTGTGTCATTTTCTCGATTTTCTATAGGTGCCTACAGCTGTCGGCCAGAGTGATTCAGCTATGTCCATGCAGGCGTTCGCTACCTGTTGTATTTCCCACTGAGCTCCTGTATGCGTACGTAGCTCAATAAATTTTAAAAGATTTGAAAGATTGCAAGTACCGTAATACTCTGTATAGAGATTTTGTGGAAGAACTCCCCTAGCTTGCTCTCTGCAGACTCCTTCTTCGATGAGTCTATTATAGATGTGTAGCGATTGTTTGTGGTGACTTTCAACCATGTATGATGCAGAAAAGTTTGCTTCAGTGCCCATAGACATATCTGGATTTATTAAATCTGAAAGATTGGAAGCTTGTCGATTACTCTTGTGTTGAGTTCTAAACTCTTTGGGTTCGTAAAATCTTAAATCAAAGTCAGTGTATCTTCTACTAATCTCGTTATAGCTCCAAGTACGATGTCTGTGATGTTGGCTCCTTATAAAGAGCGGAACTACAAAGCGAAAAGTTACGACGTTATGTTCGAAAGTGCTAGTGTGCTTATGATTAACAAGATACTTGATAAGCTTTTCGTCTTTCTCATCTAACGTTTCTTTATGCTTCCCAAAAGAAACGCGGGCGCTATTGACTATGGTTAAATCAGAGCCCATATGCTCAACATACTCAACTGCGCCAATACCATCTTCATAAAGCTCTACTTTTTTCACTTAATACTCCATATCTTTACGCACATCTTCTTCTTTCTTTATTCTTCTATCGGCGTATTTTTGCTTTACATTCTGGATTGGTACAGGCTCACCATCGCCATCTATTCTAACAAACGTCATCTCGACGTCACATACGGCACGTTGAGATCCGTTCACGACGCTGTGTCGACGAGCAGATAATTTGATTGTTATAGATGATGTACCAATCTTAACGACATCGCCATAGATCTTTATGATCTGGCCTGGACGAACAGGTTTCTTAAAAATAACTTCAGAAATACATTTTGTGACCACTCGAGGTGTTCCACATACCTGCGCAGTAAAAACTGCTCCTGCTTCGTCAAGCCAAGCTAACATTGTTCCGCCGAATAAGTTACCGTGATAACCCACATTCGACTCTTTGCACATATGGGTCGCTATAAGCTCAGACATTTTTTTACTCCGCGTACTCTAAAACGCAACAAGCGACGCGATACGGATCACAATTTGAACCAGGGCGGCGGTCTTCAGCGTAACCTGACCAGTTATTTTCTGTCGTTCCGGTAGGTATCCTAATCGATGCCGAGCGGTCGCCAACCCCAGACGTGAAATTTCCGAAACTAGACGTTTCATGAATTCCTGTCATTCTTCTATCATTAAGATCACCGTAAAGTAGCATATGCGAAGAATGTGCTTCTTTAGCATTAGACATTATTGATTCGAATAATGTTTGGCCGCCTACATCTCGCATTTTTTCAGTGGAAAAATTAGTGTGGCATCCGGAGCCGTTCCATCCGTCATGAGGTTTAGGATGCCAATCAATACCAGCATCATATGTTTCGGCGGATAGTTGTAGAAGGTATCTGCTAACCCACATATCATCAGCTGCTTTTAAGGGATCTTCGTTAAACAGCTGATATTCCCATTGTCCAGGACTTACCTCTGTGTTATATCCTACGATATTTATACCTATAGAAGTACAAAGGGACGCGTGTTCCCTAATCAGTCTCCTAAACTTTATTGGAGAACCTGATGAGCAATAATAGCGACTGTCATCGATTGGTAGTCCTTCTTTTGGCCACAAAACATTCTTACCGTCTATCGTAACAAAAAACTCTTGCTCAAAACCGAGCCACAACTTCTTGCTAGACGCTCCATCAGACAATCTTTTTCTGAGAACGGCGCGATGGTTTGAGCTGTGAGGGGTCCTGTTTTTGTCAGGTAAACATACCTCACATAACGCGATGTAGTGCTTATCAGATAGCTTATAAACTCTTTGAGGCTGGATCACTCTTTCGGAATCAGTTGTTGTTGCTTGACTTGTTGAAGAGCCATCAAAGTTCCACTCAGGAACAGATATTTCGAACTCGCCGTCGGTGCCAACAATTGGGTTTACAATCTTGGTCTTTGAGCGAATAAGCGGGGCCTCTAAACCATCTACCCATATATAATCAACGTGAATCATCTAGTCTTCCTTACATTCTTTTAAAAGACCGGCTATATCTAGACCGGCGCAATCAATTTTTTTTCTTGTTAAATTAAAGTGGTTTATAAAACCCTCGAATTTTGAAGCCGCGCAGTCTTTATCAACACCCTGCACTAGCTTTCCAGATGAGTCTGTTGGGCATTCAAGCGGAATACCAATACCACTATGGATAGCAGACCAAAGAGCCTTTAGCGCCTCAAGCTGGATGTCATAAAAACCTAAGTGCTCTTTTAGGCTGCTGCCGTGGACTTTGACATCTCCCTTCTTATTCAAAGGTCGCTCGCCAAAACCGTTCTTAACATACCAGCTTTGGTACTTCGGATAAAAGGCATTTGCTATCTCAACACCAATACTATCATGATTCCATTTACGACCACCAGCTTGCCATGCAGCGTGTTGCGTATCTAATAGTTGGTATATCGTTCCGTCGTTATCTATACCGAAGTGAATTGATATTCCGCGGTTATTGATTACTCTAGACATAGACTCTGTGGATAAACAAACATCCCAATGATTGACAAAGAAGTGTGGCTTTCTATCAGGCTTGCCTGCGTAGCTAGTGTACGTTCCATCTTTACAAACGAACCCGTTAGGATCATCCCATAGTATGACATCATCCCACTCAATCGGAAGAAATTTGCCATTATGAACTATAAACTTATCGCTAGCAGAGCAAGAGCGGTAACTTGGCTTATGATCAGATATCTCGTCTTCTCGTTCGGTCCATATCCTTCTATATGTTGAAGGACCACATAGACCGTCCGCGGTTAGATCATTTTTCTTTTGCCACTTTCTGATTGCTTTTACTAGATCATCATCGTGGTCAACAGCACCGAACCAAGAAGGCTCCCATCCTAGGGAGTCAGCAGAACTCTTATTATAAAAAACTTTATCCATCTTTTTTTCTCTCTTTTTCTCGTTCGTACTCGTCTATATGAAATAAGACCGTAGAAGCCCAGGTTCTGTCACTGTCTTTCTCTCTTTCGGACAAGTCCTCATATTCAGTCAGGACTTGCTTTCGCCACCTTTCGACATTTTCCGGAGTATAGTTATCGAGCATATATCTAGTCCAGTGAGCCCATTGACGGTGTTCAAGATCTGCCAATACTTCAAGAAGGACCCTTCTGCTAGCGCTATCCATACTCACTCTCTACTCAAAATCTATGTTTACAGTAACATCAATATGAAGCTTTGGAACTCGTAAGTGGTTTGCTAGTCCGTGCTTCTTTGTTTCATTCGCGTCCAGAAACCAGTCTGCATGCTTCTTTTTGTCCACGATCTTAAGAAAATAGTCATCTTTCTTTCCGCAGTTTTGGGCCATCATCTTATAGACTTTTTCATTCAGCCTGTCAGCTTCTTTTGCGCCAGCCTTTAATTCTTCTACTTTACCCATATCCATTGATGAAACATCATGAATCATAAGTGTAGCATCAGGGTCCATAAACCTGTAACCCTCAGTACCACATGAAAAAAGAATCGCGCCACATGACATTGCTTTTCCTTCCACTATGGTGGCAACCGGTAGCTCTGCGTGCTTGATCGCACTTATCATACTCATCAAGCCATAAACTTGACCTCCGTATGAATCGATTACAACAGGTATGACTTTCTGGCCTGTATTATGAGCAGCCGCTACTTCCATAGCGAACTTGCTGGCAGACTCTTCGTCGAACTTGTTGACCCGAATTATAACAGGTTGTTTTCTTAACTCTATTTCTTTGATCTTTGAATCGATCTTTGTTGTCCAGCGCATTAAACACTCCTAAAAACTGAAACTTAAAAAATTACCTATTGGGCAACTATTACTATCCACATTTTGCTATGCCACAATTTATACATGTAGCACAACCTTCTTGATATACTACATTTGGGCTGTCACAACAGCCAAGATCAAATACACCATTGCTGACTTTTGTTCCGTCAGTGATATACTTCTTTAAACATCTAGCAATTACTTTCGAAAAGCTAAACAGGTCGGCGTCCTTATCTTTCTGTAACTGCTCAACCATGTATTGTACAGGTACTCCGTGCCGTAGCGCGAGAGATATAGTTCTAGTAAATGCAGAGTAGTTTGGATTATCAAAAACTTTCACAACATCTTTTATTACGAACTCGTCACCGTTAGTACCAACGACTAGATCATATTTTGAAAGAACAGATTTTCTTGTTCTTTTCCTGATCATTCCAGCCTGGTATCTTCTTGGGATCTCTACATACTCAGATAATCCGCCTATTACCTCATAGGGTCTACCTTCTAGAAGGCCCACAAGTATCGTCCAGGCCTCACCCTTAATATTTGCTTGATGAATATCACATGACAGCTCATCAGGTCTCTTAGGGGCTACATTGGTACTTATTTCGGTGGAGTCCCTGCTATTTTTCTTTTCTTCTGTTGACGAAACTAAAACTCCGGTTCTAGAACCGTCCCTGTAAACAGTTACACCTTTGCACCCAAGCGTCCACGCTTTCATATATACATTTTTTACAGTATCAACACCAATATCTGATGGAAGATTTGTTGTGTTTGATATTGCATGGCATACCCATCTTTGGGCAGCTGCCTGCATTCCAACTTTATTCACCCAGTTTATCTCATTAGCTGTCGCGCCATGATAAGGACTATGGGCAATTGCATTATCCAGATCACCCGTAGCTTCATCATCCCAATTATCTAACCACTGCTTAAAGCCGTGGTGATAGACAGTATATTCTTGCCACTTATCTCCGCTAGCGTCCGTAAAGTCAACTCTTGCACTCTCATCTTGACCTGTTAACTTTTTGCGACGAGTGTAATGTAGCATGAACGCTGGCTCTATACCAGATGTAGTTTGTGTCAGAACAGATACAGAGCCCGCAGGCGCAGTCGTTGTATTAGCAATATTTCGGCGGCCGTACTCCTTATAATCTTTTACACGGTGAGGTAGCAGCTCGCTTATTATATTAGATATAAATGGGTGATCAGACTCTTTCTTATAGTCCCATATGGGGAACGCGCCGCGCTCTTTAGCGAGCACGATCGATGACTCATAGGAATTTACGGCTAGCCACTTATATACTTCTTCTGTAGTCGAAATGGCGCTATCAGAGCCGTATGTGATGCTTAGCATCGCCAGCATATCGCCTAATCCTGTTATCCCCAAACCTGTCCTGCGACCGTTAAGGGCTGCTTGTCTAACATTCCACCACAATTCTCTTTCGTGATATTTTACTTCATCGGACTCAGGATCATTATCAATTTTTTCTAATATCTTATCTATTTGCTCGATCTCAAGATCAATCATATCATCCATCAGGCGCTGCGCTTGTCGGACTTTTTTACCAAACTCGCCATAATCAAACTTTGCTGAATCTGTCCATGGTTCTTCAACGAAAGACGTTAAATTCATTAACATCAACCGGCAGGAGTCATATGGAGATAATATGATCTCTCCGCAAGGGTTGGTACTGACTGAACCGAATCCTACATCATCGTACGCATCAGACGGCGTCATTTTTTTTGCAGTGTCCCAAAACAATACACCTGGCTCTGCAGCAGCGTGGGCGCCCTCGACAATCTCATCCCAAATTTCTGTAGCACTATCCATTAGAGATATTTTAGGAGAAGGTGAATCGACTGGCCAGCGAAGTTCAACTTGTCCAGAAGACTCTACGGCATGCATAAACTCATCAGAAATGCGAATAGAGATATTGGCACCGGTAACTCGTGACAAATTTTGCTTGATTTTTATAAAGTCACGAATTTGTGGATGATGAACGGATATTGTTAACATCAATGCGCCGCGGCGGCCTCCTTGGGCGACCTCACGGCATGAATTGCTAAACCTGTCCATGAACACTTCTATACCATCTGTAGTTCGAGCTGCGTTGGCCGTTAACAAACCTTTTGGACGTATGGTACTAAGATCAAAACCAACACCACCGCGACGCTTCGCGATCTGTACTAACTCTTGATCAGTTTTAAGAATTCCTCCGTAGCTGTCTTCTGGAGAGGGAAGAACAAAACAGTTTGATAGTGACTGAAGTCTAGTATTATTTCCGATACCAGACATTGGTGACCCTTGAGGAACTACATACCTGAAGTCTTTTAACAAATTGTAGATCTCTTCCTCTGTCATAGGATTAGAATAATTAGACTCAATCCTTGAAAGTTCGGAAGCGATTCTTTGATGCATATCATCTGGTGAAAGCTCTAAAAAACTTCCATCATTATCTGTTAATAAATACTTCGTTACGATAACATTTGCAGCTAACTCATCGCCATTAAAGTATTCCAGGCATTTGTCATAAGCCTCTTGGTATGTGTATGTTTTTGACACCTATCTTGCTCCTATTAGATCTTATTAATTTCTTTCCATCTTTTCTTTATCAGCTCACGAGCCTCGACCTTTTCGTCTTTTTGAGCTTGCGCTAGCGTTGATGATTCGCTATCTACTACTCTAATACTAGAGCGTGCTGTGTCAATGTGTATAGGAAAAAGTATGCCGTCTTTGCCGGCTCGGTTTTTTGCGATAAAAAGTCTTCCTGCGCCGGTGGCTTTCTCAGAAGGTTTTCTAGATATTGATACCACTAAATCAGCCACCATCGCTTTCCCGTATGCCTCAGCCATGTTCTCAAGGCCAACAATATCGGAATTCGCAGAGTCCCGGTTTGCTTGACTAGCTGTCCAAACAGGTACCCTTAATTCCATGGCAAGATTACGAAGTTCCTCGTAGATTAACTTCAGCTCATGACGAAGAGAATCATACTGTCTTGAAGACCTCATGATATCCGCATAGTCGATTAAGATAACTGACGGTTTAAAATTTCTCAGTGCTAGCTTCTCAATGTGATTCCGAATTGTGTTCACGGTAGCAGCGCCAGTTGGGTATTCCTTAATTATCAACCGACCTAAGTCTTCAGACTTTTCATAGAAATCGATTACTCTATCTTTATTATCAACAACGTCAGAAGAAGATATACCACATAAGTTAGAGTCGTAACGAATACCAACTGCTTGCTCTGTCAATTCGAAGGTGTAATGAAGGACATTCTTACCAGCCTTCATGGCATTGGCACCCATTTGCACCAAGAAGTGAGATTTGCCGACACCAGTGTTCGCGGTGATGACACCGATTTCTCCTCTACCTAGACCACCAGCTAAAATATCTTTTGCATCTAGCTCGGGTATACCGGTTGGACATACACACCTGTCAATCTTTTGAAATCTCGCCTCTAGATCTTCAAAAAAGTCATGACCAACTGTATTCGGCATGCCAATTGATATCGCAGACTTCATCAGTGTAATGACAGACTCAAAATTATCAGAACCGATCAACTCGACAGATTGCTCTAGGGCTTCTTTAAATGCCTGTCTCTTACAGAAGTCTAAAGATTTCTCCTTGACATAAGCGATATCTCCCGGATTAGGGTTTTCGCGCATACGGATTAGATACGACACGATTTGATCTCTAAGTAATACGTCACCGTCTTCACTAAGTGAATCTTTGATAATGCTGATCAATAATGACTGTGTTGGAAAACAGCGGTACTGCTTGAAGTAGTTAAAGTACTTATCACAGAGATATTCAAGATAACGAAGCTCAAAGAAGTCAGGTCTCATAACTTCAACCATCTGAGCAGACCACTTTAGATCAGTTAACAAGCCTTGGAAGATTTTTTCCTGGAATGGTTTGTTATACTGAGAAAATTGGCCTGCGGCGAGGTCTGTCAATATTTCTGTTTTTGCAACAGCAGATGTCATGTTTTTTCCTTTGTTCTATCTTAAGATTTTGAGATTCATAAAAAGCTTATCATAATCAACGTTTGTTATCTGTAGATTCATAAGACTTCTTATAAAGCCTAGCTTATCTCTTGTAGGAGTTTGCTCGAATGCAAAACTAATTTTATCAACTTGTGATGCAGACAGTTTTCCAAACCCTAGATACATAAGCTTCCAATTTTTTCGTATTTCATCTTCATGATTGATAATGCTATCATAAAGCTTAAGCTTGCTTTGTTCTTGAAGTTTTCTACATTCTGTAACTATGTCGCTGATTGTTAGACTATCACGTTTAGACAAATTTGGAAATCTTTTAGCTAGACTCTTAAAGCCAACGCCGGGGGCACCCTTTAGACCGTCAGAAGGATCACCAATAAAGCATCTTGCAAGACAAAAGTTTTCGGGATGTATGCTAAACGTATTTACTATAGAAGAAATGTCCCACTGCTTTTTACTTCCTGGAGACCACACGTTAACTTGCTCACTAACTAACTGATAGAAATCTTTATCCGTAGATACGATAACACATTTTTTTTCTTTCTTACGAAAGCGTGATGAAACTATATACGCTATGACATCGTCTGCTTCACAATCAGGAACGTACAATTGCTTTACGCCGGCTTTCCTTAAGAGAGAAACAAGTTGGGAAACTTGCGAATTTCTGTTCTGGACAGTATCAGGTATTTCATCATAAAAGCGATTTAACTTTGCTGGTTTACGACCATTCTTATAATTCGAATCTATAGACCTTCTGCGTGTGGATCCTCCGCCTTCCCAAACAACAATCATGTCTTCTGGAGTATACCTTTCGCACAGCAATTGTAGATTTTTTAAGAACCCTACTATACCTCCGACATGCTCGCCGTTTGCGTCCATTGTTGGATTCGCGACCCAATGCCTATAGAAGACATTTAAGCCATCTATTATTAGCGTGGGTCGTACGCTACTAGACATCTAGATCTTCAATCCCCTCTAGGTTTAGGTCAATTGCAACCGCTCTTACTTCTTCATAAGATTCAGTATCGAGTACAGCTTCATTATCATTCGACAGCTTTCTTAGCATACAGTCAGATAACAATGCGTCAATGTAGTCTTTGTACTCTGGATCTTTCCACACTTCACCAAAGTCTGCTTTATAGAACTTCTTCTCAACTTCTACTTCACCAGTTTTAGCGTTAGCGACAATTAAATTTTTCCATGAACTAGTACCAGATACCGTTATTTCCTTGCCACCCAGAACGGCAGATCCGTGCTTACGTAATTCGTCAAATACTTGTTCGTGCTCCACGATACCTTTACCGAAATGTATCTCGAAGTTAACTTCTCGAAACGGAGGTGCGACTTTATTTTTGATCGTTTTCGCCCTAACGTGGATACCAATAACTTCTTTTGCTTTATTTGTTATATGTTGTCCAGCGCCAAGCTTAATACGAACTGACGAATGGAATGGAATGGCTTTCCCACCAGGGGTTGTAGTGGGATCACCGTACATAACTCCGATCTTAGTTCTGATCTGATTCAAGCAGATAAACAACACGTTTTGATTCGCAATAACTCCTGTTATTTTTCGCATGCCTTTTGATATAGCTCTGGCTTGAAGACCAATGGAGTTTTGTTCATACGTCCCATCAAGCTCCGCCTTAGGAGAAGATGCTGCTACCGAGTCCCAAATAATTGTAACTGGTACATCTTTGTCCATTGCCTTTGCCTTTAATATAGTCGACTCTGCGATGGATAGAACTTCTTCCGTACAGTGAGTGTCGACATATACAAACCGCTTATTAATATCTACGCCAAGCAAACCAAGATTTTCTACCGATGTTGCGTTCTCTGTATCAATATATACACAGATTCCGCCTAGCTCTTGGGTTGATCTAGCAATCTGAATTGCGATATGAGATTTTCCAATAGACGGAGGTCCGAAGATCTCGATGATACGACCTTCTGGAAGGCCACCATTCGGACGGTTTGCTATAATATAATCTAGCTGCTTTGAGCCAGTACTGATCCATCGATTAACATGGGTCGGTGATTCGTCTGTCGAAAGATTGTAAGCTACCCTGGATCCGTGCTCCTTGTTTAGCGACTTAATCAGATCAGAAGTAAATTCATCGTTAACAGGATTAGTTTTGATTTTTTTTCTCGGCATATTCTTTTAGCTCCATGAAGTCTATACTACTATAAGGATTAATTGAGACATGTTCATAAAAAACAAGGGGAAGAATTGCTTCTTCCCCTTGTCGTATAATGCAGCTATGTTATGACTTAAAAATCATCTTCAAGATCGGCGAACGCGTCATCTAGACTCTTAAACTTAGAGTCAACAGAGGGCTTAGATGTAGAAGCAGACGGTGTCTTTGTGGGAGCGTCATTTCTAGAAGTTCCATAAGAATTGCCAGATGCTTCGTCATCGCCGTTAAGCCAGTCATTTACGATCTTTGTTAAGACATCGACTGACTTTTCTTCGTACATATCTCCAATTGCAGGAATCGCATCGGTCCAGTCTTTCATCTGCTTAGTGGTTTCACCAAGTGCACATGTCTTGCCTCGAGGGCGAACTTCTGTTGTGGCCCATTGTCGACCCGGGGCTTTCGAGCAGACGACTTTGATATCACGACCGTCAACTGGGTCTGTGATATCGCCATAGTCTTCATCAAGCATAATGTTTAAAAGAGACTGATAGACTGTCTTACCAAAAGACCAAATGCGGACACCCTTCTCTTCTTCACCTCGAACTACAACAGGAGCGTAGTAGCGAGCCTTAGGATATAGCTTTTTAGCCAAATCGTATGACTCTTTAGTACCTTCATCGCGCAGCTTTGTGATCAATTCTTGAATCGGATCAGGATTACCAAACTGATAGGGCGCTAGAAGTCCTGGATTTGTACCGATATTATAATAAAACCATCGTTCAGCGAACGGAAGACCGTCTTCATTATCGGCGAATGCTAGTAGACGAACTACAGCTTCTTCACCTTCGGTGGGGCGCCACATCGTGTTTCGCCGGGAATTAGTGCCAGAAAGTTGGCCGAGCTTCTTACGAAGCGCATCAAAATCAATTGCCATGTTAACCTCCAAATGTTTAATATGCAATATTCAACTGTTTGTCCTCAAGGACATTCTTAGTATAATAACAACTTGTTATTTTTTCAAATTTTTATTTGTTTTTTGTCTTTTTTTATGCTTTTTCTTAAGCTTATCGGGATAAGTTGGGCCGGTACCAAGAGGTGTAGTGGCGCCGGCAATACCGGCAACGCTTTGCTCTTCTTGATCATGTTGCTCTTGGTTAGTTTCATCTGGCTCAGTCAGGATCTCTTCCTCTAGAAGTATACGTCTAATGATTTCTCTAAGATTTTGCATGTATATAACTATGGAGTAAATCTATGATGAGCCTCGATCTCAAAATATTGAGGTTCACATTTTTGTAAGTTCTCAGATAGCCATGCAGATTCAATCTCTGCCTCACTAATATTGTTAACAGATTTCCACCAGACAACAAGATCAGGATTCCATCTATAACGACGCTGCTTAAGCAGGGGGTTTTCTTCCCGAAGCGAACCGGCGGCGAAAACATGATAATCTGATTCGATAGCGTTACCAAGCATCGTCTTCATATAGTCTTCTTTTCTAAGAAGATGTAAGGTTGCATCAACGTCTGCGATGGCATTGTGCGAATCATAGTAAAATCCGTGCCATGCGCAGAGGACCTCTAGAGCCTTCGAAGCACGACAGACATTAGACCAATCAACTTGACTCATTGAACAACACCAGACAACATCTGAAGGCACTGTATGACCGCTGTTGGCGATAGCTTTGTCAACCCATTGTCTATCGAAAGAAGCATTATGACAAATCACAAATTGGCACTTAGATAATATTGCGGCGACCTTATCCCATGGGATTGATTTACCCTTTAGATCGCTATCAACAAAACCAGTTATCTGTGTGATAATAGGGTCAAGTGGTTTCGATGGTTCCTGAAAGTATTCGATACTCTTTTTAACACCAGAGATTTCACCGGTTGTTGGGGAGACAAAGAAAGGTCTCATTGCAATCTGGATTACTTCATCCCTATCGCTATTTAAACCAGTTGTTTCGACGTCAAGCACTATGGCGGGAACGTCTCCTTTAGCTGGTTCACGGTCTGGTGATCCTAACTGTACCAGTTTGGTAAGTGTTACTTTTCCATTATGTTCAAGATGCTTCATATTTTCCTCAGTTAATCAAAGTACTATAGAAGTATAAAGGTACACCCTAAGTTTTACATAACTTATTCTTGCTTTTTATCTTTTACAACCCATGAATTTTTCATAGGTGAAGAGTGAATAACTACCGTACCGGTGTCAATTCGCTGGATCTGCACAGGCACGTCAAGAGATAGCTTTCCAGCGTTCTGGGCGCCGATCAGCGTGTGGTGAAGATATTTTGCACCATTACGGCTGTCTAGCTCGCCCATAGAGATCATAATTCCCTTGCTTTTTCCTTGTGTTACGTTAGAAATTCCTCCGTATGAGCGCTTCATAACATCAGATTCTTTAAATGCTTGATTTAGCAGTTTTGAAATTCCAGCAAATCCGGATGCAGCATTTTTAATACCAAGATTACTCATAAGTTCATCAGGAGCCTCTTCAGCAAGAGCGCCGGCTTCCTTTACAGACTTACTCCAGCTACCTCTACCGGCAGTGACACCAATTTCGCCTGGTGCAGTATCAGCTTTTTTCTTTTTGCGTTTTGAGGGTGGTTTCTTTTCTTTATCATCTGTCGCAGGTACATCTGGTCCCTCAGCTAACATCTTACGTATATAAACTCTTAACTTATCTTCATTCATTAGAACTAAACTCCGAAATTTTTAGTGGAAAATTTCCCATTTCTTTTAACTCAAATCCGCTGTTTACGTATTCAACTACCGGTCCTAATTGCTCAGGATCAGCTTCGAAAATTAAAGCATCATGAATAATAAATATGGGCTTGACGATGTCTTTTAACGTTTCACAAAAATCTAAAAAACCAAGTAGGGCAATGTCAGTAGCTGAAGACTGTAAGAAGTTATTAACCAAAATAGAATCTCGCGCATCGTCGACTATAATGGGTCGACCAAAGCAGTTTGTTATTGTTCCAGCTGATGCTTGAGATCTTAGAGACTTTGACAAGGAAGAAATTTGAAAGTACTGCTTAACTTCTTTGAGCAATCTTTTTGCTGTTATCTTGTGATCGTTTGTACGTAAAACACTTTCTAGTTTTGAAGTTCCGGCTCCGTACAAGGCACAAAGAGTAGCCAGCTTGGAAACGTCGCGAGGTATATCGAAACCGCTACTTACAGAAAAAGAAGTGTACACGTCTGTGTCTGCCTGCTTTCCTGCTATATTCAAGGCCACACGTGGCTCAAGAGAAGTAAAATCTATCTCATATAGCTTATTACCCGGTATACTCGGAATAAATATTGATCTAAAGTCTTTCTTTAGTGTTAGTATTTGCGGTCCAGCTTTTATTGTTAAGCGACCGGTCTTAGTCGAGACCCTGTTATATAGCGGGACTGGAAGCTTATTACCTTTAAGCATACCTGTTATCGCTTTAAGAGAGTGGTTATCGTTTACTTTAAGGTAGCTATCACACCTTGCTTTAGAAACTGTACTAGATCCAAGATATGAAAATAGCTTGTTTGTCTCAATAAAGAAACTAGGGTACTCACTATGATCTATAATACCGATAGCTGTCTGCATCTCTGATATAAACTCCATAAACAGCTTCTTAAACTTTTTTGGAGGTATAACTTTGCTCCATGGCGCCGAGTTATATCCGCATTCCTTAAACGAATTAATAACCGGAGTAGGAACTAAAGAAGGTTGCTGACATGCAAACAAAGTCAACAAAGGTTCAATTGAATTTTGAGCGCCTTCGAATCCATAACGATAACCTGTCTCCTTATTATCAGACCAGCTTAACAACTCACCGTCAAGTGCTGCGTGATAGGAAGAACCTATAATATGTTTGTTAATAAGGATAGACATAGTAGATTATATCATAACGCGAACTTATTTTCAAGTGTAAGTTATTCTTCTTTGCTTTCGGATAATGCTGTTAGCGCCTTAGTAACGTTACCCATCATACTAGCGTACTTACCGAAAGCATCCACTTGGGTCATCTTTAACTTTGTTTCAAACTTACCTTTTTGTATTGTATGACTTATTCCAGAAACTACAAAGACATTATCTACTGTCGTCCCAGTACCAAAATCTACAAAGAAGCTCTGGCCATAGCTGACTACTGGACACCCTAGTGTCGTTAATGAAAGAGTAACGGGCGCTGTTTGAAGAGGTACGCCGGCGTCTCGGGCGCCTTGAGCTGTCGTGCCGCCGCCCATGCCACTTCTCATCATATTCATAGATGCCAGCTTAGGATTATTCATAGAAGCAACGTCTGCTGACAGAACAGCAGAGTTTGTACTACCGTATATTATGGTAGGCATTGAGGCTTGCATAAAGTTTTTCAACGCCTTGAATCCGCCCTTTACACGAAAATACGTATTTGGCTGGGTCGCTGGATCATAGCCCGATGTATCATCTTCAGAGAGCGACGGAACAGCCTCTAGAAGACCATAGTCCAGCGCTTTTTGTAGCTCATCATAAAATGCATCGGCGTGGGATACAGACACCTCTGCTTCGTCGCTATCTGTATCTGGCGTCGGTGGTCTAGCAGCTTTGCTGGCGGCGGAAGTTAATAACCCCAGTGAGTTTGACCTTGAGGCGGCCATTAATTTTCCTAAAGCAGTGTGGGGAGTGCAAACAGAGTCGTATACATGTATCCTTAGTATAGTGGAGCGGCGACCTTCGTCGTGACCTGTTTCTTTTGCTGGAACGGCTTCAAGATGAAACCTTATTCGTGGCATCTTGAATTCCATGTCTGCCTCCATACCGTAAGCATCTTCAAGACGTTTTTTCTTTTCATCGTTTAGCTTTGTAGGATCTTCGGAGAGGTCTTCCTTAACCTTCTTTTTTCCCTCTTCATCTGTGTCATATAGTGCTGCAAGACCGTATGCTTCAGAAGCCTGATTATGCACGAATTCTTTACCGACCATGCTCATAAAACGACCAAGAGGCAGATTTATAGAAGTTTTCGTATTTTCTTTAAAAGTCTTTTGAAAATCCACCATGTTTATAGGAATTTCAGCCGTCGTACAGTCTTTAATATACGATGCTTTATCATTTACAGGATAAAATATAAACTGGATTTCGTCAAATCTCTTTGTCGATGCTAAAGGCTTTCCAACCATATACATGACAAGGGCGCCGAGAGATACGTGTTTTGAAGATCTTTTAGTTATATTTACGTACTTCGTGCTTCCTTCATTACCAGTTATTGTTTTAGCAAATGGATCTTTATTCGCGGTGCGCAGTGAAACAAGATGAGACATCTTAGCAGAGATTGCGTCGGCTATCGTTTTTTGCAACGCCTCGACAGCGCCACCGGTCCCATCGCTACCAAACATATTTTCAAGTGTGCCTGCTAGCTCTCCTGTTGTCCCACTTGCGCCTCTGTTATCAGAGATGTATTTCTTTAATGCTTTTTGGGTTTCTTCATCTATAGTCATCGCTCGACTAGTGTCGGAAGCGGCGGAAAAGAAAGATTCACCGAACACATCTCTGGCTTCGCTACCGCCGCCCATTGAGGATGCCTCAGATATTGCAGTTGCTTTCAGTTGCCTAATCACTTCCACCATATCTTGTAAGGCTTGGACGGCAGTCTCAACATCTTCGCCTTGACCTATATTATTCGTGTCTAGATTGCTAGCACCTTTCATAGAAAGCTTAAGCTTAATTTTAACTTGTCCTACTTCATCAAAGCTAAAGCTACTATTGACTATCATGTATTTTTCAGTGACCTTCATGGCATTTAAGAAAGAACCATAAAAATTACCAGACCTGACACCGTCTGTAGAAGTCGAGGCAGAGTCGTCAGGATGAGACCACCCGTACGTTATCATTAACTCACTGTGACCATATAGATCAGGCTTTACAAATTCAGCAACCTCAGATAGTCTAGACCGATCATGTAGTGTAAGTGATAGTTCAGCAGTCTTATGAGACATCATACCACGTGAAGGGCTCACTGTTATTGCAAAACCTTCGATACTCATAAGAGGGCGAAATGGGTCTATTATTGCTGCGCCGCGGCGGCCACCTGATGAAATAGGCTCACCATCGTCTCCTATCACGTTTGAAAACGACTCATAGTCGCCATAGGTTTCTAGTTGACCATTTATATGGGGGACCAACGTCTGGGGTGCTGTAAACATCTCCATTCCTGCCGTGGAAACAGCAATATCGGCTGATGATACTTGAGTATCTGCCCCGCCAGCAGCTGCGTCGGCATCCGCTGCCTCAAGCATTCCTTGGACAGCGCTTTCGTCAACTGCTGACGCTAGACTTTTATTAGCATCTGATGAAGGTTGACTTTGACCAATAAGATGCTGCATTAAGCCAATAGACTGAATTTTTCCGGAATCACTCATCCCATCCCTGGGCGACACTAGCGTAATATCCAGATGCGGTTGAAGTCTTGAGAATTCTAGAGTAGGTATACAATTCATGAAAAGACCAGCTGCGCCGGAATCTCTTGCTGCTGGAACTAACTTAGGGTTCTTTACTTCTAGTGCACATAGATTAGGTGTAAATTTAGTTGGTGAAGCAAACGCACCGTTAATGGTCCCATCTCTGCTGCCATCGGTACCGGGTGATATCTTGCAAAAATCAGATACGCTTATTTGAGAACAAACTTTTGTCCACGAAGAGTCCCATATAGTTTCAAATGCAGAAGGCTCACCAACATATCGGTACAATTTTTGAGCCATTTGCTCAATCTCTCCAGCTTCATCACCTGTAGCAATATCTTTAAGAGCAGTAAAGTTCTTTGTCATAATGACGCCGCCTTCAGTAGCATCAGTGAACGTACGAACTAGTTTATTCATTTCTGGTGTTGGATCAAGGTTTACAGAGCCAAATGAGCTTATAGCATTGTCGTCGCCGAATGCGAGAATAGACATAAACTTCTCTTTTGACACAACGCTATAGTAGCGACCTAACGCCTCTACAATCATAGCAAGTTTTGAGTCGTAAATTGCCATTGCTTAACCTATCAACGCTTCTATTTGTGCTAAATCTGTGGGTATTAACAATTGCGTGCCTGGAGGAACTTGTAGACCCCACCCGATGCTACTTGCAGCAGCTATGACCCACCATAGGTTACCATCGTCGTAGTGCTCACCAGCGATGATGTCAAGCCTTTCGCTTTCTTTCGTTACATACGTAGTATATGCAATTGCGCTTTGTTGACATGCTCTGTATATTACATTACCAGCTGCGTACGTGCCGTATGATTTACCACCTCTAAGCTTAGGGGCGCGACGGTATCTAGTGGCCATTATTCTCCTCCAGGCATTTTAGCAGATTTTGCGAATTTAACATAATTTTCTCTCGCGGCGTCGTTAGGTGAATCGGAACCGGGTATCCTACCTGTAGTTGCAATTGAATCGTTTTTTATGCCACCCTTATCGTAAAAGTCTGTGCCTAGAGGTCCTGCTATATTACCGACTGGATAGTTTATGGCGCGCATCATACCGTTGTTATCAAGACCTGGTATGATATCATGGATTGGGCTAAATGATATGGAGATATTTAACATAGTTGGTGCTCGTCTACCTATCCCACTCATGTCCCATTGTGCTTCACCCCAATCCATATCAAAGCTTGTTATAACACCAGCGAGACCACGGCCGCCGGCAGCTTCGAATGATCTTACTATCGCGTTATTTTCGGGCTTAAAAAAGTCACCAACGTCTGTTATTTGATCGGAGAGAGTTACTGTAGAATCAGCTGGTAGTGTTGCGGCGGGGGGAGGTGGCGGAATAGGATCTAAATCCGCAGAAGTAACAACATATGTGTGAAAGTGACGTTTGTCTGAAGCTTTGCCATAAGGATCAGCTTCATCATCTTGGTTAACATATTGAACGTAATATTCTGCGTGAGGCTTTTCTTTTGCTTCGTCAGAATCTTGGTCTATAGCATCGCCGGTGTTAGGCGGTACAACAATTCTCTCACAGATAGTGACTGTACCCGCAGCTGAAGGCCTACTAACAAACGGTACGGTGGAGACGTGGGTCGCTCCAGTATCAGGTGTGTTTGCGGTGTGCTTATTTTTTGCTAATTCTGGTGATGCAGTACCGTCTGTGACCTCTACCACATTACCGGCTTTAGTATCATATGTTGTATATGCACCGGGCTTGAGTGTAGCTTTACCCCAGGTTGGGTCACCTGGTAAAAAGCCCTGCTTAACGTCAGAGTACGATGATGGCTCATCTTTAAACCTCGCAATTAAAGCATCCGCGTGAGTCGACGCCGCGGTAGCTGTTGCGCTTGACGCAGCTGCGGTAGCAGAATCCACCTTTGCTGTTGCAGATATATCAAACGTGGCGCCGGCGATTGCCCTAAACTCTGCGCCGGCTGGACCAGTCCCACTCGTGGCGCCGGCTTCGGTGTCTGGTGCCGGCATTACCTCACTTAGACCGAATATTCTAGCTAGATTAAATCTGCTATAATTGCTACGAATTACATCACCAACTCTCAGTCTCAAAACAGGACTAGCAGTTGGAATTTGAGAGAATGGCATAATGAACTTTTTGCTACCAGCCGTAACAGGCTTACCCATCGAAAACTGTGGGTATATCATAGATATAAGCTTATTTAAGCTCCACCACATAGAATCAAAGTCTGAAGGACTTGTTGCGACCATGGTCCAGCTCAAGCTTATAGATCTAGTCGTATCTTGGTATATCTTGACTTTATCAATCCTGCCATATCCACCAGACTCGGCATAAGATATTGAATACGAATCTTTTAAGTCACCTAAGAAAGCATGGAACCCAAGAACTTCATTAGTCCTTAGATCATGTAGATAAAACGGGCAATACTCTGCATCAAGCTCATTTTCTATTTCCGTGACTTGTTCTGATGTGTATCTTTTTCCTGCCTGCGGCTTACTTGCAAATAGTCCTCTCGCTTGAGTACCTCTTTTACCACTGTCTTTATACGGGCTCTTATCACTTCTAGAATAAGTATCTCCTATAGTATTATGCAGTTGTTGCATAAACGTAGGATCATAACCAAACACCGTAGACGCATTTACATATTTTTCGTTTAACAGAGTTAATGCTGGAGCACTGCTATGCCTCCATGCCAGACCTTTTGATCCCCCCGGATCTCGACTAAGTCTCTGGCGGGTCTGACCTGTGGTATTCATACTGGCGAATCTGATGTGTCTTTCGTATGATGATAACCATACATCGCCCATTCTTAGTATCGCTGTAAAGAAATTCCAAGCCGGATAGCTGTTTAGACTAGTTATCATATTAAACATTATAATCGCTGGATCTGGACCTGAGGAAGATGTAGCTAGTTCTATTTCTTCTAGCATAGTCTCTAAATCTCTTCTCATTACCCGCATAATGTTTGCGTAATATCCAGCCCCATACAGCATGTTAAAGAAGACAGAGTCGGCATCCGCCAAAACACCTGTGAACCATGCGCCTACGGCTGTCCAGCCGCCTGGAATAGGAGGTGGCGGTCCAGATGGGTCAGGTAAGGCGGAGGGCGGAAGCTTTAAAAATGCCCCTAAGCCATAACAAAAGCATAACCACGCGGGACGGTCTAGGGATGGGAACCCTAGTTGACGAATCATACGCAACTGTGCCGGCTCTTTTTTCCAAGAACCCTTCTTTAACGTGTGAGGCTTTCCTGGCAAGGGGGTAGCGGTACCTACTTCAAGAACCTCGACCAGCGAAGTAATGGCAGTAAAAACAGCAGCACCTACAAGATACTCCGCCAGTGACTGTAGCGCGGTATTCATATTTGCTAGAGGGGCTTTGCCAAACGGCTCTTTATATGTCGATAAGACACCGTAAGACTCTTTATCTAGTAACGCGTCTCCCGTCAGATCATCAAATCTTAGTTCGGCATTTTGCAGATCTATTTTTGAGGGTGCGTTATAAGCATTCCGAGGTCTTAACCTAGATACGCCAACTTTTTCGCTGCCCATCTGAACACCCGTGGTTGACAAACTACTCACGCTTTCCGGATCTGTGTTACCATATGCATGTCCAGCTTGTCGAACTAGCATAGATGAAGATATCTTGTGCAGATCTTCAAGTGATGTTCTTACAGCATCGTCATTGTATACACCAAACGCTCCTTGCTCTATAGGGATCCCTGGTTCTGTAAACTGTCCATCCTCTATATAGGGTGATGAACCAGGAGTTGGATCAAATCTATTACCCATCTTTAACATCGACGATATTTTTTTCTGCAGCGGAGTGGCTTTGGTTGGATCTGCTGCTGCGCTAGCACCGGCAGTAGCGCCGATACCGGGTTCACCAGGCTGGCGATTCGAAACGATATCCCTAAGAAGTGAATGTCCATCAGACTGTGCGTTTTTGTTTAATACATCGGAAAGCGTTTCAATTTTCCCAGAATCGCTTAGTGTGTCAAAATCGCTCACACTGGTTTCGGAAGAACCTGGTCCAGAAGGGAATGTATTCGTAAAGCCAGGGTTTCCATCCTGGCCACCTGTTGTGAACTCTGCAGGACGACCAGCGGACCCTTGTAACGAAATTTCAGTACGCGGTGCGTCTTCTATAGGGAACTCATTAAGTGTAGCAGCGTTAGTTGTTTTTGCGCTCAAAAATGAGCCTAGAGTATCTTTTGAAGAGTTTTTTAGATCATCGCCCTCTTTAAACTGACCTTCTGTACCAGAACCTTCGGGAATATAATCTTTTTCATTCGCCATAATGTCTAACAATCTCTTCTTGTAGTTTGCTTAAGGCGTCTTCGTCATTACGAATAAAGTCTATAAGCTCTAGTAAGCTATTAATCGCAGGACTCGTGCTACCTTCTTTAAAATCGTTTTTAATCTTTGTAAAACCAGACTTTTGTTGCCGAAGTACTTCTTCTAATCCTTGGTTATTATCTTTCATTATTACTCCGCAGTTGTTAGAGGCGTTGTCATTACTGATTTATTAACCAGCACCTTACCGACCTCGTTCGCGTCCATAGTGACATTCATATTGATCGTAATATTAATTGGTTCATTGGTGATAGTAAATTCTCCCTGACCCGTTCCGATGGCGGAAGCAAAGTTATCAAGCGCTACTGTGGCGTCTAGTTCGCCGAGGGAGTTCATCGCTTCAACGGCTAGTTTCGCCTCTGTAACCATCGACGTCACGGCTGTGGCTAGACCGCCGCCCGGGACTTCCGCCATTTTCTCTTGCATCTTAATAATATTGGCACCGAAGCTCGTTAACTTTTCTAAAGCTGTATTCGCTGCATCAAGGGGTGCCAGCGCGGACTCATCAAGAGTTACGCCGCCCAGTGCTGTAAACAATCCTTGCAGACCGTCGTCACCAGTTAAAGCAGATTTAACACCGGTAACGATATTTCGAATTAAGCTTCCCATTGATGCGCCATCTGGGACGGCCATACCAGCTAGCTTTGAGATGACATCCGCAAATTGACTGATGGCCGTCATGGCAGATCCAATGATTTCAATTTTTGCTTTGGCAGTGGCTGGATCTCCCGGGATCTCTATTTTTAGGAGATCCTTTATAAGAGGTGGCATATGCTTCTTTACTGACTCGACAACCGATCTGATAATTTTGCTCATATCGGCGAGCCGCTCAGCCATACTAGCTCCGCCACCGAAGAAGCCGCCGCCCTCTTCCGGCATGAGCTTAGCCACGTCACCGATGGCTTTAGCAAAACTCCCAACGGCTCCTAGCGCTATTGCGATTACTTCCATCCTTGGTTTTAGCGCTGCCGGATCTCCTGGAATACCGTTCGCAATTTCGATTATTTTAGTAATCAGCGCTGGTAAGAAGATATAGATTGCGAGCATGAGCTGAGTGATACCTCCGACAACAGCACCCATAGCTTCCGAGACACTAGGACCGAACATACCTGATGACATTTTTGACACAGCTTCAAGCGGGGAGAACAGTGCGGAGGCGAGGGCGGCGATAGCTTGTAGAACTGTCGCAATGACTTCCACACCCTTCATGTCACTTTCGCTCAAGCCAGATGCAAGAGAAACGATCAGCGATATCATCACAATCATGATGTTCGCTATCTTACCGAGAAAGTCTCCCATTGATTTAAACATCGTAGGCATATCTGTCCCGCCCATTAGCTCAGAAACAATACCCATTTTGGCAGCTTCTAGACCGATACCGGCTAGACTTTGCATCGCTTCAGCTATTAGTGCAACAATCTCTATTCGTTTTGCAACGTCTTCAGGGTTTGACATGGGGATCTTTAGAACAGCGCCGATCATTCCCTCTATATGACCAGCCGAGCTTACAAAGAAGTCAGCGGCTTTGGCAAACCCCCGCTTAAGAATACCGACGAACGGTCCAAAAGCAGTAAATACCGCAGCCAATAAACCCATTTTGCCCAGGGCGTTGACGACTGTATCTAGTGCGGACATACCTGCAGTAACAGCCTGTTCATTTTGGGCAATCTTTTTAAACATAGGGAGAGACATCATAATTGCTTCACCAAAGATGAAGACCCCGGCTGTGAACAAGGTACCTGCTGCGACTAGGCCAATAACCATCATCGGAACAAGAGGGAAGAACGCTGCAAGAGTACCTCCGATCACCCCAAACGCGACAGTGGCTGCAAGAGCCAGCCCTACTGTTTTTATTTGTTCCGCGAACTCTGCCAGCGGTACAGATTTTAGTATATCATAAGCTATGGCAATGGCTTTAGCGTATATTACTATTCCTGCAGTGAATAAGAGGGCTGCTGCGACTAGACCAACAATCATAGCTGGTACCGCAGGGGCTACGCTCGCAAAAGCTAATCCAACAACTGCAAGAGCGATAGTAGCCAGAATGGCAACACCAACCATCCCGAGTATGGATGCAAAAGCCGACCAGGCCACGGGCTTTAGAATCTCGTACGCTATTCTAATAGCACCCGCAAATGCGACGACAGAGATGGCGAAGAAGGTGGCGCCGATAAGCATCATTAAACCGGCCGTGGTGATGGTTGTTGGTTCCATCATTAGCGCAGCCAACACAAACGGTATCATTGCCAAAATAGAGATTGCTAATACAACAAAAACCTTCGCTAGACCTTCCCATGAAACAGATTTTAAGATTTCGTAAGCAGCCCTAATACCTAGTGCAAATGCGACCATTGATCCAGCCGCGAAGGCGGCCAAAATCAGCAAATTAAATCCTGCTTTGGCAACGGTGGTGGGCTTGATCTTGCCAATAGATTGGAGCATACTTTTTAAGCCCTTAAAGAATCCGCCGCCGCTCTTCTGCATCTGCTTGCCGGCGGTTTCGTCCATACCCTTACCCATCTTCATGCCTAGACCCTTTGCGAGGAGCTTCGCGGCGCCGCCGATTGCTGCTCCCGCGGCGGCGTTAGCCAGCGCGGACACGACTGCTTTCACTACAGCAAATAGGATGATACGCTTAAGTCCGAACATCAAGAACGGTTCGATTTTTTCGTATAAGGCAGAGAATAGGTCTTTAAACGCATCCCAAAGTAGCGGCAGAACTGGTGCAAGCGCTTCGCCAATCTTAGAAAAAGAGTCAGCTAGCGCGCCGCCTATACCAGTTTGTCCGGCGCTACCAATCGATGACAGCTTCGATGGGTCACGGATTACATCGGCTATAAATTGAATCGTTTCAGTTATCTTTTCTACGATAAAGGGAAGTGCAGAAGCAAGACCATCACCCATGAACCGGATCATTTTCTCCATCCACACAGCGAAACCGTCACCACCTTCTTTTACGGCACCAGTTGTAAGATATTTCTTAACTCTAGCGAACATATCTTTTAGCATATCAGCTAAGCTATAATCGCCACCTTCTGCGGTCGATTTTTGGAACTTTTTCAACATTCCTAAGAGACCGCCATCGCCTGTAAGCATCTCTCCTAATGCTGCTGGATCGAATATCTTCTTAATAGATTTGAATAGGCCCATTGTACCCATCATCTCAGCGAATATCTTACCGACTTCTCTACCAAATTTACCTACGACCTTTAGCGACTCCCGGATCGCTCGAATCGATTCCATATATTCTTTATTCTGCTTGAATCCTCTTGCGAATCCTTTCCTAAACGAGTCGAAGAATCCATCGACCTTCTGACCACTTTTGACCATTTTTTCGACGGATTTTGCGAGTTCGAGCATAACCTCGTTCTCACTCATCTTATTAGCTTCAGCTTCTGAGGCAGCGCCTTCCATATCTTCATAAGAGGTGCCCATATTTTCTGTTGCTAGAGCATTCTCCATCGCGGATACAGACAGACCCATTTGCTCAGCCATGAGCTTCTTTTCTTGGCGGGTCATATCTTCGACTGACTTGCCAGCTTCATGGAACGCGTTTTTCATCATGTCGATGCGCTCAGCTGGATTCTCGGCATTCATCATTTCCATGGTGTCAAGCTGTATACCGAAAGCTTGGTTTAACTGTGATACAGATCCGGCAGCAGACTCGAAATCATCGAACTTACCAATAACACCCTGGAGGTCTTTAGCTTCTAAACCTAACTTAGCCATGTATGTAGCAGTCGCGCCGAATTCTTTCTTACTCATTCCGCCGAAGTTTTCGACATCTTCCATGAGCGCAGACATATTCTTACCAATGGTCTTAGCAGAGACGCCAAATTTGTTTCCCATCTGTATCGCCATGGATCCCATGTCAACTAGATTTTGACCCACATCTTGGCCGGTATTATGGGCTCTTCTGGCCATTTCCGCAAGAGCCTCGTTGGTCATACCAAGGCCCTTGTTCATCATAACCATTTTGTCGGCTGCGCCCGCGATTTGCGCGCCCATCATGGAGAAGTTTGCGCCAGCTGCTTTTGCTATTCCAGAAACAGCTTCCAGCATGGCTGCCGCGCCAGCTTTGCCGTAGCCGAACACTTGACCAAGGTTCATACCGGACTTGGCAAGGGCGCTAGAGGAACCCCGCATAGTATCAAGACCATCTACTAAGGCCTTGCCTTCACCGGTGGCTAGATCGCCAAACTCACCACGGACTTTCTCCATTGCTTGACGTAACGCGTCAACCCCGCCAGAGCCGGCGGCTGCCGCATCGACAAATCCGCCTAAAATCTTAAAAGGAATGGCAATAATGCTCATGCCGACTTTTGCAACACCAGATGCTATACCGGCGACTCCGCCTGCAACCATCTTAAGCATTCCACCGACGCCTTTGAAGCCTTTCATGAAGCCCATGCCAGCGCCGACTGCGGCGCCTTTCATAGGTGTTACTTTGGATAGGATACCACCAAGCGAGCCGCCGAGCTTATCGGTACCTTTCTGCCCGTCACTGGCCATCTTATCCATTCCGGCGCCGGCTAAACCAGCTTGATCGGCGGCTTCGGAAAGAGATGCGTTGATCGAACCTATTCTGTCTTCAAGACCGTCAAGCTCCTTACAGTCCATCGCGGCGCACAGCTCTTTAGCTAGCTGTGCCTGTCCGGATATTTGTTTAGACATAGCATCGAGCTGCTTAGCACGATCAGCCAGCACTTTATTTATTTGCTGGTTTATACCTAATTGTGTCTGTAGTTCTTTTGAATCAGCCATGCAGCTCGTTTCCCGCTAAAAAGTCATTCAACAATAAATATGGCAAACGAGAAACTACGCCACTTATTTAATCACAGAGGCCAAACATAACCCGTCTTCTCTCGGAGAAGTTTAGATGCGGCCCTCTTGTTCTCTAGCAATGGTAGTGTCTTGCTCAATTCGCCAGATTGCAGCGCGAGGTAAAGTCTTCTTGACTCAGATAACGTATTCGCAAATAAAGATATGATCTTAGAGTTTCCTCTAATCTTTATTTCAGGCACTTCGCCTCTAATATACAGCGCACACTCTTTTAGAAATTGCTTATTAACATTCATAATATATACCTCTAATCATAACTATGTGAATCTACGCAGTTTTGACGGAGTCTGTGCTCTATGTCGGCCCATCATCGCCCTAGTTTCGGCGTCGTTTTGGTGGGCTGCCCTTGAGCCTTGGTCTTTTGCGCCCTTAAGCTCTTTGTTCAATCTCTTGATGAACCAGTATCTTATCCATATTGGTATGTTATATCCTTCCACAAAAGTGAAACCCATATAATACATCAATAAAAATATTTGGTCTAGATAGACCTCTTTAGACTCACTCGTCAGGCCAAAAAAACGCGGCACCCAGTGGGAGCCGTACCTCCGAATGTTCAAGACATGAAGGACAGTCCATCCATGAAGACATTTCTATACCGGGTTCGTGCTTATCGATATACTTCCGGAGGTATAAAGAGTCTCTTGCTGGGAGATTACTGGCCATCATATCAAGCTTAGTCTTATCAGAAATACCGTTTGCCGAAACTAACGAGTACTTAAGACGCTGTGTAATGAGGTTATCAGAGCGTTGACCTTGCTTCTTACGCCGCTCTCCGGCGACCATAATTTCTTGTTCGTCTTTACCTGTTAATAGCTTGAATCTAACTTTAGCCTTCGTTGTTGGGAGATCTGTCTCAAAAACGTTTGAACCCATAACCACAGGGTCAATGTCTAGTCTTTTAACAGGTAGCTCACCAAGATTAAATGAATGCTTCGATCTCTCACTACATGCGGGACAATCTATCTCCACTTTATACTCAGCGCCGTAACCTGTAACACGTAGTGCAATCATCAGCGCATTTCTATCACCAGCAAGTAAAGAGTCAGGATCAACACGTTTATCGATCATACAAGACTTTATAAGGTGGCTAATGACCGTACCTTTTTTAATCAGCGCTTTCGATGTTAAGATGTCTTCTTCTCTAGCTGTCATGGCTCGGATTTCGACCGTGTCTTTATTATGAAGAGGATGTTCTTCATCGTAACACTTTCCGCCAGAAGGCAGCGGCACGGTTTCAACAGGAATCTCGAAACCAAAATCATCCTTGATTACGTTACGAGTGGGAATTTGGTCTCTCATTGAACCAAATATATCACTTCTTTCATTAGTCGGGGTATCAGTTGACATTTAGTGCTCTCCATTTATTTAATAACACGATTATTACTATCTTAAAAAAAATAATACGCCGTGTATACGGTTATAAATAGTTTAAAGCAAAAAAGTCCTCCGTAAAGGAGGACTTCTTAAGTAGATAGACTTAAAGCTTATTTACTTGTAAGATCAGTATTGCAAAACGCAATTATCAAATCTAATCGTCAACGCAATCTCTGCTGGATCTTCCGAACCATAATCTAGATCACCGAATCCGGCAGATGTTAAGAAACACCCTTTCATATCCCATAGCTCTACAACCGTACCCACTGGGTCAAGCATCTTGAGCTGGCAATCTCTCTTATAAAAATCGGCATAACCACCACGACCAGAAACAGATTCGTAATGAGTTCGTACCCACTCCATAACCTGTTGAGCGCCCGAGGGAGCAATTGGATCGTGTAAGGTAACCGAAATTGCATCAAATTTCGTTTTACCGGCAATATACCGAGTTGAGTTCATAAATGGAATTTCAATCTCGGCGGTATTCATAACCGGACGTGCAGCGGTCTTAATTAAGAAAGCGTCAATTCCTTCGATAGCGAAAACCCACCGAAATTTTCTTTTCGGCTCGAACTTATTCGGCAGCATGTCGGTAACTGATAGTGTTTCTGGCATTTTCGTTACTCCTTGTTAAATCTAACTATATCGTTCACGGACTATATGTCCAATCCAGCGTTTGTTACCACAAAATCAAGTGATATAAACTCAACAGACCGAACTGGCTGTAAGAAGACTTTACCTCTAACAGTGTTGTTCTCAACATCGGCCTGTGTCGTTGTTGTTGTGTCAATCTGTACCTTGAATCTTTCGAGACCTTGTTGGGCTTGAATTCTTGTTAATACAGGGGTGACAGCAGCAGAGAATCTTGCTAGGGTGGACTCTCTGTTTGGCTCGAATAAGAATGTATCACCAATCTTTCTTACCTGTCTACGAATGTCGATGAGAAGTCGACGTACATTCACTCTATCTAGAGCAGATTGTGCTGCGAGAAGTGTCTTTTGTCCAAACACCACAACTTCTTTTGACTGTGGGAATGATGTGATGGGGTTAATATCAGCTTCATATAGTGTGTCCAGATTGCTTCTGTTTAACTTGACCTGTGTCTCGGTAACATTCTTTAATGCACCCCTAGTAAACCCAGCTGGTGCGTACCACGGGAACGCTACAGAGTCGTTAAGCCCAAAGGCACCGATTACGGCAACACTAGGAGGCGCAGAAGAAGCGGCTCCCGATGATGGGTCAATCATTACCACATCTGGAAAATACGCTGCTGCGAAGCTGGAATCTAGATTTCTAGAATTAAAATCGGCTGCTGTATTGGTAACACTTACTTCTTGATCAGATCCTGAAACGATGTTGCCTAGTGTATCTTTTACTTCAAGATCCATGATATATAAAGCATCGAATCTTTCTTCAACTGTTGTAATAGCATAATCTGTTACACCGCTGTGTCTAATACCAGGTATAGCTAATAGCTGAATGTCTACGTCTGATCTTTCGGACATGACATCAAGAGCCTTTCTGTACGCTGCAACTGTTGGACCGGCGGTTAGACCTTGATCTGTATATGTCATTTCTCTACGAACAGCTTCAGATTTCATCTTTGTTCTGGCATCGTTAAAGATATCCAGACCGTCGAACCCTCCTTGGGCTGTCATAGTAAATTTAAGGAATGGCCTAGCTGTTGAAAGACCAAAGTCTTTAGAGACATTTAACAGTCTAGTAGAAGAAGATGAAGTACCATCTATATCTGTTAACGTAGCGGTGCTTGAACCGTCTCTACGATATGTTGCTGCTGCCCATTGGGCGGCGTCGGCTTTGTCAGCTGATGTTGTAATAACTTGGATCTTCTCAAGAGAGAATTTATTGTTATTAAATCTATCACAATCTAAAATTGTTCCAGTAACGTCAGCAACTCCAAATGAGGAGTCGGCCATAACTGCTTGTTGGTCTAATCTATAGTTTGGAAAGTACGCGCCGTATGACGATATAGATGGATCAACGACAGTAGAAGAATTTGGCTCTGCAACAGATAAGCGTTTTTCAGCTTGGATACCCCAGTAAAGTGAGGTATTGATTCTCTTACGAGGTGATTGTCCCTGAGCAACTGTTTGACGCATTGGGATTGGAGGCTGGACCATTTGAGCATGAACGTCAGCTTTTAGTGCAACTAACGTCCCCGGCTCAGGTCCTCCAAAGATTGCAGATCCAGATGACACTATATGTGGAATACCTCTGAACCCTACCGGTAAGGAAGTTGCTGGAATATTTCCGCGTTCCATTTCGGTTGAAGGACTTACTCTCACATAGTTTGATGCGTTGGGATAGCTACCTTCTACGACTAACTTCTGGCCACCAACTCTTTTGTCAAAATCATAGAAAATGTTATAGTCGCCAATGACTCTAGTGATGTATCTCTCGCTATTTGGATCCAGACTTAACTTAACAAACCTCTCTAAGACAAGAGGCTCAGCGTCTGTGTCGTTAAAGTCACGAACTAACATATCGAATGTTCCGTATTTGTTATTCGTGTTATTAGACTTTATAATATTCTCTATAGAGACTTTTACCCTAGAGCTTCCTACAGCACCGTCATCCAAGCAATGCATCGTAAACAAGTCTTTATTTTGTCCACCAAACTCTTGTGATATTATTGTAGGAAACTTAGCTGTTCTAAATCTGTCTGTAAAGCTCTCAAAATCAGGCTTCGTTGTATTTCCTGTCGCTCTAGCCAGAGAACCTGTAGTTAAGAACGCAATATCCTCCATCTTTAGAGCAGTGCCTTCTTTTACACCATCAAACGAGGCAGCGTAGGCCGCAGCCATTTTCGTAGAACCTGTGACGGCGGCTATGCCGGTAGTAACATCAAAGTGAGTGTATAGACAGTGTCCAGCCTGCTCAGTTTTCGTTGGATCTGTATTAAATACGTTCGCGAAGTAGTTAGGGGCAACTGGATCGAAAGATGCAGTGACTATAGTTGGATATGAGTCGGTGTGAGAATGTCCGTTTTGTAACATAACAAACTCTTGCCGACCGGCGGCGATATTTACAGCACCGAGCGTTGACCCTGCATCTTTCGTTGCAGCAGTACCAAATTCAAAAGCAGCAGCAAAGTTAGACTTTGATGGTCCGCCTAATGGAAGGTTATTGGTCACAGCTGCTCTTGAAGAGCTAAGAGCAAGATTAACACCAGAAGGTGCTAATAGGACACCTCTTAATATTGGTATTACTGGGTCTAAGCCCGCGTTAGAGAATACGTTTGACCCATTTGACTGTGACATAATCACAGCAAGGAAGTGTGTTCTACCAAGCGCTCCAGCATTTGTGGTTGTAATACCAGCGTATGTGTTCGCGCCAACTACTCCATTTGCTTGTACAGTCTGCGATCCCGCTGTAAAGCCAGCGTTCGTTACAACGCCAGTAGTTGATCTCTTTTTACCATCACCAATCCCTAGTGTACGTACGTACGTTCCAGAATTGGCATAGCCTAACCACTGGCGCATTGCGAGTGGTCCAAAAAGATTAGTCTCAACATCTCCAAACTCTGCTATGAAGTCAGCGAATGTAGCCATTGTGATCGGAACGAAAGCTCTACCTTGTTTTGCGGTTCCAATTACACCAGCGGGAATACCGCTTGGTCCAGACTGTGTTGGTCCAGATAGATCGATCTCTCGTGTCGATACGCCGGGACTCTTAAAGGTAAGTTCAGCCATTTGTGATTATCTCCTGTTTCATTTCTTAACTATACTACTGGAAGTCTACGCCGCTATTAGTTATTACAAAATCTATCGCAATAAACTCGATAGCTCTTGTTGGTACGACGACTATCCTACCATTTAGTCTGTTATTCTCAACATCTTCGACACCATTATTCGTGTCATCCATAACAACTTTGAAAGACTCTATACCTTGCTGTGACTGTATCGTCGATAGCAGCGGGGTAACCGAGTTAACGAAGCGTGCTCTAGTTGAGTTATTGTTCGGTTCGAATAAAAGCCTATCAGCCACCGACACGACTTGTCTCTTAAGTTCAAGTAACATTCTTCTTACATTAACTCTATCAAGCGCCGATTGAGCAAGTTGACAAGTTTTCTGTCCAAATATTACAAAGCTACCATCAGCAAAGTTTGCTATTGGATTAATACGTGCATCGTATAGGGTATCTCTGTCACCCGCTGTGAGGCGGACATCTGTATTACTAACAACATCCAATCCGCCGCGATTAAAGCCAGCAGGTGCGAACCAAGGGTACGCTACGGAATCGTTATATGCCAGCGCGCTAATCGCTGCCACAGATGCCGGAACTCTGACTTTAGAGCCAAGCTTACTATCAGTTATATAAACATCAGGGAAGTAAGTCGCGGTGTAGTTATTATCAAACACTCTAGACTCAAATTGCTCTGTTGTCTCTCGGACGTCAGGGAATGCTGTTGAAGCACTAACAACCTTACTTCTGTCTTCTGTCAAGAATAGTCTTGTGTTAGACTCGGAGTATGATGCTACATCCATTAGATAGATTGCCATAGAATAATCTTTCGTTTTTTCTGCAGCGTGATCTGTTACGAATGAATCTCTGATACCGGGAATCGCAAGGATATTAATTGAAGTTGCCATTGGGTCAGTTATGATTGTGGCAGCTTCCCGATATGACGAGATGTTGTTATTTTGTCTTCCTTCGCCGGCGGGATTAGTCTTTAGACCAATCGTTCTTGCATCGAATGAAGATGCAGCCTTACCAACTAAGCCGTTAACAGATGATGTATCATCGGTTGAAGAAGCCCTGTCATTCATATAGAACATATCTTTATCTAATATGTTCGTACCGTCCCAGCCTCCGTATACAGGAATGTTGAATGCAGTATAAGCAGTAAACCTGTTGAACTTGACCGATGAAGACTGTATGAGTGTACCAAGACTTACTCGGCCGTAACCAACTTCATCTGGATCCATCAGGGTGTAGTCTTTAGAATCTGGTGTTACGTTTCGTAGATATGCAGCTTCCAGCATGTGTTCTTGTGCAGAAGCAGTAAGATGCTGTAAAGTATTACCAGTAGCGGCTGAGCCAGTACCTGCAAGAGCAACCCTTGAAAGGGTGAACTTATTAGCACAGTAAACATCAGCACCAGAACCAGTTAATAAAGTACCAACTTTCGATATACCTTGAAACTTCGCATAGGCTTCTATTATAGGATTCGCAACGCTAGAAGCGTTAACATCTCTATTTGCGTTAGCAAGACTTCCTGTTTCTGGAGCTCTTTCATATTTTACGCCCCAGTTTAAGCGTCTGTCTACTAACTCATTCTCACCAGGATGACCTGAAAACCAGCCGTCTGTGGCTTGTCCACGAGTAATCTTATAACGAAGTGGCAAAGGTGGAATTATCGAGCCGGTTAATGCGCGAATTACGCCGGCATGGTCAGCGGCTTCGCCCCATAATCGAGGTGTTGCACTCACAGTTCCGTAACTGATACTGTCGACTTTTAACGCTCTTTTCGCATCATCTGTCATTGAATCAGCAGTCTTAAGTACTGGAACACCACGGAAACCGAATGGACAAACATCCGCAGGCAGAGTCTTATTATATACTTCATCACTTATTACTAAGCGTATAAAGTTAGAGATGTTTGGATAACGTCCCGTAACTATAATTCTCTTCTCACTAGCGTTTGTAGCATCGAAGTTGTAACGTGCCTTATAATCACCGATCTTTTTACCAACGAAGCTTGACGAGTCAGGATCAAGAACACATCCAGGGTAAGATTCTAGGACTTGTTGATCTAAATCAGAGTCGTTAAATCTACGTACTTGAACTTCAAAGCTTGGATATGGATAGTTTCCATTTGTAGATGCCTTGATATTAGCAATAGTCATCTTAACTTTGTCGTTGCCCCAGGCTCCATCAGACAAAGTCTCGAAGTAGAACAAGTTATGCTCTTTGCTACCGTACGGTTGAGATATGATATGTGGACTACGCGGGGTAGTATATCTTGTGTCAAACCTACCGAAAGCAGATAACGCTTTAGTATCTTCACCAGAAAGTGTAGTATTAACCGTTGCTCCTGATCCAGATAATAAGGATACACCGAAAGTGCTAAGATAATCTACAGAAGCAATTTCACTCTCAACCGCGAAGTCGAGATAGAGAAGATGTCTTTCTTCTGTAAATCGTAAAGGATCTGTATTCAACACATTAGCAATATATGATTGATGAGTTGGGTTTAGCGAAGCAGTTACGATTTTAACACCATCGCCAGCAACATCCTTGAACTTGCTAGTAAAACTAGCTCCGTCTGAAGATGATATTGCGAGAGCAAATACACCATCAGAGGTGTTCAGCTTCGCGCATTGGTCGAGGTGGTTACTCCACGTTTCACCGATATTCAGAATCTGCATTCTACTACCTGTCGAAGTCAACAGTACAGCACGGACAAGGTCGGCGCGGTCTGCTGATCGTTCATCAGTTGCAGTCATGCTGAAAGATGGATTATCAGCGAATATTGGATAAGAGTAGTCTGTAGACGAAGAAACATAATGTCGTGCAGTGATGAATTGCACAGTATGATCAGAGCCAGATGAAGCAATAGTTGTAGATGGTACAACTTTAACTCCAGCGTTCTTGACTGTTCCTTTACTATTTGTGCTACTAATATCTGTTGTTGTTTGGTTAGCGCCTGCTCCTAGAACCCTGACGTAAGTCATAGATGTTCTATTTGCTAAGAATGCTTCTACAGCATAAGGTCCAAATCTCTCTGGATCTACTTCACCAAATTTGTTTATGAAGTCGGCAGTACTGCCAACTGTGACAGGAATAAACGCAGGGCCTTTTTCAGCTGTGCCTACGATACCTGCGGGTACACCCACAATTTCTGTTTGTCGTTGAGATGCATCTATCTCACGTTCAAAAAAACCGGGTGATCTAAAAGTTTGTTCGGCCATTAGTCGGGTCTCCTGGATCTTAAGCTATCACAAATAACTATTTCGTGCAATAGCGAAATGTCTTTTATCATGAAATCAATCTTTAAGTAATTTGCCCAAGTCAATCTCAATTCCCTCGGGTGATTTAAGTCCAAACCGAAAAACGGTCTCTCCTTTATTGGGAGTTGAAACGGACATTAGTACAAACCTCTTCTCCTTTTTACCAGTAAAAGGATCTATATCAGTAATTATAGCGGTGGGAGCGGAATTGCCTAAATCAGATTTTTGACCGCCTATTGAAGCAACTGGTTTTCCTGGAAATCCGGTCGTCAATCTTTTTTTATCTGAGGCAATTGCAGACGTCGGGTAACCGTCTGCGTCAGTCTGTAAGTCTTGTAAAATATATGCTGATGGATCTCCAGAAAGTACCGCGCCGCGATTTCCGCCGGCAGGTCCTCCTCTAGGGCTAGTCGAAGTATCAAATGATATTTCAGGAGCAGATATAGTTTTTCTAAATGGCACAGGCATACCGGGTTCTTGTGCAGCGACTACGCATGCAGCAACAGACATCGTGAAACTATATTTTACTAACCTTTCGGCATCTGTAAAGTCATCAAAATTATTTTGCGGTGTTAACGCAGAGTCTGTAAACGCAGTAAATCGATAACCTTCTTTTGTTTCTATTACATACGTCCTTCTTCTATTCTCTATATATCCACTCATCATTACAGTCAACATCGAGTTCATTTCTTGTGTATATTGTGCCCAAAAAGTTATTTCATAACTTGCAGTGTATTGCTTAACGGGCGGAATTTCTATAAACTCAAATATATTTTTTTGTAACTTTGGATCTAATACTGTGCCATTTCTGGCAGAAACCGAGATGCTTGGCGCTACTCTTCTAGTTGCTATCCTACCGGGAGTAGTTGATCCACCAAGACCTTCGGTGGTGCTTTCTTCAGCTGTGATCGCGGATGTATCACTGTTCTTAAATCCTAATTTGTTCTGCAAGCGCTGATAGATCGGATCTTCATCAGACAGCTTTACCTTAACTAGAATAGGAGCGCCTTGATTAAGAGTGTTTCCTTTTGAGTCTTCCTGCTCAATACCTGTTCTAACAACAGATATAAGAGGAAGTATTAAAGCGTCATCTTTATCTCTAAGAGGCCTGTTTCTAGATAATATAGCGAATCTTTCACCTGTTGCAAAGATTACAGGGACTTTCTTAAGGGCATCTTTTCGTCGGTAGTATAAGGGTAGCTCTTTATCAAACAGATTAAATACACCTCTATCAACATCTTCTATTGTACAGGAAGGCATAGTGAAGTCGGTAGCTGGATCATTAGAGTATCCAGATGCTACTTTTTCCTGGCCTCTTTGTCCGCTATTTGTGTATCTAGTAGCCATTATTCATCACCATAAAATGAAGAGCTTACATCATCTGGATCACCCTTTGGTGAAACTTGTTTCGGTCCGTCCAGAGGGGCCTCTAGTTTACCTTGCTTTTGTAATGCGCGGATATCACCAGTTTCTCCAAGCTCATTTTCAGCTTGACCGCGCTGTTGTACAAACGTCTCTTGTAAAGCATCAGCATCCCCGTTTCCTTCGTCAGTGGGACCTATTGGGTCTTTATCTATTAAACCCTTACGAGCCTGTCTGCCATTAAGCTGGATGCCCGTCTTGTACTCTATCTCACCGTATATTTCAGATAAATACACTGTTGAAGTTATCTCGAAGAACGTTTCTCCGTATGAAAAGTAATCACCTTCGTTAACTTCTATATCTTTGTCTATTATATCTCTGTAGTGGACGAATGCGGTTATACCATACAGCTGCTCAGATCCAAATCTATTTGTTGATGTTGTTTGATCACCCCATTCAACTGTCGCGTCGAGCTCGATCGGGGTGTCAAAATGCTTCTCGATAGCTTCTTCGTATATATCATGAACTTTTGTGACCTCAGACATTACACGATAATAGTATATCTTTTGACCTATAACATCCTTAACAATCTCCTTGGTAAGATCTGATATCAAGTCTTGTTCTCTGGGTGTAATGAAAAGTCGAGCCATAACCTAAGAATCCTTACTTCATTATTATCGATTTGCCAATCGGCATAGGGATCGCTTTAAGAGCACGAGTAATATTCTCTGCGTCTTGTGCTTGACCCTCTAGAAGCTTACTATATGATAGACTATCAAGAAGCTCTATCAACTGGTCTCTTAGACGTCCTTGATCTTCTCTTCCTTGAGATATTAGATCCGTACCGTTTAGTTGCAAATCAGCATTTGGAATCGGTACGCTAGAAAACTTTGAACGAACTTGACCCAGCAGCTCTCGGGAGAGTGCAAGACAATATTGTCTAATCCATTGTCTGCCTACAGAGTTAATCTTTACATACTCATATAGACCGAAAGGTACATTTGAAAGATTAGATACGCCGTAAATTGACTCATCAGTTACGTCGGGATTGTAGGGATCTGGATTGAATTGAACTCTTATCCAGAGCTTTCTGTTAGTTTGATCACCTGTTGGTCTTGGAAAGATGCGAATCTTACTACCCATTATCCTGTATGAATAATTGGACTTCCTAACCCTATTTGACATTTCCATCTGGCCTGCTCTTAGAACATCCTCGAATACAGGCAAGACGTAAAACATCGTTTCAGGAGTAAAAGATTCAAAGCTAAATTCGTTGTTGAGATAATTTACTGCAGATGTTGTATCAAAAAACCTATATCCAGCAGATGGAGAAAAATGATATACTTCTCTAATCTTCATCCTGTTACGAGGAGAGTTACCGCTCGAAGATACAATCAACGTGCCGGTGTCGTCTTTTAGCTGCGTATAGATGTCGTAATCCTGTACGTTATCAGTCAGCTGTATCGATCCGCTTATTTCGTTATACGATCCACCGACACCTGCTTCCATAGCGTATGGTTCAGCCATTCTGAGAAGATATTCGAGATTCTGCTTCGGAAATAGGCCAGCTTTATTACTGCCTGTAGAGTATCCTAGATGGTTATTAAGCTGTGACTTTGCGTCTGCCTCATTAATAACTCGGCAGTATTCTAGCATACCTTCTTCTAAGCACGCCCAGATCTGCTTTTTTGTCAGTTCAACACTTAATATATCATCTCCAAGCTTGCGCTTGGTAAACGTTACACACGCGTCGGCTTCTTGCTGAAAATCAACATCAGTATCGAAAAAGCCAAACGGCGTTGGATTTCTTGTAAAAGAAAACAAAGACATATTACCACCTATTTTTAAGTATTACCTACAGAGAAGAAATGTCTTTGTATAAAGTAGTTATGTTGATGATTCTACAATCCGGATATCATATGATCTCTGGCGCCCATTTTCTTTAAAACACCCCTGATATTTTGTCGTAATCTATCAACATCTTGTGATGAAGATGCGCTAGACGCAGGTCGTTCCGTCGCTGTGGTAGCATGCTGGTGTGAGCTTAAAGTCTCTCTTAGTGTTGCGACTTCTTCTTTTAGAGAATTAATTTGAGCCACTAAGCTTGTGATATCTGATGTGAAGTCTTTTGCTTCTTGTACAGCAGGTTTAGCTGTAAATGTCTTTGGGGCCGCGGTAGCAGCTTTCGTCGTAGCTGGAGCTTCTTTTACGGATGGTGTGCTCTTAGCTGTCTTTTCTTTTGATGTTATAGCCATTATAATTCCCTCCAAGGATTTAAGTTATAATAATATTTTATTGTATGGTAGAGTAAAGTAAAAAAAAGCCGCCAACCTGATGGTTGACGGCAATTAAATAGCTATCTATTAAAAGCTAGCTGACAGTTTGCGTTGTCATTTTATTAACAACAAACCAGTGAGTACCAGTCCATATACAATATAAACCGTTAGCAGCACCGGTTGCAGCGTTAAATGTTAACTTTGTACCAGCAGTTACGCCGTTCAAGAACTTTCCAGTAAATCTAGCTTGACCAGAAGAAAGTGCTGCAAGCTGAATAAACTTCTCTTGTCCAGCAGCTCCTCCGTCATCGAGAGGGATTTCCTGTAATACAGTTGCAACATCACGACCACATGTCACAGTTGCTTGAGCCATTGGAGCTGCAGGTATTGATGAGTCTGTTGTACTATCTGTAAGAGTAACAGTAAAACCAGAGTCACCAGCATCTTCTGTGGTGGTAGTCATTGATCCAACTTGAATGTTGTAAACTAAGACATCGCTACCATCCACTACAGCCTCAAAAGCAGCACTAGCTGTTCCATCACCATCGATAGCACCTTGCACTGCTGTGGCAACAGCTCCGGCGTTTCCGCCTGTATTTACAGTAGCGACTTCAACGTTATAGGTCGCGGCGGAAGCACCGGCAGGTATTGTTGTTCCGTCATCATCTGTGTCAAACCAAAGACCATAAGAGTTACCAGCTTGATCATAAATGATAAAGTACTTACCATCAAGGCTATCGCCGACATCTGCAACGCATGTGACAGTTGTTAGCGCACCTGTTAAGGTGACTGTATCAGAAACTCCAGGAAGAAGGCTTACACCGTCTACCGCAAAGCCAGAACCAGTGTCTTCATAGAGTCCTTTAGCGGACGTATAATTTAATTTAGGCATTTCAGTCTCCCTATGCTTCTGTTGCGCCAGCTAAGGCAACTGCTACCCACTTTGATCCGTTAGAAATTAATACTGCGGTTTCACCAACAGCGTTAAAAGAAAGAGATACAAGAGCTGTCGCGCCGTCATCTTGAATGCCGCCACCAGTTAATGTGACGACACAAGCACCGGCACCAGAAGCTGCGATCATGCTCATGACCTTTTTCGCGCCGGCAGGTTCACTGCTTGTAGGCGCTGCTAATGTTGCTGTACATGCAGCTGTTTTGGTTAGTGTCGTAATTCCGTACGCATTAACAGTAGCTGCAGATGGATCTGTAAGAGATTGAACCTCTTCAAGAATCGCTACGTCGTTAACCTGGAAACCTGATCCTGTCTCTTGATAAAGGCCTTTTGCGGCCGAATAAATTACCTTGGGCATAATAATCTCTCCTTTTTTTTGCTCCCGATGATTCCGATTCTCTGCGGGTGTCAGATGATTATATTGAACCGGGCCTACCACTAACTATATCATATAACATTGAATTGTTATAAATAATTTATCGCAAAAAAAAGGCGGACCCCGAAGAGCCCGCCTTTAAAGCGTTTAGACTTTATCTAATTTCTTAGATAATGTCCATACCGAGACAAGTAACGGTACCGTAGAAGTCATTTCTGACCATCTTCTTACCGTATCGAGTCATAACGCCCTTGCGAGGAGTGAAGTCCTCAGGAGCGAAGATCGTCGGAGTAACGATAAGCGGAACATACGGAGCGTATACATACCCAGTCTCAAGATAGCTACCACCCTTGTAACCAACAAGAATCTTGTTGCGAGGGAAGTAAGGATCCTTGTAGACAGTGAAGCGGTTGCTTAAGCTACCAACAGACTCTGCACCAAGACTCATACCAGAAACCTGGCCATCACCATCAATGCTGTAGTTGGGCTTGTAGAGTACACTCGCTTCAAGGATGGTTGCAACATCAGGACTTACGACGATGAAGTTTGCAGAGCCACGTAGGGTCTTTCTGTGAATCTCATTGGCAACGTCGATAACGGTTTCGACCAAAGTCTCATACCATTCGCGAACTGTACCAGTGAAAGAAGGACCACCCTCGAGAGAAGATGCCTTAGCAGCAACAACACCACTTCGCTTGTTGACGAATCGACCAGGACGGCGGTCCCAGAAGAAGTTAGTGTCAGCTTGCATAAGCAGGTCGTTTAGAATCTCGCGGTCAATCTCAAGAGCGATTTGCTCAGAGAGGATTTGAGTAAGCTCAACCTCAGCGTCGAGGCTGTGGTAAGCGTTCAAGTCCTGTGCAAGTTCTGGTGACCAGCGAGCGCGGAGCTTACGAGTCTGTGCGACAACCGAGATACTTTCAATCTTGATATCAATCTCAGGAATTTCCGGAGTTGGATCAGAACCGAAACTAGACTCGAATGTTGGAACAACAAGAGTTGAACCGTCATCACTATTGAGTGTTGCAGTCTTAGGATAGGTAACCGAGAATGCAGTCATGTCATCCGTTACAGTACCAGAGCAAACCATTAGCAATGCTGCGCCAGCTGTTCCTGCGCCTACCATCGGAGCAGGAGTAATTGTACCCCCATCTGAGGCAGATGTAACAAGCTGGTTCAAGCGACGGACGTTATGTACGCCGGCACCGCCCTGAATACTTTCAGGGATTGCAACCATATCGCAACCGGTGTTCAGACCAGTAGCTCCACTCAGTACCAGAGCAGCTTCCTTAACGGCTGTCACATCAAAGTTATCGCCTAACTGTCCAAGAGGAACAGTCATGAAGAAGAACGTACCGCTCTCATCATCAATAAGCTGCGAAAGCTGAGGATCGAACTGCAAGAATCTACCGTCTTGACCGGACGAAGCGACACCGGAACCAATGACTGCACGACTCTGGGCAGAACCCGAACCGAGCTTGAAGACACTTATGGTAGTGGCATCATCCTGGTTAATAACGGTTGAGCCCGTGTGAACACGAGAGTAACCGCTACCAGCGAGGTCATACTGTCCACCAACACCGAGTGAGCCAGAGCGAACGCCCTTACCCGCTGGGTTATTGTAGATAGAATTGGTATCGCTATAAGTTGCCTTAGTCGAACTACCGACTCCATCTGCTTCACCGCCGACGTTAGTGCCGTAAGTGTAATCAAGATAGAAGAGCAGTCCAGAAGGAAGACTCATTGGCTGAATTGAAACAAGCTCGTTTGCAACCAAACCACCGAATACTCGGCGGACGATTGGGAAAGCTATGTTAGTGAAGCCCCGGATATCACCGGAGCTCGATGCGGGGTTAAGACCACCACCACCAAGGGTAGAGGACTCACGAAGGACCTGACCGGCCTGGTTCTCGAGTAGCGTTGCCATGTTTTCACGATGGACGCCGTCAAGACCACGAAGGAGACCGGTCCGAGCCCACTTTTCTGTAAGGCGAGCATTTGACTCACCTTGGTGCCGTTGCCGAATACCTTCGGTTAATTGGCTAAGTGTAAACTTTTTAGACATTGTATATTTCTCCTTTAAAGAATTAGCGTCTGTTACTTTGATTTAATACCAGCGAGCGTTGCCCATCGGTTCGTCTGTGCTGACTCATTTACAGTGGCTGAGCCGCTGCGAGTTGGCTTGCTAGAAGAACCAAGAACTCTTCTCTTGCCCTCACTGAGGGACTTCTTATTTAGTGACTTGGTTAAGCCCTCGAAAACGAGCTTAGCCTCACGAATTGTCTTGGCATTATCTAAAGCCTCGACTATGGCACGCTGCTGCTTAGAACTTACATTGCGATTCTGGATCAGCTTATTCACATAAAGTAGCTTTGCGTTAAAAAGATTCATTTCAGAAAGTTGCTTTTTCAACTCTCTATTTTCACGAACAGTGTTTGATGTTCGTTGTGTACGAGCTCTGCCGTTCGCACGAGAGCGACGTCTACGACGTGCCTCTGCGACTGGACCGGTTGTGGCCTCAGCAGCTTTAGCAATAGAATCGACGGTTCCAAGCTCATCAGCAAGGGCATTGAGAAGGTCTTCTTCATCAACTTCCATTACTTCAAGCTCAACCTCACCGCCACCAAACTGGTCGGCTTCTTCTTCTGCTTGCTCTCTAATTGTTTTAAGACGACGAAGTTCTCTACGGAGAACGCGTGGGTCAATCTCAAAGACCTCGTCCAACTCCCCAAGTTCAAGTTCGGCTTCTTCTTCCTCACCTTCTTCGTCTTCGGCTTCAACCTCTTCCGCCTCTGCTTCTTCCTCTTCACCTTCAAAGGACTCTTCGTCCATCAAAACTTCGAGGTCGAGTGCATCGACATCGGCATCTTCAGCGTCTTCAACACCAAGAGCCTCGAGGTCCTCATCACTGAGTACCAGTTCCATTTCATCTAATTCGCCGTAACCAGCTTCAAAAAGTTGGTTGAAGATGGCGCGGCTGCGGTTTTTAGTCATTGTATTCATCTCCTTTAATGTATTGAATAGCTGGAGTCTCAACCTTTGCTCTCCACCCTCAGAAATAATTATTACCTCTGAACGTAAAGTTAAAGCCTCGCCCAACAATTTTCGGTATGACTGTTTGATTACAGCGCGTTGCTGGTTAGATAGGGCACTTGCGTCTATACTCTCCAACAATGCATCCATTCTCCTAACCTTCGTCTGAAGCTTTGCAATTTTATTAGCGAGCTTATTTCCGTTGGAAGATGTAGAGTTTTTTATCACTTCTTTGATATTCTTGACGTTATTTTTTACAGCTTCTTGAACTGCAACGTTAACATCTCCTTGCGCATTAATAATAACGCTAGCTTCAGCAGCACTGCTGTCTTCACTTTCATCATCACCAATAAGTTCATCCGCGAGAGCGGCGTCTAAAGACGGTACCTCCATAGCAGACATATCGATAGTCCCATCATCATCTAAATCAAGATCTTCAATTTCAATTTCTTGTTGTTCTGATAAGAGTTGAGATTCAACCATCGCTTGAATTCTAGGCGTTAAAGCCTCAATAATTTTGTTCTTTGCATTTTGCTCAGCTAACTCTTTGAGTTGATGAGCTTCAGCAATAGCTTCTTTATACAGTGTAGTCGACATTCACGAACCTCACAAAAATAATGCACACATTTATCTCTTAAATATGATCACAAAACGAAGATGACTAAAAATATGCTTAACTATATACTCTTTAAGTTGTTTTTAAGCACTTTTTTAACAATCTTACGAGCTTTTTCCAAAGAAATAGTTTCTTCATCATACTCATTGTAATCATTATCTATATTATCATCGACCGGCGCGTGACTCCAGCCAAAATAAGTTCCAGTTCGATTATATCCACCGGGGGCAATTAATTTAGGAGAATTTACTCCTCCACCAACTTGCATCCTATTTTTATACATCCCTGGAAAGGGAACCATCCCTTTTGCCGTTATTTCACTAACAGCAGAAAGAGGATGATTTGCGCTAACAAATGCAGAGTGATCGGCTGATCTTCCAATTAGACTATCACCGCTTTTATACGGTGTGTCTATCTTATTCTGTATTTGTTGTAAAACGTTAATATCCAAATCTAGGTCTTGCAAATTATCTAAATCAACGGAATCAGTAACATACGGAAACAGTTGATCTTTTTGACGTTGATTATGAAAATTACTTCTTGTTAAGCCATAACCAAGACCCTGACGGGCATCATGGCTAAGCCCAAGCTTGCGGCCTGAGTTTAGCTCATGATTTGATTGATATGACTTGGAAGACATTAAGAGCTACTTCCCCAAGCTCTGCCCATTACATAATCGCCTAAGCGTCCAGAAGACTGTTGCTCAGAAGATGTCTTAGGCTGTAGCTGTGAACCGACTCCGGAACCCCACGTATCAGATGGTCTTTGACCGAATCCCTCAGGTGGATCAGCTTGATCTGTAGGATTCAAACTTCCTTCACCAGGAGAAACAGGGTTTGGGACGTATGGAGACGCAGGAAGACCACCACCACCGGTCTTAACTTGAGCCAGATCTGGTGAGTCACTATAATCTTTGTTAAACGTTCCGAATGTATGACCGCCGTCGTTAACGGTACCGTCAATAACTTCATCCTGGAACTGCTTTCGTACCGACTCTGCTGTCATTTCACCTTGGTGGATAGGAGACCCTGGAAAAGAAGCCTTAACCGTTGCGGAATCAGAAGATCCCATATCTCTAACTGTCGCTAGGTGTTCTACTGTTTTTTGTGTATGTGTTGGCATTTCAACGGTTCCTTTTTGTAAGTGGTTTAATTTTTGCGTTCATTAATCTTTTTATAAAGACGTCTTTTGGCAAGTTGAACTTTCTTAAACTTCTTCTTTAGCATGCTCTCTTGAATCTTTAAAGCAGCCATAAAATCTATATCTTTTTCCAGAGCGTCAGCCAACTCATCAGCGTCTGTTTCTTCTGCTGATACCTTTTCTGACTCTTCTTTACCCTGTTCAAGGGTTTCCATAATCTTTTTCTTTTCTTCTAGAACGATTCTTCTAAGAAGAGAAGGTGTTAATTTAATATTTTTAGTCATGTCAAATCCTCCTGACCTATTCGTAAGTATGCTGTGTCCAGCCTTTTTTTCTTATTTATCATCAAATGCTAATGCAGCCCAATTTTGTGCAGCTGCTCCAAAGAGCTGCGTTGGATCACTCTGTGATGCTGTGCGAGCCGCGGCATCGCCGGCTCCCCTAGCAACTTTTCCTCGCTCTGCGTCTGATTGCTCAACTAACGTGGTGGCAGCGGTATCTTGAAATATCGCTGCCATAATTGGATCTTCTGTTAAATGAGAGACGTCGAGTTTTTTCGGAGTCGCAGTTCGTTGCGGATTATTAGTTATCATGTCAAGCGCTGGGCGACGAGAAGTAAGCTTCTTATCGCTCTTAAGAACTTTACGAGCTTCCGTAATTTTTCCGGTATTACTTTCTGTAGATTCTAACAAAATCTCGAATAAGCATTCTTTTACGAGAGACTTGAGACCGTTTCTAGACATTTTAGCCATATTATCCTACTCCGTAATTTCCATTCGCGCCAGACAGAACTAAGTCTGATGCCGGAATGTTAGTTAGTCCAGCGATTACAGATACATCACACACGCTCGCATTCGTTAGTATAAATAAATCTGTACAGGCAACTTCTAGACGTACTGATGACTGTGCTACCGGTAAAGCAAACCAATTTCTAGCAGTTGCAGACATTTCATATGCGCTTGGTTCAGGTATCGTCGTATTAAACTTTACGTCGCCGTCATCGTCATACTCAACGAAATATGAGCCAGTCACTGCGCCGGCGCTAATAACACCGTTCGAGGTGAAGCCGCATTTAAGATAGGCTGCAGCATCGTTATTAAACGGTACAATCTCAACCCACCTAGTCACACGGGGGAATGAAATTCTTACAGGTGTAGTTGTATTAACTTCTTGTGAAAGAGAAGACGTCACAAATGGAATACCACTTCTTTGATACTCGGCGGTAAAATTTAGACCGGGTGTAGGCCATTTAGAACTCATTTTTCATTACCCCAACTGATTACATCATTAAACGCACGGTGAATACGATCAGACTTGTTAAAAACTTTATCAAGGTCGTTCCGGCGGACCTCAATACCTTCCTTCATCATAAAGGCACCGGGTGTTGAGGGCTCAGAAACAAAATCCCAACATATTAGCTGGAAATCATCCTGAACAACATCGACATCGCCGTTCCTCTTTGTAGAACCTACGCCACGACTGGATATACCAAGTGTAACGCCAGACTCTACCAAACTCTGTAGTATCTTACCAGACGGAGTGTTTAATAGTTCGATCATACCGTAACAAACATCGCCGTCCATGTAAGCTTCTCTAACAATATGAGAAGCATTCTTAAGCTCTACAACAGAACTATCAGGATGGTCACACTCTCCTAGAGCTCTATTTTCAGCAATAAATTTTTGATAATTTCTTACTTCGCGCTCGAGGATTACTTTTGGATAAATTCTGCCGTTTTGGTTTAGGGTGTCTGATTTTTGAAGAACACCCTTCATGACTACTCGGCCGTCGTTACTCTGCTTAGACTCTTCTATCATTTCTTTAGAATATTGCCAAGGGCTCCACTCTGTCAAAAGCTTTAAATTATCCATTAGTTTCTTCTCCAGTCGTCAACTCTTCAGTTATCTTCATTAAAGTCAAATATCTAGAAATAGTTTCATCATCTACATTTTCAACAGAAAGAGATGCAACGGATTTTCTAACTTGTGGTATTTGGCTTTCTATAATCTTGTTATTACATGCTTTTTCAAACTTGTCAAGTGTAGATATTGTTGAAGATTTTATACTCACTAGCTTTTTCAAAAAACTGTCTTTATCGTTGTTAGAAAATACGTACTCTTTTAAGAGAGATAGCTGTCCAGAGTTAAGTTGCGCTCTAAACTTTTCTTCTATCTTTTTTCTCATAATATCCACTACAAGATAATTCACGTCTGTCGACTTAAGCTCTTCAAGATCTTTGATCTTTTTCTCTCTTAATAAATGATAATGAAGCTCAGGCTCAAACTTTCCTATGACAGATAAGTCTGGAGACTCACTTCGCCACTCAGATAGCAGAGTCTGGACTGTTGCGAATGTCTTATAATCAGTTACTCTACGATTGTAGAAGTTACCTTCATTCAATTCGTAGTTTATATCTTTTATAAGCGCAGACTTCTGTTGAGTCAGCAACTTCATGTTAATATTCTTAGAGGCAGTTTTTGCTTCAGAGATTATTGAACTAGCTAAAGAGTCTGTCGGCACAGAAGTGACCATAATGGCACGAAATAACCGGAACTCTTTAAATAATTCGGACTTAGGTACAAAATGCTTCTTTATAAGAGTTAATGTCTTATTAGCTCTATTCGCATCACCTTCAACCATTGACTCAGATACAAGCTGAGACAACTGAGCGAAAAGTAGTCCTACGTTTCTTTTTTTGTTATGTTTAACTTTCATCTATTTCTCCGGCTTCGTATTCATCGAGTGGAATTGCTTTTCCCTCATTTTCGTTTGCTCCTTCTAGAAGCACTCCGCCTTTAGGATCTAAAATGTTTACCAATGACTTAAAGACACTCTTCATTTCCGGTGTCATTACCGGTCGAGGTGCGTCCCTATATACATAACTATCACCCTCATCGTAATCCATTCCTTCAAAAGCAGGTTTAAGATAATCATCGCCGTATGGGCGCCTCATCGAGTCTTGTGATCTACCATGTGTTACCATAGTTTTAAAATCAGGCATATGTGTAGTTAAAGGGCCACGGGATTGTTTTTTGGGCTTGTATTTATTGACGACTTGCTGAGCTTTTAGAGGTGCGTCTGGATCATTTATGGATAGTTTAGATAAGTCTACAAAATCATCATCTTCATCACTAGTGTCTTCATCGTCGGTAAAGGAGTATTTTTTTCTTGGCTCCGCCGTTAAAAGCTGATCTCCTTCTGGTTTATCACCAGAGAATAGACCGCCACCTTCATCTCCTCCTCCGGCTTCTTCGCCGCCGGCCTCTGCTCCTGCACCTTCGACGCTACCATCGTCAAGTTTATCTTTTATTCTTCCTTCTTGGATCGCGATGATTTCTTTGTCTGTTAATCCAAGAACGTTTTTCTGGACCCATCGTCTGTCTAGCATTCCTTCAGGAATTTTGCCGGCGATGTCAAAGCGGCTGGATATCAACTCTAGTTTTTGAAGCTGTGCTACAGATGATGGGTTTGAGAGTCGCAATTCAAAATCAAGAAGATCTTCCGAATCAAAGCCATGGACGTACAGATGAATCATAGCCAATTTGTTAAGTTCAGCAATAACGGTTTTTTGTATACGCTGGATAGTTCTACTGAAGCGAATATCTTCTTGTGCTAGTGTAGCTTTCGAACCAATATCTTCATCATATCCAAGATAGGCCTTAGGTATTTTTAGCGCTGCAAAGAGCTTCTTTTGAATATATTCGACATCTTCAATGGCGGCAGTATTTTGTCCTCCAGCCAAGGAGTCTATTCTAGTACCGCTGTCGCCGCCTCTTACAGGAATGAAGTAATCTTCATCAACGCTCATGGGATTATACCGGAGGTCAACCTTTCCACTTTCTCGATCTATAACAGGAGCTTTCTTTAACACGCTGGTTGCTTGCTCTAAGTAGTTTGGTACGTCTTCTGGAGGTACATTACCGACGTCAATGTAGAATACCCTTCTTTCTGGGGCTCTAATCACACGGTAGACCAGCATAGCATCTTCTATTAATATCAATTGTCGCCATATTCTTCTAGCAGACTCAAGGACGCTAGAACCGTACGGTAAGAATGAATCGTTACCTAAAAGACGAAAATGAGAAATTTGCCAATTTTCTAATGTGGAGTTACCTTGCGTTAACCAGCGAAATCTTACAGCAGATGGATCTTCAGGGTCAAACCCTTCCTCTCTTTCCATTTCTGATATAGGAATTGGATACGCATTAACAACACCATAATTTGGATCGATATCGTTAAACAAGAAAAAGTCTCCGTACTTGCAGAGATTTCTAACCCACATGACAAGATTGAATTCTACGTTTAGGGTATCGTAAAATAACGACTCAAGAATATCTTTCTTTAGATCATCCTCACAAAAAATGTGCAAAACGCGACCTTGCTCATCAGGTGACACTGTTTCTTCAGCGTATATATCAAGCGCAGAAGCGATCTCGGGTGTGGATTCCATTTCGCTGAAGTCACTGTATCTTGACATTCTGTCGAATGAACCATACGCACTCATGGTGTTTGCATAAACATCATTATGAGCGCGGCGGAATGTTTCTACGGCTGATGACTTTATATCTGTAGACGAAGATTTACGAACTTTTCTTTTGATCGTGGGACCAGATCTAAAAAGCTGCGTTAACCTTTGAAAGATATTTCCTTTTTCTGCCATTTGATATTTTCCTTTATAACGCTTTAAGTATTATAGAAATTATAGTAACCACTTAAAATCTATAGAGCCAGATATTGCGGGATGTGATTCATCCAATGTAACAGGCATACCTCTTGAAGCTAAGTATCGTAGACTATCATGACTTCTTCGAGGTTCTTGTTTCGACTTGTTTACAGCAAAAGCTGCCAACATTGCCGAATTCATATCTATAGATTTTTTTGTACTTTTCGATGATGATTCATATAACCATAAACCAATTGCCAAAGACATGACGAGATCATCGTTTTTTCCTCTTTGTGCTTGAGCTTTTTGTCCGCTCCATACAAATGTTTTTAATTCAGATACTAGTCTAGATGAGTATATAGAGACTTTCTTATTTCTGATTACTTCTTCTAATTTTGTCAATATCTGCGCTCTACTGTGACCTTGCGTTGAGAAACCGGCATTGCCAATAGGGCCACCTCCGTACATTGCATTAAATTTATCCTTTTCTTTGGAAAAATAAATGTTATTGTACCCAAGTTCATGGAGCTTCATTAATACTGCATATCCGTATGTATTACTTTCAGGACATAGTAGCGCATTACCATATCGTCGACCTGCTTCAGCTAATATCACAGCTAATTGGTCAGGAGGAACCTTACCTTTAAATTCGGCTACAACTTCAGACTCTGTGGTGTCTATAACATGAAATGTAGAGTAGTCAGCTCCGTCCCCTCTAGCAACGTCAGCAGAGATTACATAGTTGTGGTTTTCTAAAAAATACTTCCACACCCAGATGCCATTTTCTGGCCCCCACTTTTCTATTGGGGTACGGATACTTGATTGTAGACCATCAATCTCTTCAGCAGAAAGAAAAGTTTCACCAGAAGCTTGAAAATCGCATAATAACTCTTGAGCAACCTGTTGTTTATTAAGATTCTTTGATTCTTTGTCGAACCACACATCAGATCTTTCAGGATGCACGTCCCAAGGAAGCTTGATTGGATTAAAATCGTTGTCTTCCTCTATAGCACCATGGTATATGTCATAGTACTGCCCACCAGTGCCGTTAGGAGTAGATACTAATATAGCACGTCCACCAGTAGACAAAGTAGGATACAGGCCCTTCCAGAGGTCACCAAAATTTCTAATAAACGCAGCTTCATCAACTATAAGCAAACTCAAAGCCTCCGATCTACCGGCATCATCAGATGTTGGAACCGCCTTGATCTGAGAACCATTGCTGAATTCTATAGCTTGAGTATTTTTGGCAGTTATCTCTGTTATCCACATCCACTTCGGTATACCTGTTAAGGCAATTTTAACTTTCTTTATAAAGTTTTGGGCAACAGCTAACTTCGTTGCTATAATAAGAATGCTCTTATCTTTTCTAAACATCGCTAGCCACACAGCATACGCAGCTGTCAAAGTTGAGAGACCTAACTGTCTAGATTTTACAACAACGTTGAATCTATGCTCGTTAAACGCAATCAAGCATTCATCTTGAAATGGAAATGTATGAAACGGTATCCTTCCCTTTAAAGGGTGCTGGATCATCACGTATCGATTTATAAAATACGCGGGGTCTTTTCCACACTTAACAATCTCAGCTATTTGCTTTTGCTTATTCAACGGAGGCATAGATTAAGAGACCTTTAATAATACTTTCGCCTTAAAGTACGCGATCTTTCGAGGAGAGTTTGACGTAGCAGATATTAATTCTAGATCATCAGATCTGTCAATTTCCTTTGCTACCAAGGCCCTGTCACACGACTCTTTAAACTCATCCTTTATTCTTTTAAGCTGCTCTTTAAACATATCATTTGCGTAGTCTCTTTGCGCATCCAGCTGTTGACTCAACGCTCTTTCACCAGCAAAGTGAACTATAGTCATTAGTTGTAACTCTAAGACATCATCTTGTAGCTTACTTGTCAGCTTCCTATCAGAGGATGAATGACCCCATGATGTTTCTGTTGCTTGAGCTAACGCTCTTGTTTCTCTTAAGTTTAGCACTTTATTTCTCCATGTTATTCATAAGAATTATTTTTTCGCGATAAATCTTAATCTCTGTACTATTAGGTAAATAGGTATCATCTACGTTTAGTTTTCTTAAAGGTTCTAAAAACCCAATCCAGCAGTCGGTACAACAATTTGTTAGTTGATGCTGTGTCGAGTCTCTAGAGTCTCTCATCATGAACTGGCAGACGGGACAATCTATTGGGACGTGACATGATATATTATGCACATCTGACATTTGAGTCTTTCCCGATCTTTCTTATATCTAGAATATTATCTACGACATCCTTCACTGCATCTACGTGTGAAATTATTAGTATATTTGCGAAATGCTTCTTTAGCGATGTTAGTAATCTAGAGCACGCTTCGATGCTTTTGTCATCTAAAGCGCCGAAGCCTTCGTCTATTATTAGGACATCGCTACGAGGAGCATTACACACATTAATCAGTGCCACACGGAGTGCCAACGAAGAAATCATTTTTTCCATTCCAGATCCAGATTCGATTATTCTTCTAGAGTCGCCATAGTCTATTAATATATCCATATTATTAGTTTCTAGCTCTGCGTGTAGTACTAATTCAAAATTAACAACACCCTGTAGTATTTTTCTTAGCTCGCCATTAATCTGCGGTAGCTGTAGCGACAAAATTGTTAGTGGTATACCTTGCTTATCAACTGCCTGTATAAATGTATTGTACGTTTCCCATCTGTTCTTTATTGCACCAAAGCGTTGCTGTTCGTCAAGCAGAGTTAGTGACTTTTGTTTGGACATGCTAATTTGTTCGGTCAGGTACAGTCGTTCTGAATCTAGCTCGTTGATTTTAGACTCTATATTTTTTAGCTGCTTTTTCATCATAATAACAGCCCTGTCTTTTTCTTCGTCTATAGATCTTAGCCTCATTTCTTGTAGAGTTGCTTTACCAGATGTTATAGATGTCGATACCCCTTGATGGTCACCTTCAAGCTCTTTCATGCTTAAGCGCATTTCGGAGTGCTGGAGCTTTAATGACTGTGCCTTGTTAATGATTTCTTCATATTTTTCTAATCTATTAGATAGACCTTGTGACAAAAGATTATCCAAGCTTGATCTAAGGTTACGTAAATCTTTTTTAGCGCTTGAGATAACTAACTTTTGTTCATCAATTTGAGACGCGCTTTTGTTGGCATCCTTGACATACTGACACTTCGGCAAGTGCTCAGTACAAGAACATGGCTTTAGTTTTTTGGCTAACTTCTTTTTACTCTCAAGACGCTGTAATTCAAGGTCTAGCTTTGCATCCAATACATCTTGTTGGTTTTGCAGACTTTTTTGTAGTTCGTAGTTTTCCCTTAATTTTTCGACAGGAAATTGCTCACGAATGATATCAATCTTTTCGATCTTCTTTAGCGTAGACTCAAGACGCTCAGATAATTCCATTATCTCTTTCTTTAGCTTACTTTCTTGTAGATTAAAGCTATTTAGAGAAGATATTTGATCTTTGATTTGATCTTTTGTGTATAGCTCTGATGAAGGTAACGCGGCAAGCTGTATCTTGAGATCATCTCTTTTCTTCTTTAGAGAAACAAACTCATGTTCTATTTCTTCTTTTTCAGATGCTAGATTTTCTTTAAGAGATGACTGTTCATCTATTAGCTCTTGCCAGTTCCTGTCAGGAGAGGTCTTCATTTCACCACGTAGTTCAGATATCTCATTCTTGGCAATCTTCAACATATCATCGAATATTTGCAGATCCAAAAACCTTGTAAGAACATTCTTTCTTTGTGTAGAGCCTTCTTTTATGAACGAGTTCATGCTTCCTTGAGCGGCGAATGAAGTCATCATAAAGTCTTCAAACGTTCCGACTAAATCCCTAAGCGTCTTTTCTGTTTCGCGGCGCTGTTCACCAGTGGCATCTTCAATCGGCTCGCCATTTGAGTCAATCTTAAAGAGGTTTAAGTTTGTCGGAGCTGATATGGCTCCTTTCTTACTGGTCCTCTTTAAAGTTTGTCTCTCTGCACGGTACATCTCTCCTCCGACGGAGAAATCCACAGCAGCTTTGCAGTAAGTCTTTCTGCTATTTATAATATGCACATTTTTTAATGTGCCTCTGTCAGACGAATTAAAAAGAGCGTATGATATCGTTCCAGGTATAGAAGATTTACCAATCCTGTTTTTGCCGAATATACCTGTTATGCCATTCAGCTCATCAAAATCAATCAAATTATTCTCGCCGTATCCGAATGTATTATCAAATGAAAGCTTTCTTAGCCTCCACTGATGTGAATTCGACTTCGACTCTTGTACACATCTACTGAACGTACTCTTATGTAGCTTTCTCAGAGACTCTCTGTCATCGTCTGATAGGTTCTGCTTTCTTACGTATTCAGTCATTAACGCATCTTGCTGCTTAAACGATCTGAGGTCGTTTCGGGATATCTTACCGATGCTGGTAGTTATCTCTGCATCTGAACCCTTAAAGGAATCTGAATCATTTTTTGACACGACTTCATAAGCATCAAAATTATTCTTTAAACCATTTTGTAACTGCTTAAACTCTGTTTGTGTTATCCCTTTATGCACTACACGAAACCTAGACCCAGACCAAGACTTAGGAATATCTCCTAGCGTTTCGGACACGCTGTCTTTCCAGTCAATAGTTCGAAATGCATGATCATTATGTAGAGGTATAAACTTTACAGAGAATTCATCTTTATCTTCAATATCCCAAAACAAAAACCCTTTCTCAACATCTTCGCCGTAATTTTGTTGGATAGTCGATCCGGGGTATGCGATCTTTTTAGTTAAAAATTGACGCTTATGAATGTCTCCAAGCATAGTGTAGTCATAATCTTTAAAGAAGTCTATCTTTATACTATCACCGTTAATTTCCCAATCTTGATCGGTTAACGAGCCGTTAACAGGACCATGATAAAGCGCGATGTTAACATCACCTGCTACCGGAGTAAGGTCTCCCCATGTCTTTGTATCGAAGCAACAGAAAGTGCACCAGTTAAAGCCCTCTATTCCTGTGGGGTATACACCAGTACCTTTCATTAGCTTTATATTTGGATTGCCTAATGCGTTAACAATCGGAGTCACAGCATCTTGGCGATCTTCATTCAACATTAGTCCGTCATGGTTACCTAATATTATATGCACCGGAGCTATTTCAGAGAGACTAGAAAGCCACCAGCATAGTATTTCTATGAGCTCAGGGCTAATGCCTTGCGTCTTTGAATGAACAATATCACCACCAAGAAAAATTACATCAGGCTTTAAGCTCTTTAGCTTTTCGTAAGATAGTGAAAATACTTTTCTGTATTCATCATGTCTGCTTAGTCCTCGAAAGTGGATATCAGCAAAGTGTGCACATTTAAAGCTCATCTATACTCCGTTTCAAATATTATATTATAGAGCCAGACTTGATTGTACTAATTAATGACAGCAGTCTGTCGTTAATCGTCCATGTCTTAGCCATAGGTATCATGTCTTTTAATACGCCAAGAGGCATTTCACCTATATCATCATAGGGTGAAATATCTAGAGTTTTTACGCTAACGTCAAACGACGACAGCAGTGACGCGATTTTTAAGGTTTTTTGCTTTGCATCCGGATCTAGCGCAAGGATAACTGGTGTTTTATTTTTAACAATCATATTAAAAAGCGCGTGGTACTGACCGAGTGTACTTCCTAATAAACATGTAGAGTTATATACACTCTTAACTAAATCAAAAGGACCCTCAACCAATATAAGCTCTTCACGCCAGTCAATGTTAATTTCGTTAAATATTATTTCGCTTCTTTTTACTTTTGGGTTGACGTACTTTCTGGTGGACTCGTCTATTGATCTTGCAGTAAAGTAGTTGATATCTCCAGCTTCGTCAAAAGATGGTATTATCACTCTACGACGTAATGAGCCAGATGAAACGGCACCCATCCTAAAGTACCACAGCTGTTTTTCAGTTAGACCCCTTCTTAACGCATAACTTTTACACGCCTTGAGATCAGGATCATCAGAGGACGAAATATCAGCCAGAAGCTTAAAACCGGCTGGTAACGATATTCTCTCTATTACATCACTTTCTTTTTCTTTTAGTTGCTTTTCGAATAAAGATTCCGCAGTAGAAGAGTATCTATGAGCGTAGTACTTAAAGAACCTTGCTAAACCTTTACCTCGATAACCGCAAACCCAACAGTGGTAAAACTCGTTATCTACACGAAGACATAGTTTCTTCTTATGAGGCTTAGAGAATGTTGAACACTTTTTGTTAACGCAGCATATCGCTACATTTATTCCGTCTCTGTCAAGTAAGACGTCGCCGAATGCCTTTCGAATTAAGGCTACTCGTTTTTTGATTATTAGATCTTCGCTCATTCACTCACACTAGCTAAAGCTATAATATATGCATCTGCTATATCATAACAAGAACTAGCGGGTATTACAAGACCTTTTCTGACCCCAGACTTCAGAGTCTTTGTAGGCCATTCAAATTCTGGTATTTTGCCTGTCACAAACTCAAGCACTTGATCTTTCGTAGAAGAATCAGATTTCCTATTTATTTTAAGTCCAGCTAATTTCCTAGCGTGGTTTACATTTAAAAAAGTTGGTATTATAGAAAATTCATCATGACACATAAGAGTAACCATCCCGTTAAATCTTGCCAGCGTGACTATAGTCTTAGCGCTGGAGAAGCCGGGTCTGAATGCCTGTAAATTTTCTTCTATCGAGATAGACGTAATGTTGTATTCAGACCTTATATATTGTAGATGATCGCGTACAGCTTTACACTTCTGAAATATACATTTCTCTTTAGACAGTTCGATTGCGTTTGCAGCAACTAACTTTAACGTAACGGGATCTAAAATGCACCATCCGACGTTTGATGTAGATATGTCTAAACCTAAATTCAACTTCTAAAAATCCAACTTAATTCTTATTATAAACCTATCATTTTCTCTCTTGACTAAAGCCTGTGAGAAATTGGTCTTACTAATAATATTAAGGTTTTCATCCAATAAGTTAACATTTGTGATGTACGAGAATCTAGTGTCATTATCTGACGGTTGCGAAGTTGGGTCTAGCTGCTTATACGCTGGATTAACAGATAAGTCTAAGTCTCCTCTTTCTGCAGGAACATCTATACGAAGAACATGAATGTTTTGTTGTCCTGTCATATTCACAGAAAACTGATCTATTCCGAATCTGGGGATTAGAGGCGTCTTTACTACGCTTATGCCTTCCTCATATAATATGGTTCCCACAGAGGGCCAGTGCGCAGTAGTGGTTATTGCGTCATCTCTATATAGACTACCAGAGTGATCACGTAAAGTGACAGAAACTCTTCCTCCCGAACCGGTGACAGCGGAGTCTTTTAAGATATATGACCCAGGATCTATTTTATTTCCGTAAAATAAATTGCTTGCGTCGAATATCGATATCTCGTTTGAAGATGGGTCTCTAGTCCTGTTATATATGGTTAGTAAAGAACCCGCTGGAATGCTAGGGTCATCAGGAGTTGCACCTTGTAGGGCCTGTAGTATAGACCCTTCTGTCTCTGCTCCCGCTAATTGTCTTCCTACTGAAGCAGTGGCGACTAGATTATCTAAACTAATTAAGCTTAAGTCTCTAATACCTAAATCATTTACGAATAAAGATAATGATCCTGTATTAGGAGCTGACTCTGAAAGTAATAGAAAGTTAGGTATGAATAGGCCATTATCGTTAGGTAAGACGGTTAAGTTGCGTTTTCTTACGCTACCAGTAGAGAATAAATAATTGTTAGCCGTAGACCATCCAGTGCTATTGTTTATTGTCGAACCGCTTAAATTGTAAAGTCTTGGAAACTTGTTAGTAGCGAAGTCTTTTACAAAGTTCTCTAAATTTAAATAGTGTCCACCTACCCCGAAAGATAAGGGTACGTTAAACGGATCATCAGTGGACCCTCTAAAAGTCTGGAATGGCGTTTGTAAGATATTTCTTGTGTTTGTATCTTTTACGAAAAACGGAGGAACATAGAACAGCAAACCAGATGACTTCTCGCTAGCTAGGTTATCGACGCCTAGCTTCATAGAGCTAGCTATATCTCCATCGCTTCTATACTTGTTATAGATCTTTAATTCATGCACTTCTGCATTCAGAGGGTGGGCAAAAGAAAAGTCGTCTGGCTCTGTAATCGGACCTGGAGAAGTATGAGTAAATGTTGGAGCGTAATAGTTCGGTAGTCCATCATTGTATGCAGTAACAGGATTAAAGAATTGAGCGGTAAAATCTTCATCGCCCAATGGGTCTTGACTGTTAGGCCCATCATAGAAGTTCCCAATAAACAAAACATCTGGCGGACCACAATTATATGAGACACCTCCGCGAGTTGTAGTTGTAGGTAGTTCTCTCTGCAGATAGCTGCCACTTAAAGCAGATGCCGGTATATCAAACGTTCCTTTGGTCTGGCCGTCGATTACAAACGAGCCTGTTGAGTTTTGGGTGTTACTATCCCATCTTACACAACAATGATGCCAGTGGTTTCTAGATAATGAGTTATCAGATGAAGAAAATATGAAGTCATTTGGAGATGATTGTACACCAGTTAGTCCAACCGTACAATTAGATGGTAACAACTCAGCGCTGTGGCTGAGCTGTAGCATCAGTCTAAATCCGTCTACATATCCGTTATTATCTCTAGAGCTACCTGTTACAAGCGATAAGCAATATGAACTAGACATATGGAAAATAGATCCAGCAGTATAGTTGGCGCCTTTAGTCTGCTCTGGGTATCGAGGGTTTATATAAAAATCAAACGAAAATGAGCCGGTGGGTCTGTAGTCATATGATGATGAAGCAGGATACATCAACACAGAGTCGCCAGGTATCGTATTATCAGCGGTGGAAAAAAAGTTTAACGTGTTGTAGTTTGTTACAGCCCAATTACATGCTTTTCCGTATTTCGGTTTATAGAAAGGAAATAACGAATTCTTGATGATGCTCTTTCTTACGGTATCAGTCGTAAACTTTACTGACGGCTCAAACCGCAGCACATGCATTTCTTTATTTTTTCTGTTGTTTGCAGTTTCTGCGTTCACTGACAGCAAGTACTCATTCATAGAGCCATAGCCGACAGAAGAGCCAGGAGTCTTATTCGCTGTATTGTTAATTTCTTGTCGTAAAGTTTCTACAGATGTTTCATAGACCAGGTCATCTGACGTGGAATTGGTCACTTCCTTCATAGCGACGGAAGCGCCAGGAAACACTGGAATCGCTCCAACGGTACCGGTGCTTGACGACGAAAATAACCTCTTAGGTTTAGCTAGAACCTTGAATGTATCAAAGAAGCTTTTATCAAGTTTAAAGAGGGACACTTAGACCCCCACTAAAAATCAAGCCGTACGCGAACAGTCAGGTCCTTCTCATCATTCTTTTCTATTGGTCTAGAGAGTTTCGCAACGGCTAACAGGTTATCGTTTACATCATATAGTCCAACGGTCGTGATATATGTGAATGACCGTTGGGTGTCTTCTTGACCTTCTTCTATAACTCTTATCCTGTTTGACGAATTAGTATACGTTGGGTTAGAAGAATAATTAAACTCGCTTGCTTGAGCTCTACAGAAGAGTAAGGTAGAGTTAATATTAGTGTTATTCTGGAATGTTGCAGCTGTTAACGAACCAGAAGAAAATCTAGTTGAAGCAATGTGATCTACAATATCATCTATACTAGCAGAAACCATTAGGTCAGGTACAAGTCTTGCGGTAGGTACCTGGGAAGAAAAGATTGCAGTTGGTACACCTAAAATTTGCTTACCAAGAGGTACATCAGTGTTGTTGGTTGGTGCAGTAGAAACCATTCCAGAGATGGCACCTGAAAGATACTGGTCTCCGTCGAATGCTCTTTTCTTTGACTGCTGCGTAGTCCCGCGGCCTCCGGCGTTAAGAACAACCGTCCCGGCATCATAGAATATTAGACCAACATTTTTCGAACTGTCTGATGAGTCGACTAAGTTACCGACTTCGCCACCGAATGTTCTACGTCTATTTGTCGAAGAACCAAAATCAGTGTAGATATGTGCTGGAGAGTTATTCGCGTTATATAAATTCTGTACTGGGGTAGGTTGGCCGGCGGCGAGGGACATGATTGATGCCGAAGGATATACCTTTATCGCAAATGACTCTCTTTTGACTTTGTCTCTTGTGAATAGACGCTTAAATGATAGGAATACAGCGTTGTCCACCGTATCATCAGCGGCTGCGGAACCGAATGGGGTAGAAAATGAAGAGTTAGCATCGCCTAATAGATTAGCAGCGTACTGTCTATAGATATCTACTTTTTCTCTCATCATGATCGACTGTGACGGAAACAATAGCTTTCCGTTAACGGATCCATTTGACGATGAAATAACGGTATCACCAGATGAATACAATCCCACAGTCATATCAAACAGTGAATTTGCAGTTTGTAAAGAAAAGTCTTGATCAAATACCGTCTGGTATAGCGAAGACGTTACGCCTGGTCCAATACCACCAGTGACAAATGCTTGATAAGACTTTCGGGTCGCGGATCCCGATATATCTTCCTGGATGACGTCAACTAACTGGTTTAACACTGAACGTGATGTAGTGATGTCGTTGGATGTAATCTCTTTAAAGGTGGCCATTTTTTATCCTCACTTCTCTATAGTAGCTGACAATGACGTTACAACAGCAGACTGTAAACCTTGAACAGTCATTGTTGTTGAAATTTGACTCTTATTATCAGCGTTGCCATAAAACGTAAATACGCTATTAGATATAGAGCGAGTTTTAATCACAAGAGTGAGTATAGATCCACCAGCAGCGGTGGGCTGAGGATCTTTCGTTACAATATACGTTGCAATTTCTTCAGAGTCTATCTGGTCCGGTGCGCCTCGACCTTCAAGCTCAAGAAATCTATACGGTAATTTAACGATAAAGGTTTGATCTCGAAGCTCAGTTAATATCGAATTTTCATCAGACAAAGTCTGTGTAAACACAATTGTTTGTGACGCGTTTGCGCCATCTTTCTTAAAGGCTAGTGTATTACCAGATAGCCCGGATGATGTGTATCCTGTAGACGGTAGCTTATACAGCGTAGACGTTGATAAGCTTATAAGCCTATGTTTGAGCGCAAAGTTTTCGTTTGTTTGCGCTTCAAAAACAGGAGTGTTTAACTCTATCTTTTGCTTTCCGACAGTTCTACCGAACTTTTCGATCATCGTGTAATCGACTTCATCGTCGCCAAATGCGAACTTCTTGATAGAAAAACTACCATCATTCTTCGCGAGCTGTTCTCGACCGTAGTCTGTTAGAACCGCATCGACTATAATATTATTTGTACTATTATCTAAGAAACCCATTTAAATTCCTCCTGAACCATTGCTAAATATACAGTAAAGCAAACAACGTTAAACTATTCATCATCATCTTTCCCTAATGCCTCTGCGCTAGCGGCAAAATTCTTTGTAAAGTTCGAATCATCTATTGTCACTTCAAATTTTTGCTCTAAAAGTCTGTCCGTATTTATAAATTGAAAAACGTACTTCGATAAAGAATCAATCGACGTTGAACAAAACGCAGGGATAACTTCTCCATTACCTCTAATAAGAGTATAAGCTTCAGGGTTAAAGTAAATATTCACTTTGTCATGAGATGAATCTTTCATCGAGTCTACAAAGAAGTTTTCCGCTAAAGTCCAGTTAGGATACTGCTTTGGTGCGCCGCCAAAACATACATACTCTTTCTTAACTTTATTTTTTGAAGTATCAAAGCTTACCCTAACTTGAGGGGAGTACGTAGAACTGATCTGTCTGGCATCCACAGATACCAACGCGTAAATAAAAGACTTCGTTTTGTCAAATTCATGGTCTATATACGATGCCGGCATATCACTAAAAGATTTTGTCAGTGTAGGGTCTATAGTTTCAATAGGCACTGATCTAACGACAGAGTCATCAAAATCAAGATTTGCTATAAGCTCGAATGGTTCGTCGATAGATCGTCTTCTAAAAATTTGGTAATACTTAACGTCACGCTGCGGATTTACGGGTGGTGACCAAGTGATGTATAGGTCATTAGTTCCGTACTTATAATAGAAGTTAATGTCTTGTGGAGAGTCTGGCGCTACATTTTCAGTTAGCGTAATACTTGAAGGCTCTGTTGGTCGTGATGCTACCAAGAAAGTTTGTATAAAAGTTCTTCCATCATCAGTTGTTGCAGGCAGTTTAAATTTTGCGATTGTGCGACAAACGTATTCATACGTCTGACCATACGCAACTTGAGAATCGAATCCAGCGGTTGGCTTGTTACCAGCTATGACTATTGCCGGCATCGGATATCTTTTACCTTGAAATACCCTAGTCTTCTCTACCAGGATGCCTACAACTGCTGCTTCTGAAACGAATATTGGTGAATCTACCTTTTTTTGGCTTACTATTGGTATGTCAAATATATTTTCAGCCTCCGTAACATTAAACCCTGGATCGGCGCTCTTTCGTGAGACGGCGTTGTAGTAGTTTGTCATCAGCTCTTTATCTAGTAGCGTCAATCCATTCTCAATAGACTTTCTCATTATCATAGGAGCATATGCTCTATTTAATTGCACTTGACTTTTTACTTTTTTCATACTATCAAGATGCTTCTCTTTATTCACATGCTTAGGATGTGGTTTTTCATTTAGCGATGAAGGCGTCATCAATGATATGAAGTTGGAGTTAACTTTAGACTTTCCAGAAAACTTTGTGACTGCTTGCTGCACGCTAGATTCATTAGCTACATATCTATTCAGCGTAAGTCTCATAAGGTTCTCTAAGGCACCTGTTAGCCCCTTAGAGCCAATGTTAATTGAATGGTATAAGCTTTCAGATGCATCATCTTCCGTCACAACCAGACCACTGTTAAAGGCATCCAGGATATCTTCTTTAGACATAAGCATGTCACGCGCAGCGTTTTTTGACAACATAGGCTTTTTAGATTCGCCAATAGAAAAAGAGAAATTAACGTAACGCGGGATCCTAGCATTTAAGTTTGTTGTATCAGCGGTCCCTTTATCTATAAATCTAGCAGACAAATTCCCATTTAAGGCCTCGTTACCTGACTCGTCGATAGATTCATCGCTCATAAAGAAGTTGTATTTGTAATCAGCAGTGAACGAATTTACTTCTGGTACATCGAAAAAATGAATAGGCTTACTTGGCATCGACACTGATTTCATAACCTAGCTCCGTCTATTGTGATAGAGAATTTGTAAGTGCTGAGATCTACGCCATTAGATGATTGAACACCTATACTTACATTTTTTTCTTCAGCGTCCACTGCGGCGACCTGCTGCTTTACTTCTGGCGGTACATCACTAGAGAAGTTTGGTTTAAAATCATCATCACCTATAAGCACACATAACACTTTTTCGAACTGTAGTCCATCTGCCATCTTTATAGACTCTTCCTCAGGTATGAAAAAAGAGCCATAAGAGTTCAAGTAGTCCATTACAGCAAACTCGTATTCGTCATCACTCACGAATGAAGTATCAAGTGTTTGTGACGCTTTATCATAGAATGAAAATTGCTCTAACGTTCTGCTGTTCTTGTCATACGCTAAATTACTACCACTTAAAAATTCTTTTGTTGTACTATCCACTGTACTAAATGCAGATATATCAACTTTGCTAGATAACGATTTAGCTACGTAGCCTTGATTTATTGGAAAAGCAGATTCAGAGAAGTCTAGATCTAATAAAACATCAGCGTACTGTTTTAGCACTACATCAGATAAATGATTGTTATAGACCTGTAAACCAAACGCTCTCTTAACGGCTTCCGCACTTAAGCTTTTGGCGCTTAATTTTTATCAATAGTAATAAAGTTTGGGGTCGCAGTTTGCCTTGTTCTACCATGACCTACAAGAAACAAACTACGAGAGAAACTAATGTTAACGTCTTCGTAATCAATGTTCGGGTTTGTTTGATCTATTTTCTGTATAGTGAGTGTAAATATCTCAGGTTGTGTATCTGTCTTGTTACTTCTGATATATTGAATTTCAGCGGGAGGGTTTGAGACTTCTTCTAATAGACCGGCAGGTATTCCTATAACGAAAGCATTCTTCTTTTTAGTAAATGGATCGTAATTAGAGCAATGTTGCAGCATCAGGTCTGTGCCATGTGGGCCTATTGTCTTATCTTTTATTTTTGAATTGTTGTAAGTCATCATAGGGTCATTAAACGAGTGAGAATAGCTCTTTAACAACTTTGCGGAGTCTAGCGTTGGTATAAGCCCGTTTGCTATTCTTTCTTTTAGACTTGTTCCGTCATGCAGCTGAATGTCTAAGGATGATCGTAAAGCCTCAAATTGTTTATTAGCAACTTCGAAGTATGTGTCTAATGATGAAGCGGTATCAGTTAGAATCTTCTCTTCTTGTAAAAGGCTAGCTCCAATAGATGTAATAACGGGAAACGACTCTGCTATATCAGAAAAGTCATCATTTTGTGAGCCAAGATAATCTTCTATATCAAGTAACACAGAGCTATAATCCGTAGAAAACTGAAACGCTAAATTTGATTGAGACGGCTGTATTGTATTATTGTTATACACTCCGTCACTAAGCGACGATGCTCGATAGCTATACCGGGAGGTTCGTGCGCTTTGTTGTTGACCGCTGTAGGCCGGGGGAGCAGTCATAGTTACTTGCGTGATTGTAGACGAAGCTATCGGTGGGGCGATAACATTACACCTGGGAGTCATAAGCAAGGCAACCAACTTTGATGTGGCCATAGAGAATATAGCCAGCATATTCTCTCTTGGTACCTGAGAAAATCTAGTTCGTCTGTTTTCGCCGGTAAAGATAGATACTGGTTGCTCTTGAGGGATTACAGACTCTAGTACTTGATCAAACGATAGTAAAAAGTCAAATATAGAACTAGAAGTGTTAGTGCTTCTTAAGCACGATGAAACCATAGTTGGGTATACACTTATACTTTGAGAAGTGGTAAAATCATTCTGTATATTCGCGCCGGAGCTCCAATAGTTCTGTAACTCAAGTGCAAATAGATCACAAACGCCCTCAAAAGTAACATCAAACCTTGCTTCTAGAGTGGCCGTCTCTCCTGCGCCGGGAGACGTTTCCAGAGTTGCAGTCGTTTCTTGAGACGGAGCCGTAAACTCCGATTGACCATCTACGGCAGGATTTAATGTAACGTTCTGAGGACTTATTTCAAAAGTTTTTTCTACCTTGCCTCCAGCTATTGTTCCAATACAGTCCCTAAGATACTTACTGTTAGTCACAAGCTTTGAAAAATCACCCGAGGAGCCGGCACCATTTATTCTCTCAAAACGAAATGTGAGATATATTAGCAACCACCCTAATATATTATGGTCCGCTGCAGCTGCTCTTAAAATGTTACACTCTATCGACGTGTTAACACTACCAACAGCGGCCTTCATTTGAATATGAACAGTTTCTAATATGGTATTTAGTAACTGTATAGAAATGTCTCTTTCAGGGCTTAGATCTACAGAGTCGATCAAGCTACGTAACCTGGTATTTCCTGATGCGAAACTGTCACTTATAGCTTTATAAGGTGAGTCCACCATTGTAGCATCTGAAGCAACCTCGGATGGATATTGTTCACTAGAGTCATTGCTTAGCTCTCTAGTGAAATCGATTGCAGACCTTGTTTGTTTATCTTTGTTAATCACTTGAGCTAGTTCAAGTGGGTAACTATAATTGGACGTTGCAGTCGATGTCAGCGTACCACCATCTGGCTTTATTGAAGTAAACGCGATGCCATGAGCAGATATGAAAGCTGGATTCTGCATAGGCGGAGGGTTCGTCAAGTAATTGTTATTAAATTGAACTTGTAGTATAAAATGCGGATTGACATTCGTTGGGCCAGATAGTTCTTTGCTCCCTATATTATATGAATATATCGTCTCTTTAGACATAATAGACATCAAGCACTTTATAGATATCTCTATATCATCAACATCAGCATCTCTTAGTTTTTGAAAATTATCAGGTGCGCCCCAAGGCTCAAGCGCTCCATAATAATTTTCTATTAGAGGAGCTTTTTTTCCGACTATATTTTCATCACCGTCCACAAGTCTGTCAGCACTTTCGTCAAGTCTCGAAGTCGCGTATTTCACAGAATGTGCTAGCTCTTTTAGCAACGTATAAATAGTTTCGGAGTTTGATACATTTTCATTAAGCTCTAAACCGAATGCAGATAGAATGTCGTGATAGTTTGACAAATTCGATGGAGCTAGTGAATTAAAGAATGCTTCCCTAGCGCTGACGTATGTCGATAACACATCCGCTATTTGTGGGACTTTAAATGTAACGTCTTGTATTCTAGGTCTTACTATCTTGTCTAGCTTTATTCTCTTTGTAGATCTTTTAAGGCGTATCAACTCACCGGTTGGAGTTAGGTGTCCTTTGGCATTCGGTGGCTCGTATTGAAAAGATCCCAAAACAATTGGACGCATTGTAGCTGTAAGTATCTCTGTCCCGGCATCTGCCGCTGTTTCATTCTTGGACAGTGGATCAGCTGACTGGAACAACTCCGATGAAGAACCAGACTGGCTTTTTTGATTAGCCTGTAGTTGTCTACGTAATAGCGCTTGTTTGTTTTTTTCTTCGTACTCTTTAGTCAGCCTTAACTGCTCAGCAGACGGTCCATCTTCATCACCAGAGATGTTTACAACTCTTTTATTCTTCAGTCTATCTCTGCGGCCTTTACGACTGGATCCTGATGACTTGGAACTATCTTTTGTGCTCGTAGGCTTTTGCAGCACTGCGGCATTTTTGTCAGCTATGTTGACAAGTAAGAGATCTTCTAAAGATTCGCTAGAGGATGACTCTTCTTTAGAGATATCCTTGATATTAAGCTTATGTAGAAAGTTAGACATTATAACCTCAAAACTTTGTTGTTATCAAGTGCACCAACACCTAACGCATGTGATAAGTCTGGCGCTTTTATTGTAGGAGTATAAATTTTTGCCATTTCCTTATACGATAAATCTATAGGTTGTACTTCATACCTAAAATTTATACTAGAGTCTTTATTATAATGCCTGTAATAGAATGTTGATGAGGACGCGTCGCAATGTACTGTGTCTATTAATACGCTACCGCCTGCTGCAGCTACGTATATTCTAAAGTGGTCGATATTATCGGGGTTTGCATAACTCCATATAACTCTGTTAAACGTCCTGTTAACTTCGACCGTAACGGCTTTTGTGGCTGTTACGCTGACTGGAATACGGATCTCTTTAGATACTTGTATATTTGTACGACCAGCTATTATTGGATCAGTTGGCTCTAGAGCGCTGGGTAGCGATCTGTCCAATTGACGAGCGGTAGATTGCAACGTGGCCTTATTCAGCGCCAAGGGATTTCTAAACTTAGCTATACTTGCCTCAAATGGAACCAGTGAACGAATATCAACTTCTTTCCTCTTTAATAGCGGAAATAGAGCTTCCGGGGTGCTTAATAGCGCAGTTATGATGTATGTATACTCAATACCAGGTGATAGATCGCTTATATTCTTCTGCTTCCTTACGTCATCGCTATCGTAGAATTTGCCAGCTGTATAAGTGCCAAAACTCTCTACTTGACCTGTCCTTGAATTTACTCTTTCCACCAAGAAGCCTATTAAAGATTCGAACTTACTTCTATCTTCTAGTAAGTCATTTGAGAACAGTCCAGCTTGTTGCGCTGAAGCTAGAGACCTACGAATCTCGCTAAATCCAAAATCAGTAAATACTCCAGATAACGCAATGGTAACGACATTATTTTCTAAAACAGGATTTGTCACGGATATGCTGACTTGTGCGCGGTCTGGAGATACTGGTATTTCTAATGCAAATGAAGAACCTGTAATTTCTTTGCCCATTCGAGTGATGCCTACAGGGACGTAGCGGTAGTTATTACCTACCTTTGCGGTTTCGTCGAATAAGCTAACAACAGAATCATCATCTATCTCAGTGACTGTTACTTGTTGGGATATAGGAGTTTGTCCGATATATATGAATCCAGATCCTTTTCGCGACCGAGCCTGCGATTGAGAATCAGTCGTTAAATTGTAGCGGCGTACCATTACTGCTACTACATCATACGGAATATCTTTTACCTTAACAGTAACGTATGAATTTGTACCAGGTGTTGATAACGCTGCTACGGCAGTCAAGGAACCAGACTGTTTAGATTCAAACTCTTTCGGAGGTAAAACCACTGCGGACTCGAACTTCTCAGAAGGTTTGTGATTTTCTCCATAAGATATAGCTCTGTAGACAATAACATTTGAGGTTGGTATTACATCACGAAAAACAAAACTATCAGAATTAACCACTGTAGAATCAAACACTTCTAGCCATCCTGTACCAGAGCTTGTACTCGCGTTGCCTTCTGGTATGGACTGTCTCCTAAAGACTTTCATTGAGCGGCATTTCGTGTCAAGCGGGTGCTTTTCTAAACTTACAGTTATAGTACCAGGCTTAACGTATTGAGCTTCAAGCCTTGGGGCAAATGATGGAGTTAAGAATGAGTTTAATATTTTAGCATGTGAAATAACTTTTTCAGCTAGAGCAACCCGGGTTCCGTCATTATTTTCAAGCTCTAATAAGATGTAGAATGAGCCAGCAGATACAAGCGGAGCATTTTCGATCCACATCTTAATAAAAACTTTCTTTTTACCAGTAAATACTCGAAATGTTGGTAAATCCGGTAGTGATGTAGGCGGGCTGAAAGTGTGATTGGCTGCCATGGCTTTTATTGACTTTGATAGTGTCGATAAGCTTGTCTGTGTACCTACCGTTATCGACGCCGGGTCTTTGCTTACTGCTAATATGCTTTTTGAAAAAGACTTTGATACGGGCTTTGTTACCTTTACTCCTTGTGTAATAGAAGTGTTTAGTTGTTTACCAGATCCCTTCTTCTTTATCACTGTTCCTACTGGCTTTAAAATACCGGGGGTGGATGGTTTAAATACTACTTTTTGCGCAGTTGAAAACGGGTTCTTAGGCTTTATAATCGATGCCCGGGCCTGTAGACTATTTTTTTGAGTTCTAGATGTTACAACAGCAGCGTTTGTAGAAATAGAGTGTGCTATATTCGCCAAATCATTGCTTATATAATTACTCACATCGAAAGTTTTACTAGCTATCTTCCTGCTATCATTGTCGGCCTTTTGTGACCTAACATTTTTCTCTAAATTCTTCGATGTGGAAGTATATTGCGCAGAGCTTTTAATAGAGCTAGCAGCTATGCTGAATGGCTCGGGCTTTTTCTTGTATACGTTTGCACGAAGTGTCATAGCGTCTTGGGAAACTGCAGTGAACTCATCGATTGCAATCTCAAATTGGTACAGCACCATCTTGGTACCTGTCGAAGAGGTAGTAGATGCAGATAAAGTTGATGTTCTTGTTAGACTTAGCGACTTTCGACTATCACGCATTGCAATTATCTCTGCAGAATACGCAGGAAACTCTAGTATATCTTGTAGTTTTTCAGACTTAAAAAGCATTAATCGAACACCACGGTAAATAAGTTAACGAAAGTTTTTTCCAGCGAATCATCATCGAATAGTTTACCGACAAAGAATACATGTTTTCCAGGACTAAACGGATCAGAGTCTTCAAATTCACCGAAGTCGATCATACGTAACTTATTCATGCTAGAGCTTGTTACTTCCCAGACCTGACAAACTAAGTTATTGGTAGCACTAGTCTTATCAAAAACTATTTTTGCCGGCGGTTCGACTGCTGACCAAGAATTAAGCGTGTCACCCGCGTTGAGCTCTTGACGTAAATCATCAAATGATAAAGGGGTTGGCTGCTGTAACTTCGGATATTTTTTTAGCTGTTTACGAGAAGTTTTATTTATAGGAGGCATGTGCTGAAAATTCTTAACATGCGTTAACTTTTTATCCTGCCACAAGCTCTCGACGTTATCTAGCATCGCAACGTTAGGCTTAGAACTCGGTATAGGCTTTGAAGTAGTTACATTAAACGTTTTAGATGTAGTACTTATGGAGAACCCAGTATTTTTCTGTATAGCCTCTTCTGACCTTAGAGGTAGCATATCATTAAATGAATTCATTGAATCAGATATGGCCAGTGACGCGGAGGAGACTAATGCTGCGCCCTTTATTAGACTTAGTGATCCAGATATAGTTTTTAACTCGCCGTTTACTATGTCAAAATCTCCGGCTGGAAATAGTATACCACCATCAGAATCAAACTCAGGTATTACAAGATCTTGAGGCCTATTTGCAGCTTCAAACATTATTCTGTTTACTGCTTCGGATGCCACAGAAGAATCTTCTAAACTTGAATCGTAAAATGTTCCGTAATCGGAAAAAGTAGCAAAAGAAAACCTAAGCTCACCTTTCGCTAACTCTTGACGACCCCTATCTGTTAGGAAGGTGTCCATAAATCTAGTTTTTTTGTCTAATATACCAGCCATAGTCTATAAGTATTACGCTTCAGAATCTTCATCACTTTCTAATTCTTCCGCTAACTCCCTGTACCTTCTTAATGTTATAGGCGGTCTAGCACCCACTTTACGCTTTCGTCCGGAGGTGACACTAGGCTCTTGTAAGCTACCGCTTTTTATATCTTTCTTTTTTTCCTCTATTCGTACGACATCTTCCTCTATAGCAGCTGGTGTCTTATTTGTACTAGTCCACTCCCTGTATAGATTAGCAAAGCGGTTCCAGGTTAAAATGTCTTTATCCACTGCCTCAAGATCATCTTTAGTAGATGAGCATATAGACCCTACGAACTGTGGTAGCTGGTCTAAGACAGATTTAAATTCAGACAGAAGGTCATCTTTGTCCATATCTACGGTACTAACTATCTCAGTAAGTTGTTTCGTCACTGAATTTACCATTATATAAGTTTTATTTGCATACCAGTTAGGGTCTTTAACGGCTTGCTCTATCTTATCTCTAGCGATTTGCAGTTTGTTGATCTCGCTGTCTATTACGTCAATAAAGTCCATAAAAATACCTCATTCTTTAATATTATATCAGATTATATAACATCTTACAAAAATTAAAAAAAAACGAGGCCCCGAAGGGCCTCGAAAAATAGCTAAACTATTTTGTTATACGAATTACTGTCTGTCAAGAACCTGAACAACATCATTATGAATCAGCGCAAACTGAATCTTTATTTGCTGAGCAGCAGCTCCATCAACAATATAATCCAGTGGTGCAGCGGCAGAACCAGAGAGAAGTCTTTGTCCATTTACAAAGACATCAACAGCTGCTTTATTAGCTGGTCTAAGGTCTTGGGCTGTTCCACCAGTTGGGCTACCAAGAGCAAGAGCAGCACCTGCGGATGCACCAGCTGCAGCAACAGTTACCGCGTAGGAAGTTGGAAGACTTCCAGCAGCAGCAGTCTTAAGGTCTGTTAACGCCCCTAAGATTGACTTGTTGGTTACTCCAAAAGCAGCCTGATATGCAGCAGCTTCGCCGGCTACACCTAATACGAGTCCACCTTCACTAGCTCCACCAAAAGTAAAGTCCTTTATGTCATTACTACAGAAAGACGTGGCTGCAGCACCAGACAGTACAAGACTAGCGTTTGACAAGATCTGGACACCAGTTGAACCTGTAATCGCCATTTGCGCTGCTGAACTAAGCGAAGATCGTACTGCACCGTGCTGTAAGAGTATCGGGTTGGTACTACCAATAGTAAGCTTCTTACTGTCGACAGCAACGGCCAGATCATCACCACCGAAGTACTTCTTAGCAACTGCGACACCACCAGAGATGGTCATAGCAGCAGCTGCGTCTGTAGCATTTGCTGCGTCTACAACACTAAGTACATCAACGTTTACAGTACTCTGAATCTTAAAATCAGAAGTGTCAAGAATGAACTTGTCAACACCAGCAATCTTCGCACGGATCTTACCGACCGAAGCTTGATTCTCGAGAACAACACCACCAGAAGAGTCGGTATCGAGTGAGTTAAGGCTCAGCTTTCTAGAAGATTGGACGAGGATATCACTTGCGGTCGTTTTTTGACCATTTGTAATAGCAAGACCGGCAGTACCTTGAATGGCAGCAACAACTGCTTTACCCCATTCTTTTTCTTCAACAAGAGAGATGTTTCCGATACGTTGTGAATCGATGGTGCTCTGGTTCATCGCGAAAATCGTTGATAGACCGGCATTGAAGAGCACATCATGCTGGTCCCCTGTACTGGTTGAACCGCTCTTCTGGTAAACCATAATGAGACCGCCTGATTGACGAAACAAAAACAGGTCGTTAGCTTGTACTGTAGCCGATGACCCAAGATGAATTCTTGTTATCGACGCGTCCATGGTGGTGTCGGGGGTGGCAGAGCCAACGGAGAAACCAGAGCTATCTAAGGAGCCAAGTGAATTACCGAAAGTCTCAGTGTTGGCGATACCCCATTTACCTAAGTCTTGAACACCATCGGTTGCTGGAAAGATCGTGGCACTGAACGCACCAGGTAGCTGAGCTCCATATTCAACGTTTCCGTGAATATTTGAGATTGCTTGAGAGTAATACTTCAAGACATCATTCATGTCTGTAGTACCCTTAATGGCTGCTGCAGTACCTTGAGCGAGGGAGCCCGGCTTTAAGACGGCGACAGAACCAGTAAGTTGTTCTAATCTAATTTTTGAATTAATAGGCATATTAATTATTTCCTTTTATAAGGAGCACATATCGAGATACGCACTCGTGAGTTAGTACTAACTAATATTAACTAAGGAAAACAATTAACGAACTATGAATAACTAATTGTGATTCTAGACCACATCTTTAAATATACGAAGTAAAATGATTTTACCACGTCTTTTTTATTTTATCAAGCTTCTTAAGTTCTTGAGACTTGCGTCAAATCTTGAAAATTCGCTGTTTACGTACTCTAGGGATAGCTGTTTGCACACCTTCTCTTCAGAGAAGACAAACGAATACCTATATCTATCTTTTTCAGCTATGATTAGGGTACAACCCTTTATTAAAAGGTACGCCGCGGTACCTAAGTCTGATGTCTCAAATATGTCGTTATTTTCTTCTTGCATTTACTGTACCCTAATTTGTAAGTATGTGACGGCATGATCTGCCTCAAATCTAAAGGTGACCTTACAATTAACTATTACGAACTGATCGCGAAAACAACAACATCTAAAATATCGTCAATTCGCACGTCGAAAGAAAACTTTAAGCTACTGGCACTGTCGATATAATAATCCCTTTCAGCGGCGGATACTTGAGTCAAAGATCCGCTATGTAATAATTGTCCATTTAGGAAGATATCTATCTTATTCATGTTATAGTTACCGGTAGAAAAATCAGATGAGCTAACAGAAACGCTAGATCCTGCCACTGTTTCGGAAGACATAAAGTACGCATCTTTTTTTCTAGCTTCGCCGGCGCCGGTGCCAGTTATTGTTATCGCACCGTTTGAAGCGCTAGCAACAGTAATGTTAGAGCCGGCCTTGAGATACGATGTTCCATCCGTTAGTTGTGTTAGTGATCCTGATAGACCTAAATTAAACAGAGCGGTGGATTCAGTACCAAAAGATCCTGTTATTCCAACATTTCCAGAAAACTGTGAGCCAGTTAAAGTTGCGGCAACTGAATTGTCTAATGATATGCTATAATTGTTTCCCGCGCCAGAATCTACAGCAATTAAGCCAGTTTGTGGATTTAACACACGCTCGGCAGAAAGAGAACCTGTTGCAGATAACACAAGATACTGCGCATTTGGATCTCCATCCCCAGTGCCTCCTCCGCCTCCGCCGGCGGCAACAACAACATTAAGCATGTCACCTATGTATAGAAATGCCTCAAGATAATCAGGATTTTCAGAATGATCTCCCGTACCCGGAGGGTCTTGCTGGAAGTACACTCCATTAAAGTAATCAAGGTACCAATCTCTAGCGTCCAGAATAGGAATCTGGGTACCTGAGCCCTTTGTCTGGGTGCCACCAGAGAAAGGCTTACCTTCATAGGACGTAGCAAAAGACGTCGGTACAAGCTGTAGCGATCCAGAAGTAATATTAAGGCTCTGGCCGTTTATAAAGGGATATGTTCCTTTTTTACCGTTTGAAGAGTTTGCTTCGTAGTCTGGAGGAAGCTTTAGCTCAAAACCATGACGGCCGTTTGTAGTATCTGAACCAGCTATAAAAGAAGCTGGAAATCTTAGATACTCAACTTTTCCTGTTATCGTATACAGCGATGTAGAAGAAGGTGAGGCGGTAATAGTCTCACCAAAAACCGTCTCTGACGTCACTGTTACACCGGATGGTAAACCCTCATTCGCTAGATCTTTATCATTTGAAGTCTGCGCTTTTCCCGCTAGCTTCTTTAGAGATATTAGACGCTGGGTTTTTGGATCATATGCCATTCATCAACTCCATGAAACGCTAATTTGTGATATGTTACCAGTCCAGCTAGCGTCGGCCTCTATTTTAACAACTATATATTCGTTTGCACCAGCTGACTGTGTACCGAATGTAATATTGTTTGTCGCGTTTAAAGAAGAATCCAGGGAACCATTTAGACACCCAGCACCATCTCCTGTTTGTCCTGTAGCAAACGCCACTGCAGTGTCCATCCACCCAGTCGTAAAACTAGCGGATGTTGTTGGTAACTTTGCCAAAACATGAATGTTCGAAGAAGATAAAGATGACCCTTGATTCACTATTGTACCGGAACCGTTTAAGGTCAACGCGAAATTCGTCTTAGAACCCCCGGATGTGTTTCTAAAGTACCTATAAAACGTTCTCATCCCAGAAGCAATAGAGGAATAGTTTACATTGCTCGCTGGACCGTTTGTAATGGACCCGCCGTCAGCTGTATTCCTAAAGTCTCCAGACACGGTTCCTTGACGTGGAGACCTCAACGCACTGTTATAAAAAAGTAATCCGTCAACAGTCATTAAGCTGGTGGAAGAATTCCATACTGCACCAGCGGCAGTTACTGCCGCTTGATTATTGTAGCTACCAGATACCCTTCTATAGCTTTCCCCTCTAAACGGCTCCGATGTTGTGGTTGCACTATCTGATAGATTGTATAAAAGTATTCCTGCCACTGATTGTGAGCCGGCAGAAGTTAAGTCTGACTTCAAGGGAGCTGGTACGTTCGCGGATGCTGTTATGGATCCGTTTAATAGTGGGTCAGAATTTATCGTAACAGATCCTGTCAAGTGCAAGAGCTTAGTCTCATCTTCTCCTGATGCGTAATCTATGGACGGAAATGCTTGAGAAGATATAGCACAATTTGTGCCATTAAATGTTATGTTATTTGCTGAATATACATTCTTGTATGCGTTAAGAACACGTACACGATATTCTGCTGTACCTGCAGTATTATATGTGACACCAGATAACTGCTTTGTACCAGTCATTGATAAACTGTCCATAACTGATGTGTCGGCAGATAGAGCATTCGCATTTGGATCGTTTACCCATTCCACGTAGTTTGTGGTGGTGCTGGTGCTACCTATTGTATGTACAACCCTAGCGTAGTTCCATCCTGTCTGTTGATTAGCTACCGCTATAGTATAAGTACCGGTACGGTGCTTAAACGTACTAAACGCTGACCCGTCACTGAATGAGCCGTTTGTTACTGCTGATAACACGAAACCAGAACCGCTAGCGTTACTGCTCGTTCCTGAACCGAATGAAGACAAGTTTGTGGAGTGTACTGCCGTAGAGTTATTATTTACGAACAATTCAAGAGTGCCTTGGTTACCGTTACCAAAAGCGTCGGCAGCGTAATTGGGGCTGTCTGCTGATACGTCGGCATTTAGAATTCCATCAATGACTGTGCTTCCAGCAAAGCAAGCGGTTCTTACATCATTTCCTGATATTGCAGATGAATATGATCCATTAATATCTACGCTAGATAATGAACTAGCAGGAGTTAAAGTAGATGGTAAGACGTTAGTATAACCAGAGATAGATTGTGAATTTCCAAACGACATCTTAGCGCTAGTGCCAGAGTCGTTACAATTCATATCATCTAATGCTGGCGCCGCGCTGGGAGCTAACCCTTTTAGAACCTCGTTAAATCTGTCCACAGCTGTTCCTATTGGTGTAGTGTAAGAGAAATCTGTAAATAAGCCGTCGGTATATGAAGAGTCTTCAGCGGCTCCAATAACAGGAGTTACAGTAACGGTCCCAGATCCACCGGAAACTGTACTACCAGTAAATATTAACGTTGTTACACTACTGAACGAACTTCCGCCAGATTGTTGTATAGAACTAAGACCACTACTGCCGCCGCCGGCTGAAGCAGAAGAAGATACCACCAGTTGCCCAGAAGAAGACGTGGTGACACTTATACTACCAGTACCTATAATATATGGGGTTAAGCCATCGGGAAGCATCTGTAGTGAGCCAGTCAGACCTGTTTTAAATACAGCGCTAGATTCTACGCCTAAAGATCCTGTTATACCAACGTTTCCAGAGAATTGAGATCCTGTTAAGGTCGCGACTATGGAATTATCAATTAAAACAGTGTAAGCTGAACCTGCGCCGGAGTCGACTTTCAGTAAACCCGTACCCTCTGTAAAGACTCTCTCGTTATCTAAAGAGCCTGTTGCCGTCAACACTAGGTAGGAAGCTGATTTATCACTGTTACCACCACCGGGGGAACCACCGCTGGGAGTTACTGCTGATATCTGATTGGAGCTATTAAGTCTTATTGTAGACCCGTCAACTTTTGCGGCGATTGTTGCCGGATTAGAATTACCAGAAAAAGTGATGCTTATCCCAGAACCCTCATTAACTATTGCGGTTCTGTCAACGATATCCGCGACGGAGCCTATAGTTGTCTTTGTTATATTAGATAGATTACCGCTTTCCGCTGAAATCAGATAGTTACTTCTATTAGCTGCTACAGTTGAAAGAGATGTAGCGTTTACGGAGACAGTAGCGTTTCCTGAACCGTCATACGTGAACGTAGATATTCCAGTACCCGCGGTCAAGTTTCCACCAGCAGCTAAAGATGCACCTATTGTTATTTGACCGGTAGATCCAGTAGTAATAGATACGTTACTTCCACCAATTAGATAAGGAACTCCGGATGACACTTCCTGTAGAGATCCTGTTAACCCAGCTGTTGTAGAAACACCGAATGTGTTTTTTCCTGAAAATGTATTGTCACCAGAAAATGTATTTGCTACTGCAAGTCTTGGTACTACAGCGGTATTGATACCTAGCGTAGAATTTGAACCGGCGTTAAACGCAGAGCCTACAGAGTACGTTAAACCCGTACCAGGACTAAGAGAATAACTGGAAGGTAAGTCCGCGAACTTTTGAGGCGTAATTTTTCTAGTGGCGTTTGCGGTTTGGTCGTAAATTAAAACGTAATCATTTGCAGCGTTAAGCGTTGTTGTTGCTGTAGCCGTATTAGGATCAACATATACCGCGCCACCAGATCCGGCGCCGCCGATTATATTTAAGCCACCGTTTGTAGCTGTATCAATATCAACAGTAACTCCAGTGGAGTTGTTGTAGCTGGTATTTCCAAGACCGTCTCTAAGAGCCAGCGGATTACCGAGTGTGGATAAAGATGAAGCTGCCGCCATAAGATTACCAACAGTTATCTTCTTTGTGAATCTAGTAGTTGGTAGTGATGTATCGTAAATAAACAACAGATCATCAGCAGCTGGTGTTGTACTGATAGAGTCTGAAACATCACTTATGTTTAGCGCGAGACCGTTAGACGTCTTCACTATACCAGCGTTATCAAATAAATCAACCTTCACAGTGGCAGTTGAGGATCCGTTATATGTGAAGTCCTCTATACCGTCTGCTT